TACTAGTAGCACTATTGATAAGGTAGGTATTATTGAGGATTATTGCAATCATAACACAGCATCAGCAAATTTTACCAAGAATATTCTACGATATACTTATCATCCGTCTTGGCAGTATAATGTGACCAGCGATAACCTAAAGAAAAAGAGTTATCTTGTAGCAAAAAATGCTTATAAGAATTTTTTTGATCTTCTTGATGATCTAAAGGCTAGGGTGATTACTGGGCATGACGCTATTGCGGCAGTAAATAGTTTCATTGAGCATAATGATGAATATGAGGAACTTATTCATTGTGTTATCGACAAGGATTTGAAAACCCGTGCTGGTGATAAGATCATCAACAAGGCTATTCCAGACTGGATTCCAGAATTTAGTGTTGCTCTTGCTGAAAAGTATGAGCCAAAATTGGTTGATTGGAATGATGGATGGTATGTCAGTAGGAAGATTGACGGAGCCAGATGTATCGCCGTTGTGGATAAAGAGGGTAATACAACATTCCTATCACGAACCGGCAAGGTGTTTGATACCTTGGACGTTGTGGCAGAAGGTATTAAAGCAATACCATATCTTCGTGGGGTTGTATTAGATGGTGAACTTTGTCTGGTAGATGAAGATGGTAATGAGGATTTCCAGGGAGTGATGAAGGAACTTCGTAAGAAGGATCATACTATTCCTAATCCTTCATACAAGATTTTCGATATGATTACGCATGACGAATTTTATAGTAAGAAGGGGGAATCTGGACGATCATACTCTATTCGATACAAGAATCTTAAAGAGGTTATGAAAGCGAATGAATGTCCATGCCTTAGTGTTCTAGCACAAGACCGAATCAAAGATGATGATCATTTTCAAGAATGGGTAAAAAGAGGTACGGATTATGGATGGGAAGGAGTAGTGTTGCGAGCAGATGAACCCTACAAAGGAAAGCGTAGCAAAGATTTGCTCAAGGTTAAGAAATTTTTTGATGACGAGTACGAAGTTATCGACACAGAAATGGGTCCGTTCCGATATGTTCTAGATGGTAAAGAACATGAAGAAACCATGCTTTCTTGTGTAACTATTAATCATAAGGGATATACTGTGCGTGTTGGTAGTGGCTTTAGTATTGAACAACGTCAAAACTTTTACAAGAACCCGAAACATATTCTTGGTAAGATAATTACTGTTCAATATTTTGAAGAAACAGAAAACCAAGATGGTGGTATCAGTCTAAGATTTCCTACATTTAAAATCCTACATGGTTCTAATAGACAAATATGACAAATGTTACAAATATGTTCCGAGTATAGATCATATTTTGATAAGTTTGTAATTTATGGAGAAAGACACTCTGGAACAAATCTCACAGAGAAAATATTTACTCAAAAATTTGGATTAACTAGAACTCATTTCTACGGTAATAAACACTGGTTTGGATGGACAAAACCAGAAACAATTTCTTATAAGGATAAACATACCCTGTTTATAGGTATAGTTAGAAATCCATATGACTGGATCATGGCTATGATTAATATGCCTCATCATGTCCATCATCACAGAATGGTAAACTGGGAAACATTCTTATTAAGTGAATGGTTTTCTACCGATATCGAAATTAGAGAAATACCAGAAGATAGAAATCCAATAACAAAAAAAAGATACAAAAACATATTCGATATGAGGACTACTAAGTATAGATACCTCAATGAGATTATGCCTGTTATTGCTTCTAACTATATCTTATTTTCATATGATATGCTCATAAAAAACTATTATTCCTATATTAATATTATCTCGCACAGATTTCATCTAAAAAATATTGGTGATGCACCAGTGTTAGAAAATAAATATCCATATTATGTTCCTGATAATATTAAACATATTATAGATACTAATGTTGATTGGTCGTTAGAGGAAAGTTTAGGTTTTTTTCGTAGATAGTTGACAACGCTGATCCGTAGTGTAAAATCGCAGAATACACATTGGAGGACTCTATGATTGTTGAGAACACAGTAATTCCAGTTCAGAATACTACTCTTGATAAAACTAAAGCAGATATTTTTTTCGCCACATTTCCACGAGAAAAGATTGTAGCATACAAGGAATATTGGGAAAGTGTACGCCCACAGAATACATCCGATATTTTTAGGCGTTATCTTTTTGCTTACTGTTCTGTTCACACTACTTGGAAAGGTAATTGCTCTGGCTATAATGCTATCAAGAACTTTGATGAGTGGATTAGTGATGAGAATATCTTGAGAGATAAACTTCACAAAAGCGGAGTTGGACTTCATAACAATCGTACAAAATATATTTGGGATTTTGCCACAAAGTTTTGGGCCAATCCTAAAGACTTTTATTTTACTACTCAAAAAGGTCATGTTAAGAAGCGTGATAGTATTGTTAGTAAAATTAATGGGATTGGATTAGCAAAAGTTAGTTTTGCTTTGGAAATGATCCATCCCAATGAAGCAAGAGTATTGTGCTTGGATGTTCATATGCTTCGTTTATATGATATGGAACATTTGAAGTATAACAAGAGCAAGAGCGGCTCAACCACCTATAAAAAGGCTGAACGTCATTGGATGGTTAATTGCGGAAAAAATAAAATCCCATCATATGTTGCTAGATGTGCTTATTGGGATAACTTGCAGAGTAAAGAAGATTCTCGTTATTGGTCTTATGTTTTGGAAGATTGAACAATTACCCATCCTGTTCGTGTTTTAGATATTTTACCAAGAATTAATTCACTGGCTGTTGTATATAAGATATTATGATAATTAATGAATTGCTGTCTAGTACCAGTAAAAGTTTGATTATTAAGAATATTCTTAAAATGATAAATCGTATTATCTTTGGTTTTATTTGGAATATTAAGTTCTTGTTTGATTTCTTTGATGATTCTTCTAGCAATACTCCCGCCATAACCAAATCTAGTTTTCATAAATTTCATAGTTTTAATTGTATGAAATTTTTGCCAATAATTTTTGATTAATTTTTTTTGTTTTTTGGTTACATTAATCCATCGTGGATTTTTATTACCAGAACTATCAGGAAAACCACCCACAATAAATACTAAATTATAACTCATATTAGATATTTTAATTTTATTCAAATATTTTTGTTCTATTTTATAGAGCAATTTAGGATTACATAATTCAATAATATCGAATGAAAAATTTTGTTCTCCATATTTATTCCAAGCGTTTTGTAGTTTAGGATTGTTATGATTATTTTTACGCAAAGTGTGTCTGTGGTTGCCAAATCGACTAGTTATATCGACACTTGAACCAATATAAAAATATCCATTGACTAAATTAGTAATTTTATATATTCCACACTTTTTCATTCTGTCCTCCATACCTAAGACATACACCAAATAAGACTCAGTTTGCTCAAAATTCTCTATCGCATATTATATATGAATCAAAGGGATTGGCATGACTAAACAAGAAAAAAAACTGATAATATTATATGGGGCTACTGCTATTTTTATGGTTTCTTGTTTTTGGTCACACGATCTATTTTTAGCATTATTGTCAATAGGATTTATCCTAGGATTTATGGTTAACAATACATTCTTTATAAAATAACTAAGAAGAATGATAGTCGCTACTGGAGTTTTGTGCTGGAGGATTAAATGAGCCAGAATGGTAAAGGTAGTAAAAGACGACCACGCAATATTGACCAAAAAACCTGGGATAAAAATTGGAATAGGATTTTTGGCAAGAAAAAGAAAAAGTGTAATTAAAGGAGTCCTTAAAAACAAGGAGACTACCATGATTATGAAAAACTATGTGGCCGATGAACTTGCTAATAAAGTTTATCATCTAACCAAAGCACTAGAACAAGCCAATGCTATCATTAATAATCTGGAAATTCATAATGAAATTTTAACAGATGCTCTGTCGTTTTTTAGCGACAAAAAAGACGAGGAACTGGTTGGTGCTGACTGAAAAATTCAAGTTGACGGGGTTGACAAGTCGATAACCCGTGATAGAATGAGGATACAACGCTGGTGAATCGGTCGCGTGACTGAACAGCGAAGTAAGTTTGGAAGAAGTTTGGAGGTTGATTATGGCTGAAGTTACTAATCTTGAGAAGCAGACCCGTGTTCGTTGCAGCGATGAGGCTTTTCTTGAGGCGGTTTATTCTAGCAAGACTTATGCCGAGATTGCTACTAAAACTGGTCAGAAGGTTGCTAGTACGATGGCTCGTTTTGCTCGTACAAAGGCCGCTCTGGCTAAGAAGGGTATTGATCTTCCTAGTATGGAACGTGCAAAACCCACTAAGACGGTTGATAATGTTGAGGCTATGGCCGAGATTGTGCGTCGTCTAAAGGCTCACAACAACGGCTGAGACTCTTTATAAAATCAAACGGTAGTCGGCTACAACAGTTTAAACGGGAGAGGCCCACAAATAATCAACCTCATACCTTTAGTTGTTGTAGTCGATTACCATTATGGGAGCGTAATCCAACCGGCAGAGATATTCGACTTAAAATCGAAACAGTGCGGGTTCAAATCCCGCCGCTCCTACTATAAAAGAAAGAGATTTTATGAATCAAAATGCTAATCCTATAGAGTTTCTTATTGAATTTGCTTGGGCAAATGGTGCTGATAGTTTTGTTGTTAACAATGCTAAAGACGAATTGAGAAAACTACAACAAGATAACAACAGATGGTTGAGTTGCGAACAAGAATTAGCCACTCTAAAAAATTTGTTATCCGCTCCTGTTGCTTGGGGACAAACTAATAGTCGCGGAGATTTGTATGATCTAAGAACATCTCTCAATCCTCATATTGATGAGACTAATCTTGTGCCACTTTATTCTAATAGGGTTGAATTTCAAAACTTCTATAACAAGTTTAAAAAGCAACTATGAATTCCACGCCCAACAGATTGTTTAAGGGTTGGTGTTCTAATGAAGGTAATCCACGTTCTCATATTCTTCACTATCTTATATCTACTATTAGAGATTTACCTGATTATGAGGGTGGCACTATACCAGAAGAAGTAAAAACTCTGGAAGAATACTTCAATTTAGATGAAGAAGCAATTGGCGATCCATACTATGCTGTTTATGCAACATTTAGATTGGATATACCAAAAGGCCCGATTAAAATTTTTGAGGGCGATGATTTAAGAACTGCTATCTTTATTGTTGAAAAACTGAGTGGTAATAAGGTGGTTGAAAATGATATCAACTGAATATCAAATTAATTATAGTGATTGGTTTGATGAGGGTGGGTATTGTCAGGTTTATCCTATTAAAAATCATCAACACATGATCTTCAAAGAATTTAGGAGCAAGAAGAAAGCACAGGAGGCTCTTTCTTATCATAAAAAGTTAGCCAAATTTGATCTTGCACCAAAAATTTATAGTGGGATTTGTAGACTAGAATTTGCACCAGAGGATGAAGTTTATCAACCAGAACCTAGTGATTGGGGATATGTAGCAGAGTGTGCTAAAACCTGTAAGGCCAACTCCAAAATCTCTATGCAAAATATTCAATATTTAGTGGAAGAAATATACGAAAAAACAGGATTAAAATTTTGGGATTGCCACTGGTACAATGTTGGTTTAGTTAAAAGGGGACAAAAAAATCGTGTTGTTTGTATAGATACTGGCAAAGAAAGTTTTAGTAGAGTATGTAATGCCTGGGGATTGGGAGATGCTGGTCCCAAATGCTGTTATTGTAAAAAATACCAATGTAAATGTAGCGAGGTTTAAATGCCATACATAGAAGAAAACGAGAGAGAAGAATTAGATGCTACTATAGCAGGAATGGTTTGTGCTATTCGTAATAAAAGAACCGGATTGGATGATCCAAACGATCTTAGCATCTACCTTGGTAGAATAAACTATTGTTTTAGCAGGGTAATAGGCCAGTTAATTAAGACTGTTTCATATAAGAAGATTGCTATGATAACTGGTGTATTAGAGAATATTAAACAAGAATTCTACAGGCGTCTTGCCTCAGTCTATGAAGATGAAAAAATTAATGAAAATGGAGATTTACGAGAATACCGTAACCCAAAATAAGGAGTAGTTATGTCCAGAGATATTAATGATATCTATAAAAAAATTGATCAATCATATCGGGACTTATATAAAAAAGACGACTCTTTATCTAAGGATGTAGAAGGTCTTAGTAAAAACCAAGACAAGATACTAAAAGACATAACAGAAATCAAACGCGAGATTAGAGATATTGCTCACAAAGTTGATGCTATGTTAGAAATACTCAATAGTTTCACCATCATGTTAGCAGAAGATGATGAGGATTTGGAAGAAAATTATAATATTGATGATACTGATGAAACATGGGTTCCAAAAGATGATTGGAAAGACCAAGATGACGAAGAGGAAATCTAGTGGCTAGTTTAGCGTTAGCAGCATCGTTAATAGTTTTAGTGACTATTTTGATTGGACCGTTAGCATACTTAACCTTAAGGTTAAATTTTCCATCTTTTATAGTTTATATATTATCAGCACTATCAATCGTTAGTGGACTTTGGTTTGCTTCTCTAGCCTTACCAGTATGGTATATAGGATTAATACCAATCTATTTTGGTTACATCAGTATTCAACGAGTGAATCAAAAGAAAAATCAAGGTTGACAACGCGGAATGACGATGTATACTACGAGCATCACAGGAAACCTTGGAGAATACAAATGAAACTTGCGGATCGAACTGTTGAAGTTCATAGTGCTGGTATTAGTAGTGCTAATCAATTTACTATTGCTCAAACGAGCAAAATGTTTAAAATCTTGTCGGACTCTTTATATTCCGACAAAGTAATGGCAGTTATTCGTGAACTTGGCACTAATGCTTTTGACTCTCATGTTAGTGCTGGTAATAAGAATCCTTTTCTTGTAAAGTTGCCAACTGCTGCTGATCCTAACTTTACTGTTAGAGATTATGGTACTGGTCTTAGTCAGAAAGATATGGAACATCTGTATACAACTTATGGTGCTAGTAACAAAAATGATAGTAATGATTTTGTGGGTTGTCTTGGACTAGGTAGCAAGAGTCCTTTTGCTTATACCAAGAGTTTTACCACAACATCTTATTATAATGGTAAGCAGTATACTTATATTGCTGCTATTGATGATGCTGGTGTTCCTACTCTGAACCTTATTCATAGTTGTGATACTGATGAACCTAATGGTCTAGAGATTAGTTTTGCTGTTAAGCAGCATGACTTTCATGAATTTAGTAAGAAAGCGGTCAGGATTTTTCATTACTTTAAGAGTAGGCCCACTATTACTGGTGGTGTTAACTACAATTTTAGTGAGCAGTATAGTAATCGCAATATTATTATTGATGGTGAGGGTTGGAGAGTTTGCAGACTAAATTCCAACGATCTTTTTCCTAATAATCATCATCATATTGATAGCGGTATTGTGGCTATCATGGGCAATATTGCTTATCCTGTTCAGGCTAGTAATTTGATCGGAGAAGAAAAGGCAGATACTCCAGATCATATTGCTAAGTGGAATCGTGCTTTTAACAAGGCGGATATTGCATCTTGGAAGAGTTTTGTTAGCGAGATTATCGAACAGGGTCTTTATCTAGAGTTGGATTTTGGTATTGGCGAACTTGAGATGGATGTTAGTCGAGAGGGTTTGCAGTATACCAAGGCTGTTATTAAGTCTTTGCGTGAAAAGACCCAGGAAATTTATGTGGAACTCAAAAAGAATTTTAGTGACAAAATCGCATCTGCTAAAAACAGAGTAGAAGCAATCACCACATATTATACCATGAATGATCTTGCTGGTGGATGGGGTGTTGGAGCATCGTGGAAAGATAGTGATGGTAAAGATCATCCTATTAATTCTGGTGAGGATCTGGAATATAAACTCAAGAAGGATGAGAACCTTTATGTGTTTAATTATAGAACAGCGGGTTATCGTTCTCGACGCATGATTTATCTTACAGATAAGATTCATCACGAAACTCTAACTGGTAAGGGTCAATACTATTGGAATCATCAGAAAAAGACTAACTCAATGAAGTTTTTCTGGTGTGATATGAGTGCTGCGGAAACAGCCAAAAAGATTGTTACCAAGTATTGCAATCAGAATGATTGTTTTGCTTATCTGTTGGTTAATACCACAGATCATAAGGATGTGACCAATGGTTTTAAAGCACTAGTCAAGGATGTTGGAGAGTCTAATATTCTTAATGTTTCGGATCATCGTGATCTAATTAAGTCAACTCCAAAAACTAGAGCAAGTAAAGGTAGCAAGGGTAGCGTTAGTGACCAAGATATTTTTCTGGTTTACGGAGACGCACAAGATACCACAGCATTGAATTATGGCTACAATGATGCTTCTCATATGAGAAGTCTTAGTGCTAGTCGTTTGGATGATTTGGAGGATGCTGATACTATCGTTTATATTCCTATTCTACGATATGCGTCTATTGAAAATTATCCAGAGATAGAAGGTATTAAGCGTTGGGATAAGATTATTACGGATAACTCTGTGTTTGGTGGAGAAAATATCTATGCTATCAAACAGTCTAGTGTGGATCGTTTAATTAAGGACGGGTACAACCTAATTGATTTTAACTCTTGGTTCAAAGATCGACTCAAGACTATTGATTCCTCACAGTTTAGTGATGTGCGTGATATTAATAGTGTGATCGAATTCTGTAAGAAAGAATACAACACTGATGACAAGATGAATCATGATTATGACGAAGGCTATATTGATAGACAGTTTGTATACCATATTCTGAACATATTCGGTCTGGACTATGAAGAATATGTCTCGGACAAAACTCTAGTAAACACTATTGATAGTCTGATTGTAATGGAGTTTTTTGCCGATACTATTCATCGTAATGGATATGATCTAAAAAGATTTAAGCAAACAGACTACTATGCTCATATTGCCAAGTTGCTTGATGCTATTGGTATTAATGGCTTAGATGTAAAGAAGATCAAGAATACTAACTTACTCTTTAACTCAATGAAGAGTCTTTTAGAGAGTTGGTATCCGAATACTTCGGACACATATAAGAAATTTATTTCCACTAAGAATGATGGAGACAAAAAACATACTCTATCACCCATTAGCGATCTAAGAAAAACAATTAAGACAACTCTTGACAGCAACCCGCTGCTCAAGTATATTATGTGTGCCAACACGGTTGATGGTAATTTGAGAAATCTCAGAGATGTTGATCCTCTCAATCAACTTGATGACCGTCAAAGTTGGAGAAGATCATCTAGTTGGTTTGTTACGTTAGATAAGGTTGATTTGTTTAGGGATCAAATTAGTAAAGTTTTTGGTTAATTTCACAGGTAAACAAGGAGAAAAATAATGAGCGTTCCGTTTATGTGGGTTGATGGTAATCTGACTCTGGTTCTTAACAATAGAACCTATCAGGTTTTGCCGGATCATATTAATTATAAGATGATTCTTGAGGCGTTGCCAACCGCAACTGCTGATGAACTCTTGGATATTGTTGATGTGGAAAAAGCCGTATCCGCTTTTAGCGATGGTATGGTGGAGATTAAGAATGGCAAGGTGATGTATGAGGGTGAGGAAGTTCACGGCAGTATCAGCAAGCGTATTCTTGAGTTTATGAGCAAGGGTCTGCCTTTCCAGCCTCTTGTTAATTTCCTCAACAATCTTATGGAGAATCCTAGTATGCAGAGTCAAAAGGAACTCTATGATTTCCTTGAGCATGAGCATCTGCCCATTACTGAGGATGGTCATTTCCTTGCCTACAAGGCTGTGAGAAGTGATTATATGGATAAGTATCGTGGTACGTTTGATAATAGTGTTGGCAAGATTTGCAAGATGCAAAGAGCCAAGGTTGATGATGATCGTGGTCGCGGTTGTTCAAATGGACTTCATGCTGGAGCATTAAACTATGTTGCTGGTTATGGGTCTGTGGAAGCACATGATCGTATTGTGATCGTTAAGATTAATCCGCGTGATGTTGTTAGTGTTCCTAGTGATTGTAATTGTGAGAAACTTCGCACTTGCCAATACGAAGTTGTTGGAGAGTATCAAGGCGAACTTCTCAAGCCTCTTTACTCTGCTAATTTTTCCGAGGACGAGTACGAGGATGATGACGAGGATTATGATATCCGCGATGATTACTGGGATCAGTTTGATGACGAGGACGACGAAGATTATGAAGATGATGAGGATGAGTACGACAACTCTTATCCTGGCTGATTAAAGCAAAGGAATAGTCTGGCGACTAGAATAGTTAGTGCTATTTCTTAGGGTTCGATCCCCTAATTCCTTTTTTATATTGACAATGACGGTAGAGGTTGCTGTCCCAATATAGGATTTAGACGAAGGAAAAAAATGTTTAATGATGATCTAGGATTCAATCCATTTGATAACAAACTTAGCACAACGAAATTTGTTTCCAGGCGAGAAAAATTTCTTAATTCTTTTGGTATTAAGCACATATTTTGCTACAACGGTAATCCTCGTAAGAAGATTAGTAGCATGAATCATACAGATACTCTGGATACTGCTATTGAAGCAAATGCTCATAGTGGTTCCGATGTTTATTTCTATGTAAATGGTGGTCGCAAACTATACGCAATCAATAACTTTACTTGCTGTTTTCGTGATATCGATGCTGGTCGAGATAGTGATGGTAAGTATTTTAAGCCTAGCGTTGTGATGCAAAAGAAAAAGACTTTCCTAGAGAGGATCAATAATTTTGCTGTTCCTCCAACTTGGGTTGTGGATACTCGTAATGGTTATCAATGCTATTGGATTTTTGATGACCAGTCAGTGAAGATGATTGGTAAGAATAAGACTTATTGGAATGGATTACAAAAGAAGTTAGTCAACTACTTTAGTGGTGATCCAAGAGCGATCAAGGCCAATCAAATTTATCGTGTGCCTTATACTTGGTGGAGAAAGAACTGGGAGAAAAAGGCTCCATACTTTACCAGTATTCTTCAAGGATCAACAGGGCAGAAAGTTAATGTGGTAGAATTACAGAGTGCATTAACTGGTCAGCCAGCCACAGTAACAATTGATCCATCTAAATGCAGCGACGATTGGTACAAGGGTTATGCTAAGGCATATAAAAATGCTGACCAGAATGGTGTTCCAGTATCAATTGATGTTGCTAAAAGTATTTTGAATGATCTACAAAATCAGAATATTAAGATCAGCAACACATCAGTCGATGTTTGGAAACAGTGGGGTGCTTGTGGTCAGAAAAATAGTTTACCATCTGTTGATTTGTATGATGATAGTGATGAAGAAGATGGTAATCTACCAAAAGACAACCTTAATATTCAGTCCAAAGCGTATGGTGTGCCAACCGATTGTGGATTATATGGTTTAAACTTGACCAGTGAGCAGACCAGACTCTTAAAAACGGTCGTGGAGTACCTCAACCAAGCGTCCACAGCGTTGTATTTCAGCAACAACCGATTCCTGAGTAGTGCCGCAAAGGATTTGGCTGCGAAACTTAGTGATCAGTTTTGTGTGGGGTGAACATTGAGCGATCAAGATCATGATGATGAAGATGATGGATACAACGATGATCATGATTATGATAATAATGTTGATCCCTACAAATGGTATTTTACATTTGATTTTGGACATGATTCTCCGTTCTCAGAATGGATGACGGATATCATGAATAATATCAATAGTTTTCCGTCGGTTGAGTTTCCTGTGAATAGTTGGAATCCCAATACTGTGAACGATAAAAAGTTCCAGTATTTGGGATCCAATTATTTAGGTGAAGGTATATGGAAAAGCAAGTATTTTGTTTATGATCCTATCTATAACCAATATAAACAACACATACAAGCCAATGCTTCTCATTTTATACAACAGCCCAAATATTACAAAGGGTTATTCGATATCTTAAACTAGGAGTAGAAAATGGAAGAAGAATGGTTTATTATTAACGATATAGATGAATTCACAGACAAAGTTAGAGCAATAGTCTTTAATAATTTTGGAGCATGGGATAAAGCGGACGAATTAGATTCTCTTATAGATACCGTTAAGCAAAGCGAACAAGCAGAATTTGATAAGATAATATCTCACCAAGAGTGTTTGCTTATCGTGAAAGAGTCTGTTAAGATACGGGTCAGCAAAAACAAAAAGCGAACCAGATATACTCTAAACGAGAAAATATTTGCTGATGTTCTGGAAAAAATAAATAGCCGAATGGTTAGTAATATTCTTAACGGCTTAGTAAAAAAGGGTCTGGTTGATATGGCTTATGATGAAAAGTCAAATGATTTTGTGTTTTGGGTAAAAGATAAAAACGACTAATTGGAGAATACAATGACATTGGTAAAACGTCCAGTTTCTTTTGATGAAATTATTGGTCAGAACGATGTGATTAGCCGGTTAAAGATAAGCACAGCGGGCTGTAAAAAAAACGACAGCATCCTCCCTCATGTTTTAATAGACGGCCCTCCTGGCCTTGGTAAAACAACCCTGGCGGGTGCTATAGCCTCCGAGATGGATGTTAATCTGTATACGGCAAATGCTGCTAATCTTAGAAGCGTAAAAGCAATTTTGCCCTATATGTTTAGGATGACCAAACGATCAGTATTTTTTATAGACGAAATCCATAGACTACCCAAACTGGTTGAAGAATTTCTCTATCCTGTGATGGAGGATTTCAAGTTTAGTATAGTTATGGATAAAGAGCCAGAAGAAATAGAGATTCCAGCATTTACTCTAGTAGGAGCAACAACTAGTGGTGGTAGTTTGAGTCAACCATTTTATGACCGATTTACTATCAAGGAACATTTGAGTTTTTATAGTGACGATGAGTTAGCCAAACTAGCAGGATTGAACGCCCAAAAGCTCGGACTAATGATAAGTGATTCTGATTTATTAGAAATAGCACAAAGGAGTAAAGGGACTCCTCGTATTTTAAATGCTAGATTACAATGGTATCAGAACTATATTTCATGTACTGGTAAACATTCATCTGTAGACGATATTTTCAATCTTCAAGGTATTGATAAAAATGGTCTGGATGCCTATGATAGAATATACTTGGATGTACTAAAGAAGAATAGGGGTAATCCACTCGGATTAAAGTCTATATCATCTGTAACTGGAATAGCACTAGAAACGATAGAGAATAGTATAGAACCATATCTTATTCGTATGGGTTTTGTATTAAGAACTCAGAAAGGTAGGGTATTAGGACACACTAATGGAAAATGATAAACATATGCTGGTTCTTGGCGGCACACAGATGGTTGGTAGAGATTTTGTAGAATTATGTATGGAGAATAATATTTATCCAGATCTCGCTAATAGGGGTTTAACAAATAAGAATCTATTTCCTTATTTAAATTGGATTAAACTAGATAGAGAAGATATACATAAATGTCAGTTATTAAGAAATAAATACTACGACACAATCATAGACTTCTCTTGCTATAATATTAATCATTTCCTAAACATTATACAAACTGTATCTTTTCATAGATATATTTTTATTTCTACTTTAGCAGTATTTGGTGGTTTTGAAATTAATGATCCACTATACTCATATGGTCAAAATAAAAAAGAGATCGAAAATTTAATTATCTCTACAAATATAAAAAATGTACTTATATTTAGGCCATGTGTATTATATGGAAGCAATGACTATACCAATAGATTTTATGAGGAAAACAATATTATATATTGGAAACACAACAATCAGAGAGTATATCCCGACCATTTTCATTCTCATGTAAGAAATTTTTCTAAATGTCTATTGGAAAATATTAATTTTGATACTTCTATAAGAAGCATAACATTTTATCACGATACTATCGAGACTGTAAAAAATGCTAGATCATCCTCATATATCAGATAATCTGGACGTTAAGCATTATACAAAGCCATATAAACATATTATTATAGATAATCTACTTAAAAATAATATATACAATCAGATTATTCCATATTTTTCATTTCTAATACAAAACACTATACCATATAATCAAACAACTAGAAATAGTAGTAATTATGAAGCATATATTAAGGGTTTAAAATTACAAGAATGTATTAATGGATTTGATTTATTTGCATCTCAAACTCTTAAAAGTTTTGTAGAAAACACGTTTGATATAATTACATCACCATACATCGCACCGGCTATACATTTACATAAAGCTCCATCCAAAAGTGGTTTTATACATAGAGACTTATCAATATGTTCATTTGCTAATACGAATGCAGATATAGCGACTCCTAATTGTGTATACGAAGATGATAGTCAGGATCTACAACCAAATACTAATAAATTATGTAGAAGTGTTGCTCTATTATATTATTTCGATCATCCAGAAAATATTACTGAAAACGATGGGGGCGGAACTGGTGTTTATGAAAATCTAGATGGTTCATTATACAAATCTGTTTTACCACTAAATAATAGATTGTTTATCTTCGAAATATCAAGAAAAAGCTATCATGCTTATATTGGTGCAAATTTTAATAGATCTTGTTTTATATCATGGTATCATTCTTCACCAGCATATATGATAAAAAAATATTGGAATGAATACTGTTATTCAGTAAATAATCATGAGTTGTTTTTTGATCCTTGGGGACACACATCAAAAGAAGGATTATGGAATCCAGAATATGATCCTATGTATTTTCATTATTTTGATAAACCATTACATATATTAACTAATCAAACTTAAAGGGATTTTATGAAAAAGTTATTACTTATATGCATCATGATTTTTATATCAACTCTTACCATACCAATATCATTCGCAGATTTTCCAGTAGTAAATGATTTACACATAGCAGAATCACTATCAGAATCCACTGATCAACCAATAGTGCTTATATTTGGTGCAAAATCTTGTTCTGCCTGTGGACTCTTAAAACAGGATATAGACGATGGATATTTTCTCACTTTATTAGATAGTAAAATTGTATGTTATATTGATATTACTAAAGAAAAAGAACTAAGAGATAAATATAAAATTAAGAGTTTACCAGATACAAGATATATTGTTGATGGTAAACAGAAAGCCTCTATAATAGGATACGAAAGAAAAAAATATGAACAATGGTTATCAAATGTATCTATCAAATGATGCTATCATAGTTTCTATACTAATCATAATCAATCTGATTTGTGGTTTTATTGGCTATTTTATAGGAATCTTTACCTCTAGAGGTGTATATAATAGTCCACAATCTTTTTTTAAACAACAAAAGGATAGACCAGAAAAAATAATTAGTAATTTATCTATTGATGATAAAAAATTTGTGGTAGATATTAAAACAGACGGTATGGAGCGTAAATACGATAATCTTGGAGATGTCAAGCAAACAACAGAAAATATTTCTAACTCGGTCAACAAACTGAAAAACTTAAAGAGGTAATATTATGAGTCGTGGATTAGATGTGGGCACAAGTTTTATTGTATTATCACAAGAAGTTGATGGTAATATACAATACAAAGATTTTAGAGACGCATTTTATATTATCAAACCCACCACCCCAGTAGCCACCAAAATGATCGAGAAAGGTTTGTCTGGCAAGATTTTTATCAAAGATTCTGACGGATCATTTATTATTCTGGGTAAAGATGCTATAGAAAAAGCCGTTGAAAGAAATGATGCGGCAAAACGGCCCATGTATAGGGGTGTTGTATCAGCAAAAGAAAAAGATGCAAAACGCATCCTTGCTTTTATTCTCAAAGAAGTAGTCGGAACAGCATCGGAGTCAGGAGAAAAGTTAGTGTTCTGCGTTCCTGCTCAACCAGTAGACCAAGAAGATGAGGATTTTGATGTGGGATATCATGAGGATGTGGTAAAAACTGTATTAGCAGAGTGTGGTTATGATGCTCGCTCAATCAACGAAGCAGAAGCATTATGCTATGCGGAACTAGAGAGCGATGATTATACCGGCGTTGCTATTAGTTGTGGTGCTGGTATGACAAATGTTTGTGTGATGCTTAACGGCGAACCAACAGTAGTTTTTAGTACCACCAAGAGCGGCGACTGGATTGATCGTATGAGCGCTGTAGCAACCGGGGAGCCAGACAGTGTTGTTCAGGCAGAGAAGGAGGGGGGCGATTTTAAAATCGGTGAACCCAATGATAATCCTGTGTTATCCGCCGTGTCTGCTTATTATGAAAGACTTATAGATTATACGGCTAAACAATTAGCTTTTGCATTAACCAATCATAAATCATTGCCCAAATTCAAAAGTCCGCTTAAAATTGTGGTTGCTGGAGGCACATCACAAGCCAAAGGATATATAGAACATTTTACAGCAAAACTCAAAGACAACGATTTTCCCCTACCAATAAGAGAAGTAGCCCATGCTAGTGATCCACTACACGCTGTATCTAAGGGTTGTTTGATAGCATCCAAAGTATTATAAAAAACAATGTTTGGATTTAAAAAATTTCTAAGATTCGCGTATCGTTCTCCAAAATGGAGCAGCGTTAGGAAAGAGCATCTCAATAGTCAGCCAACTTGTGCGGCTTGTGGAAGAAATAAAAAATTAGAGGTTCACCATATAGAGCCGGTTCATTGTAATCCAGATAGGGAATTAGACCCAACTAATCTTATTACTTTGTGTGATGATCCTTGTCATTTCTTATTTGGCCACTTAATGGATTATAAAAGTTGGAATAAAGACGTAGTAAAAGATTGTAAAGTGTATTTAAATAAGGTTAAAAATAAACCTAGCTTTTCTTAAAGGTGATAAGATGTATAAACTCAAATATATACTGTTAATATTATTTATCACAATCATCCCATTCGGTATTGCTGGAACAATTGACCCCAACGTACCAGATTCAAAATATATAGAGTATGGCAATCAATTTGTTCATACTGGTACACTGTCTGGTAATTACGGAGATGATACTTTCAAATTTTTTGGAGCATCCGCTGTTGCCATAGATGATCACCATATTCTGACCGCTGCTCACGTTGCGACAAATGCTAGTAATTGTATCTTCACGGTAAATGGTAAAAAATACTGTATTTCTGAAATTATTATTCACGAGAACTATAATGAAGATAGTTTTGGAATAGCAGATATAGCATTGGGTTATTCAGAAAAACCATTTAGATTGGATTTTTATCCAAAACTTTATGAAGGAGATGATGAGGTGGGTCAAACAGTTTCAATAGCGGGATACGGATTTACTGGAACTTTTACTGGGAGCGAAAGAACTTGTGATGGTAAAAAAAGAGCAGGATCTAATGTTATTGATGGTGTGTTTAAAGATATGTTAATATGTTCTCCTTCTAGATATGATAATCCAAATAGAACATCGCTAGAATTTCTCATAGCAAGTGGAGATAGTGGTGGTCCAATGTATTGGGGCAATGAATTAGTTGGAATAAATTCTTGTGTTATGGCCGCTGATAAAAATACAAACTCTGGATACGGCGATGAGTCTGGTCATACTAGAGTATCTAGATTTATTGACTGGATCCGAAAAAATAAAAAACGATAAAACTTGACCGAAACTGTCTTCACACCTATATTAAAGAAAACGGAGATATGGTATAAATGGCCGATGATTTTGATAGAGATAAAAGAAAATCTCGTAAACCTATTGGTAATAAACAGAAGAATAAAGATCATATAAGTGATGATCAAAAGTTTGCCAATAAAGCTAAAAAAGCATTCAAGAATAAAATGAGAGAGATTATCGAGGATGAGATTCTAGATGATATTGATTATTATGGGAAATACTAATGAAATATTTGGAGGAAATTAGTCCCGGTGATTGTTTTGTATTTGAAAATAAATTATTTATCTTAACAACAGATTTTAAGAAGAGTGGAGATAGATTATCTTATAGATTGGATAACGGAAACCCATTCTGGTTAAAACCTAATGTTGTTATAGATATTAATCCAATCTATTATTTAGATAAAGATAACAATGTCATACCTATAAAAGTAACTCCAAAAACATGATATTTATTAGGTTTCAAACTTTTCTTAAATCTTTATTTTGGCATATATCGAGAGGACTGCCAAAAAGCACACAAAAAGAGATATATAGAAGATATGATATATGTATAAGGTGTGAAAAATATGATACTATAAATCAGTTATGTAATATGTGCGGATGTAATATTAATCAAAAAAAACAATTTCTCAATAAATTAGCGTGGTCCGATCAAAAATGTCCTATTAATAAATGGTAATTCAATGTCTACAACTACACAGCAAATAGAATTAGCAAATCGCCTTAAGAAATTATCTCAATTAAATGTCATATATAATAAAATTCTCAAAAGAGATGCTGATCCGTCTGGAATAGCAACATATATAAAGGAACTAGACCGTCCTAATGGGCATATATATATAGAGAATCAACTTTTATCATCAGAAGAATACCTAAAAATAATTAATGCTGAGAACTTCAATTCCTTGACTGGTGATAGAGTAGCCTATATAAAATCAGATGATTTATCTATAATTGATAATTCTCCATACAAAGAATTACTAACAAATTTAATAGAATTAATAATTAAAATTGATAATGATTCTTATACTAAAGATCAGCTAATAGCTAGAATAAATACAGTTAAAAAATCTCTTATTCATATAGGTACAAATAATTTACCATTTACAATATTTCCTCATCTAGAATATTGTTTCAATACAGATAAATTTAATGAATCTATCAAAAATATCAAAAATTTACAATACTATATTATCTATATGACTATATCCAACATATGGAAAACATTATTTAATAAACAAGTTAATACCTGCGGAACAAAAACATTTGTAGAGTCTCTAAATCCTAAATTAAAAACTTTCAAGGAATTGATTGATAGTGTACAAGATTTTTTTATTTCGTACTTTAGTATCAGAATTGTTGGACGTTTATTAAGCGTTCAAGAAAAAGATATTGCTTATAATTATGTAAAAGAAAACGAGTCTCAAAAATTTATTAACTATTTATCAGATCTAACGTCCATTGATAAAAATGAAGAAGAACAGAAAATAGCAAAAACATTCAGTAAGTTTAATAAAAAACCATCAGTATTAGTGATGATAGCATATCTAGAAACTCAAAACCCCTATTTCTTAAATACTATGCTCTATCATTGTGAAAAACTTAAAGAAGTTAATCGTAATTTAAATATAGATTTTGCTCTAGATAATGATAGAGTAGGTAAAGAACCAACGGATTATACACCTTGGTCAAGAGTAAAACGAATACGCAATATGATGATAGAAAAATATCCAATATCTAATTATGACTATCTCTACATTATAGATAGTGATATGATAGACTATCCCCATAATTTCTTAACAAGAGCCATAGGACTAAATCCTGAAGGTATAACAGCACCAGTAGCATTGATACAAAATTCAATAGTGTTTTATGATTGGTGTGGATTTCAAAAGAAGGGGAATACATCCTTATATGGACCCTATGGGAAATATATAAAGAACCTCTCTGTTCAAGAACGAAACTTCAATTTAACGCCCCCATATGTTGATGATAATTCAAGGTTAGTAGAAATTGATTGTGTCGGATGCACATATGTTGTACCATCAAAAGTTTTTTCATTATCGTATGGAGATATGAAAAATGAACTCATAGACACTTTTAATATAGCGGGTGTTACAAACCATAAAGTTAATGAAGATAAAGTTCAGTATGAAGATCATCCATGTTTTACTGATCATTTTACAGTTTGTGCTGCTCTGAGAGCGAATGGTGGTAAAGTTTTTATGGATAGAGGATCAATCGCCTATCATGCTGATCTACCTATTTATGGCGAAGCATGGCACTAAAAAATAGAAAGATAATTAAAAATGAAAACAGCATTAGTTATGGGTGGTGGTGGATTTATCGGATCTCATTTAGTTAGAAGATTAAAAAATGAAGGTTTTTGGGTAAGGGCTGTTGATATTAAACTTCCAGATTTTTCGCCTTCTGTAGCGGATGATATGGTGTTAGGAGATTTAAGAGATCCAAGTGTTGTGGCTAGTATTATGCTTGCTCCAAATCAAGTCACAGAACAAAATAAAGATAATGGTTTTGATGAAGTATATCAATTAGCTGCTGATATGGGTGGAGCAGGATATATTTTTACAGGAGATAACGATGCTAATGTGATGCACAACTCCGCACTAATCAATCTTAATGTTGCGCACGAAGCAGTTAAGAAATCTGTTAAAAGATTATTTTATAGTAGTAGTGCTTGTATATACCCGGCATATAATCAAGAGGATCCAGATAATCCAAAATGTAATGAAGATAGCGCCTACCCTGCCGCACCAGATAGTGAGTATGGCTGGGAAAAACTACTAAGCGAGAGAATGTTTATGGCATTTGCTAGAAACTATAATTTAACAATTAGAATTGCAAGATATCATAATATTTTTGGACCAGAAGGAACTTATGATGGAGGCAGAGAAAAAGCACCGGCGGCACTTTGTAGAAAAGTTATTCTAGCACAAGATAATTCTAGTATTGAGGTATGGGGTAGTGGCACACAAACTAGATCTTTTCTATATATTGATGAATGTGTGGAAGGAACAATAAGATTAATGAGATCAAACTTCACTGGACCAGTTAATATTGGTTCAGAAGAAATGGTGAGTATCAATGATTTTGCCAAAATGATTATTACAATATCTGGTAAAAATATCTTAATCAATAATATTGATGGACCTGTTGGGGTAAATGGAAGAAATTCTGATAATAATCTAATAGGAGAAAAATTAGGATGGAAACCATCATTGAGTTTAATTGATGGTTTAACAAAAACATATCATTGGATAGAAGAACAAATAAATGTTAACAAATAATCTTTTTGACATAGAAATGATTATTCTATGAACATAGAAGAATTGTTGCGCCCAACCAGGGAGTTTGTCAGTAAATACCACTTTTATATTAAAAGAGGCATAAAATACCTACAAACACAAAATATTTGTATAGTTGGTTTAACTAGAAATACAGCTAATATTATCGATAATACTCTTAATACATTTGTAAATATTGGTTCAAATGCCAAAAACTACAAAATAGTATTATTCGAAAATGATTCCACAGATCATACTAAAACTACTATTGAAAATAGAATCAAAAACAATCCTAATATCTCCCTCATTTCTGAACAATATAACAGACCTCAGTTTGGTCAAGTACAATCTACAGAGAGGACAAAAGCATTATCTGAATATAGAAATAAACTAAAACAGTATATTCAAGAACAGTATGCTAATTATGATTATGTAATTGTAACAGATACTGATTTTGAAAGTATTAGTCTTAATGGTATCTATAATTCTTTTGGCTGGTTAGCATCAATACCAACTATAGGAGCAATATGTGGCAATAGTTTTGAATACAAACATATATTTTCTAAAGAACATAAATCATTATGGAATTATGACTCTTGGGCTTATAGGGGAACTTGGTGGAATAACCTACAAACACATAACGGCGCAGATATCAGATATGACCCAATGATGTGGTTTGGAATACATATCTTGCCGGTCGGTTCCGATCCTATTAGAATAAATAGTGGATTTGGAGGCATGGCGATCTATAAAACTAATTTTTTTTTAATGGGTAATTATAGTGGACATGATTGTGAGCATGTGATGTTTCATCACGATATATTTTCTAAAGATAACAATTTTAATCTTTTTCTAAATCCCTCTCAAACTATGTTACTTTCATCAGAACACATAGAGAGTGTCGCATGACAATTCTAGTTGCTTTAGCTATAATAGTTGGTATCTTTAATGGTTTGGCACAGATTAACAAGTAAAATATGAATCGTTTAAAAAATCAAAGAGTCTATTTAGCTGGCGCTATGGATCGTGTTCATGATAGGGGGAGTGGATGGAGAGATGATATTACTCCATTCTTACAAGATTTAGGAGTCATTGTTTTCAATCCTATTAAAAAACCTACTATTGTTGGTCAAGAAGATGAACAAACCCATAAACACAAGATCAAACTCAAACTAGAAAAAAACTATGATGAACTGTCCCAGTTAATGAAAGTTATACGATCCGTAGACTTAAGACTCGTAGATATTAGTGATTTTTTAATAGTTAATTTAGATCTAGATATTCATCCGTGTGGCACATACGAAGAAATTTTTTGGGCAAATAGACAGAAAAAACCTATTATCATACATATGGTGCAGGGTAAGCAACACGCTCCAGATTGGCTATTTGGAACTATTCCTCATGAAATGATATTTTCTTCGTGGGATCAAGTCAAAGAGTATGTAATACATATTAATTCATGGTCAGAAATAAATTCTCACAATAGATGGTATTTCTTCAATGCAAAAAATAATTAATGAAATTAAGTTAGATTTTGATGATGTTTTGATTCGACCAAAGCGCTCAGTATTAAAGAGTCGATCAGAAGTTGATTTACATCGTTCATTCAGATTTGTTCATAGTCCCCGAGAATTAAGTTGTGTTCCAATCATTGCGGCCAACATGGATACTGTTGGAACCATTAATATGGCGCAATCATTATTGGTTCATAAAGCGATAACGTGCTTACACAAACACTATGATGAAGACGTATTAGTTAATTTATTTCTTAAACGAACTGATTATATTTGGTATTCAACAGGCACATCCAAAAAAGATATAGAAAAACTAGAGCGTGTTTTTAAAACCGTAGAACTTAGCAGAGGCTATATTCCCAATGTGTGTTTGGATGTTGCAAATGGATATACCGAACAATTTGTGAAAACAGCCGCACATATTCGCAAACTATTTCCAGAAATTATTATAATGGCAGGAAATGTGGTAACGCCTGAAATGGTGGAAGAACTTATTATTCACGGCAAGGCCGATATAGTCAAGGTTGGTATAGGGTCAGGTAGCGTATGCACCACTCGTTTAAAAACGGGCGTGGGATATCCTCAACTGAGCGCTGTGATGGAATGTACGGACGCTGCTCATGGTCTTGGTGGACACATTTGCAGCGATGGAGGATGCAAAACCGTTGGAGATGTTTGTAAAGCGTTTGGAGCGAATAGTGATTTTGTAATGTTAGGAAGTATGTTTGCAGGATGCGACGAATGTGAAGGAGAATGGTTTTATGAATATAAAACTAGTCTAGGAACTTGGCAACCAATAGATCCTCAAGATAATAATATAAAGCGAAAGATATCCTTAAAATACTATGGAATGAGTAGTAAAGACGCTATGGATAAACACCATGATGGAGTTGCAAATTATAGAACAGCAGAAGGTAAATCTGTTATTGTACCATACAAAGGATTAGTATCAGAAATTATACAAGATATTTATGGTGGCATTCGTAGCGCTTGTACATACATAGGAGCAAATAAAATTAAAGACTTTGGTAAAAAAACAACATTCATTCAAGTTAACAACACTCACAATAAAATATATGAAAAATCTTAATTTAAATTGTCCAATTAATAGTACTGGGTATGGGATTACTTCACTAAACATTATGAAGAATCTCAATAATAATATAGCATTATTCCCCATAGGAACAAATGTCGAAGTTAATTCAGAAACAGATAAGTCTATTGTACAAAATTATCTGAAAAATAGTAGCGAATTCGATTATGATGCCCCGTGTTTAAAAATATGGCACCAACATGATCTTGCTTCCAGAATAGGTAAGGGGCATTATTATGCGTTTCCATTTTTCGAACTGGATACTTTTACAGATAGAGAAAAACATCATTTAAAATATCCTGATTTTATTTTTACAGCATCGACATGGGGTAAAACAATACTAGAGAACAACGGTATAAACACTCCGATTTATGTGTCTCCTTTAGCGGTTGATTTGACAATCTTTAATAGTCCACCAAAAATTAGATTCAATAATAATAAGTATATATTTTTTCATATTGGTAAATGGGAACTAAGAAAAGGTCACGATCTCCTAATAAAGGCTTTTGATTTATCGTTTAATGAACAGGACGATGTAGAATTATGGTTATTGCCTCACAACCCATTTTTGAACGATGAAGAAACTAATCAGTGGCTAAATTTGGTAGAACAATCTAAACTAAAAGATAAAATTAAAGTATATAGTAAACTACCCACACAATATCATTTGGCTGAATTTATATATAGGTGCGATTGTGGTGTTTTCCTATCTAGAGCAGAGGGCTGGAACAATGAAATTCTGGAAAGTATGGCTTTAGATAAACCAATCATCACGACCTTCTATTCTGCTCATACAGAATATTGTAATGATAATAATGCTTTTTTAATTTCTGTTGATGAAACAGAACCAGCTAATGATGGAAAATGGTTTTTTGGTCAAGGTAATTGGGCCAAATTGGGAGACGATCAACTAGAACAAACTGTGCATTATATGAAATATGTGTATCAGAATAACATCAGATCAAATCCAGGAGGATTAGCTACAGCACAGAAATATAGCTGGACTAATACTGCTAATATTATTAACGAAACCTTATTACTAAATAATAGCTATCATGCCAATTCCTAATCCAGAAAAAAATGAAGATAAGAAAAAATTTGTTTCTCGTTGCATGGGAAACGAAACTATGAAAAAAGAATATCCAGATTCAAAGCAAAGAGTTGCAATCTGTATTGGACAAACCCGTAAGTCTAAAAATTCTTTACTGGATCATGTGTTAGATATTTTAGGTTTTTCTATTGCTTTCGAAGATTGTGACGATTGTGGCTCTGTTGAAGAGGTAACTGCATCAAATATTATTATTCCAGAAAGCAATCAGTACATAGATACCGAAGAAGAAGTAGAGATAATAGATTTATCAGATCTAGATAGCGATGCCAAATTCACTTACATGGATCCAAAAACTTTTGAATTGTTCTATTTTGACAGACTAGGTAATTATAAGAAAAATGAAAGATATTTAGTTTATCAAGGTAGGGCCTCTGAATATCAGGGTAGAAAAGTAACCCTGAACAAACCATTTAGAACTCCAGACGGCCCTAAGAAATTTAGCGTTTATGTAAAAAATGAAAAAGGAAATATTGTTAAAGTAAATTTTGGTGATCCGAATATGAAAATCAAAAAAAATATTCCAGAAAGAAGACGTTCATTTAGGGCAAGACATAATTGTGCTAATCCTGGTCCAAAATGGAAAGCAAGATACTGGTCTTGCAAAGCATGGTAATATAAGGAGAGATCATGACAACTATTAATGATTTATTAAAGCAATCAGAGGTTAAAATGCAAAGTAAAGCCCAAAATATTGATGGTTATTCTAGTAATACTGTTATTGAATGCCTAAAGAAATCATTAAATATTCATTGGCAACAAACAACCGTATTAACTGCCCAGGCTATTCATCTAGAAAGATGGGGTTACAAAAAATTAGCAGATATAATCAAAGCCGATGCTGAACAAGAACATCAACACGCTATGGAAAATGTAAAAAGACTAGAATTTTTCGATGTGGATTATCAACCCCTAACCATCTCTGCCCCAAGTTGGACAAGACACGATATGGTTGCTCTGATTCAATATAATCTTAATTCTGTCAGAGAAGCCTCTGCTGCTGAAAGAGAAACAATTGTTGCTGCGAGAGCAGTTGGAGATGAAATGACAGCAAATATAATGATACCACTACTTCAAGGGAGTGAAGACGGAATTGTATTATATGAGTCTTATCTAAAACTAATTGAACAAATGGGATTAGATAATTTCCTTAGCATTCAAGTATAATGGATCGCCACTATAAAATATTATCAGAAATTAATCAAATATATATTTCTAAAGATATTGATAGTCTAGTTTATGTTGACTACAATATAGAATATACTATTCCCGATATTGCCAAAGATATCGAATGGAAGAACATATTAGATCCTCCTTTATTGAACTCTAGTTCATCCACATTTAGAGAACTTAATTATGTTGTTAAGCAGACACACAATCGTTCCACAGACAGTATTAAACTTATCTATGATATAGACGATAGTCCTAATTATCTTATATATAATTTAGTAGATAAACTCGGGATACAGTTTCCATTCAATTATTTCAAAGAATTTTACAATATTGTAAAGCCCTTTATTTTTAACACTAAATTCTACTTTAATAGAATTAGACCATATAATTTGGCCCAAATTTATAATTTGGATATTGATGTTATACAAACAAAAACTCACCACACCCCATCATATCCTTCTGGCCATGTGGTGTATACTAATCTTGGTGCTAATATTTTAGCCGATATGTATCCTCAATATAAATATTTATTATCACAAATAGTTGGAGAAACAACCAAATCAAGAATTATGCAAGGGGTTCACTATCAATCGGATTGTGATGCTGGTATACTTTTAAGTGATTATCTTTTTAAGGTTTTACATCCTAGATTAAAGAGGCAATATAATGGATCGTATAAATGATATTTTAAATGCAGTTAATGACGAACTCGTTAGCGCCGCTCAAAAGACTTATAAGGGAAAAAAACGTAGTGAACTCAAAGATAGCGATTTCCTTTTTCCTGAAACACGATCTTTTCCAATTGTAACACCAGCAGATATACCAGATGCTATTAGTAATTTTGGTCGCATGAAAGGCCCAATGACTTATGATGCATTTCTAAAAAAGTTATATAATATGGCTAAGCGTAAAGGTCCAGAGTTTGTTGCTGCCTTACCGAAAGCCACAAAAGATCAATTAGGTATTACAACTAAAGCAGAAGATGGTGATTTTACAGAGGTTGAGGATATGGAAGAAGAAAGTCCAGAGATGGAATTGATGGAGTACAAGTATGATTTTTATGAAATGAGTCTAGGATCTATCAAATCTATAGCGATACACGCTCAAGCAATAGTGGATGCTATAGACAATCCATCCGTAAAAGAAGGCTTGACAGAAAGTTGGTTACAAGGTAAAATCGCAGTAACAGAAGATTACATGCTGACCATTCACAATTTTCTCATGTTCGGTGAAAGCGAAACCGATACAGAAGGAGCAGAAGCAGGAAAAAATCTTCCAGGCTTATGGGAAAATATTCGTAAGAAAAAAGAAAGAATGGGGAAAAGGTACAAACCCGCTAAACCAGGAGATAAGGATAGACCAGATACAGAACAGTGGAAAAAGTTAACTAAGTAATTATTTTTTTTAGGACACATTATAGAGGACATATGCTATTACAAATACATGGAGTAGGTAATCATAAGATTGCCTACAAGGATCATAATTCGATTGAGTTTGATAGTCTAGAAACCTATTTATTATTAGCAAAAAAAGCTATTTCAAAATTTGCTAATCAATTTTATAATGGTCTAGCAACAAAAATGCTAAAAGATGAGGATGCTATTGCTTCTGTGGCTAATGCTATTATGATGGCGGATTGGCGTTGGGATGATAATTACCAAAATGAGAAAGGAACCAAAAAAACAAAATACTCATATCGTAATCAGTGTGCGTTGTGGGCAATTCAAACTTTAGTAACAAAGAACAAGAAACTGAATAAAAAACACATAAAAACATACTCACTTGATTTTATGCTAGATGAGAGCCATGATAGTTCATCGGCTCATGATTTAACAGAAGACACTAGGGTAAAAGATCCAGAAGAAATTTCTATAGAAAATGAAAATAAACAGAATTTGACCGATCTTATTGATAAACTTTTATCAACAGATTATCTAACAGATAGACAAAAAGACTATATCCGACTATATTATTTTGAGTCATACACTTTTGAAAAAATTGGCCAAAAATATGGTATAACAAGAGAGGCTGTGAGACAGGGCTTGAATAAGGCTATAGATATCATTAGGAATGCTGTAAATGTCTGAAAATAGTAATAAATTCTTGGTTAATGCTAATTGTGTTGTTATATCTTTTGAGAACAATACCAATAGCATAGATTCAACCAAGATTCTATCTCTAGATAAAGAAAATCTTATATTTCCAAAAATACCTATTTATAGCAATAATATTCTGAATATAAATGAAAAAATCATTGATACTCTGAAACAACATATAATTACTAACTATATATATCTAATCCCGCAATTAATTTCAGTAACTCAACTAGATAATACAGAATCAATAGATCTAGTTTATGGTTTTTTTGTTCAATACACAAACAATATCAATAATAGTTATTGGATATCTATGGATTCTATTGTTGATTCTATTCATTATAACCTACTTTATGAAGTAATTCAAAAACTACAATGAAGAACATATTTGCTAAATTCTTTGAAAAGAAGAATGGTTCTAAACAAGAACATCATCACATTAATAGTTTTAGTCTGTATATAGAACCTGATGCTTCTATTCCTAAAATTCAAATCAATATTAATGACACTTCTTTGGAAGGAGCGGAAAAGTTTGCTAAAGCAATGATATTTTTGCACTACGGGGTCTATTACACAGACCTAACTGATCTCATTGAAGAATTATCTGAAAGGGGGCCAGAGTATCACCAGTTTTGTTATGCTTTATCCTCATATTTAGATATTAGTCTTAAAACCTTATCAAGTTTAAAAACACAAAAATCTGATGAGTGTGCCAATTCTCCAGTAATAAAACCAACTAGTTTTTCTGGTAAATAATGACTAGAATTAAACCATTAATAATATGGGAAAAATGGAATGATCCTTTTGGTGGAGATATGGATGAAGCCAAATGGACTGACTATAATAATACTATAGGAGATTCGGATTTTATTGATCACGATGAAGATAATGAAGAAAATATAGATCAACCTAAAATTAGAACCTCATCTCCAATAAGAGTTATTGCTTCTCCTATGGGTTTAATTCCATATAATGAATATACAGCATCTAGTAAAATTTTTAATTTCTGGCTGGGTCATAGTAATTTTAATATCTCCGAACAAATTAAGAATATACTAGAAAATATACCCGGAATTGAGATACTAGATATTTTTACAAGATATCGTTTTAGAATTGCTATTGGTAAATGTTTTAATGATTCAGAAGTAATGAAGAATATTAACGATATAATATATAACCATATAAATTTAATGTATGACGAGTCACAAAAATAAAATTGATAATAGTAATAATTCTCTTAACGATATACATTCATATAATATTGATGTAGAAAATAGAGAAATATATTTACATTCTTATTTTTCTGATGATAATGAATCTGGTGTGGATTATAGATCAGCAATAGTATTTCAAAAAAATATAAGATATCTTAATCTACTTTCTTTAGAACCAATATTAGTTCACATGCATATGCCGGGAGGTGATTGGCAAGATTGTTTAGGCATATATGATACTATTAAAAGTAGTAAAAGCAAAATTATAATTGTTGCTAATGCTAAAGTAGAATCCAGCAGCACTGTATTACTACAGGCTGCTCATCTTAGGATACTTACTCCTAATACTAATTTTCTTATTCATTATGGTTCTATTAGTGTGGATAATGAACACAAAGCGGCCTTGAGCATGGTTCAATGGAGCGAAAAAGAAAGCGAGAAGATGATTGATATATTCACAGAAAAGTGTATGAATAGTAAGATTTGTAAAGAAAAAAACTGGAAAAGATTAATGGTTAGAAAACATATTGTTACTCAATTGGCGACAAAACGAGATTGGATTCTTACAGCAGAAGAAGCTGTTGATTATGGTTTTGCAGATGGTATTTTAGGTAGTAAAAAATATCCAAACATAGACTATATCAAAAACTTGATGAAAAAATAAAATGTTTATAGATTTTGCAATCACAGATACTGAAACCAGTGATGCTTTAGCCAGAGACATGGTTAAAGAACTATGCGTGTACAATATTCATAGCATCACAGTTCCCTATTATCTGGTCAAAACAACTAAAGCTAGTCTATCACAAAATATAGAATTGTCTTGTTCAATAGATTATCCCCTGGGAATTTCTGATTTAAAAACCCGTTTATGTGCTATACAACAATCTCACAAAGCAGGAGCTAATATTGTTGATATCTCTATGCCTCAAAATTTAGCTTCCAATCGAAAATATGATAAAATTCGTGATGATGTTAAAAGTTGTGCGGAGCTGTGTGGTTCTTTTGGTATCAAAGCTAGATATGTTTTGGAATATCGCATGTTCGACCACCATTGTTTAAAAAAAATTTGCGAAATATTAGAAAGTAATAATGTTATTCAGGTTTTTCCATCTACTGGATATTTTATAGATAATTTAGCCGATAATATCTTAGCATCTATCTTTTTGCATGAAAATTCGAAGAATCTTCAAATATTATGTACCGGTAATATGTGGCTAGATAAGCATTTTTTCACACTATCTAAATCCGGCCTATCTGGCTTTAGAACCAACTCACTAAATAGCTTAAAGAATTTCGTAAAATTTAATCTGACACATAAGTAAAAATATGGTGTATTTGTCTTATAAGACATCTATCCAATAATATATATATATATATGGAGTTAAATATGGCCACAGCTCAAATTAATGGTAGTGCAACAACGGTTTCACCTTATGGTTATATTGTTGAAGCAGACAATAATGATGGTACAATGAAAGCCAACGGTACGATTACATCCAATAAAATGGAGGGTGTAAAAACAGTTGTACCTACTGTTGACGCTTTTGGTTCCAAGGTTGTCGAAGATAGTGTTACACAAAAAGATTATGCTGGTAAAGCTGTTTCTGCTGGCACATTTGCTTACAACAATGTTAAACCAATTAGTAGTTTAATTACAGATGAATTAGCCGGTGTTTCTACTAATGCTATCAAAACTCCAGGTAATGATAATGATGTTATTCGTAGTATCAATAAAGCAGAAAATCAAAAATCTGTATTATTTACCAAAGCAATAAGAGAAAACAAATACAATCGTTATACCGGAGAATTTGACGCAGGATACCCTGCTACTCAAACTATAACTCCTTGGAATCAAACTACTAATGCAACAGGTAGTGGTACTAGTGATGATGCTGCTAATCCCAGTCAAACTGTTCCTGGCGAACTAACGTATATGAGAGGATCAACAGTTCCTTATAATGATAACTACAAAGCCAAAAGCAATTATTGATATCTGAAAGGTTTTCGATTACTAACAAGCCATCGTGCCGCAAGGTGCGGTGGCTTTTTTTTATGGGAGATAACTATGAGCGAAACTATAATTCATTTTTGGGAAAATATTGCTACCACTAGTATTGGAATAATAGTAACAATGGTTGGGTTTTGGGTTGCAATAGGTCGTAATATGGCTACTAAAAGTGAGGTGGCCTATATGATTGAAACTCAAAGTCCATATAATATTGATCGTCAATTTATTATGGAAAGATTAGCTACTAATAAAGAAACTCAAGCGGCATTTGCTAGTGCTTTGCAACGAAACACAGAAGTAATGACAGAATTAAAAATTCAAATAGCCACACTGGGTAAAACCCTAGAAGCTCTTGAGGAACGTATAGATAAGTAATAATAGTGGTGTATCAAATATTAACACATTCTTATACCGGAGAAATTTATGGCTACTAGACCATTTACAGATATTACCAAAGCAATTTCGGCTAACAATATTAAAAACGGCACAATGGTTGTAACTTGTGCTAGAACCGGTTTTCCGGATGCTGGCACCATTGTTTATGATCGTTATGTGCTAAATACTCCTATATTATCTGATATTGATGATAAGTATGGATATCGTTTTTATAATGGTATCTTTATTAATAGTGTAAATGGCGGTAATGCTTAATTAAAGGAAACACTAATATGCCAGTAAAAATTCAACTTCGCAGAGATACCTCCTCTAATTGGTCGACAAGAAATCCAGTATTATTTTTAGGTGAACCGGGATTTGAGACTGATACCAATAAACTTAAATTAGGTGATGGTACTTCAACTTGGAACGATTTAGGATACTTAACTCCAGATTTTATTAATATAGTATCATCTGGAGGTATTGCTAATTTAACAGTGCCTCAACAAAATGATATTGTGGAAGGTACTATTGTATTAACAACAGATGGATCCCGTTGGGTTTATATCGGAAGCGGAGACAAAACGCTAGAAGCATCTTATATTGAATTAGCTGATATTAGCCCCGCATGGATTCAAATTACTAGCAAACCAGCTAGTCTTGTTGGTTTAGCAGAACTTTTGACCACTGCTAGTGGTGATTTTATTCTAGCGTCTGGTAATAATGTTTATCAAGTTGTTAATTTTGCTGAGAGTGTGGATGATAGAGTAGGATCATTAGTAGTAGCTGGTACTGGTATTAATGTAACCTATAACGATGGAGCAAATTCCTTAACTGTTAGTACTAGTGGTTTGATTAATAATCCTGCAAATAATAGACTACTCTCTAGCAGAGATAGTTCAACAACTGGTATAGATGCTGAGAGTAATTTAACGTGGGATGGGAATAAATTAAGTATATCTCCAGCATCAGGGGTTGTTTCTTCTGCATATATTAATACCAACTATATAAGAAAAATTGGTGATAATACCACTCTTGATGTAGAATACGATTATAGTATTGATATTAAAGCAACTGATAATAATGGTGCTATATATTTAAGAGTTGGTACCTCTGCATCTACTGTACAAGCAACTCTTGATAGTACTGGTTTAACAGTTAATAGTGATGTTACTGCTAATAAATTGGTTATTGATAACATAACAATAGACGGTAATACTATTAGTAGCACCAACGCCAATGGTAATCTAATATTAGCCCCAAATGGTACTGGCGATGTGCAAGCGGATGCTGATACTTTAAGAGTTGGCGATAGTAATAGTAATGCCACTGTCACAACTAACGGAACTGGAGATCTTATACTTAATACTAATAGTGGAACAAATAGTGGAAGCATAACAATTGAAGATGGTGCTAATAATGATATTACTATTTCTCCAAATGGATCTGGTCAAATAATTTTAGGTAAACAAAATAGTGCTAGCGATCCTCAAGAATTAAGTTTTGCTAATGGTAATTTTAGTCTTGATGGAGATGCTAGATTTTCGTCATATGTTCTAAAGCGTACTACTAGTAGTAGTGGATGGAATAGTTTATACCTAGACTATCCTACTAATAGTGATGATACTATAACAATAGACGATACAACGGCAACATTTTCTATTCATATTGGTGGACGAGCTAGCAATGGTGATAGTGCCGGATTCGTTATTCGTGGATGTGTAAAAAAATATTCCAGCACAGTATCATTGGTTGGTAGTCCTATCATAGAATCATTTTTAAATAGTAATTTTGCAACAGCGAATGCTCAAATTAGTACTAGTAGTAGTGGTTTAGTGATTCAGGTTGATCAAGGTTCTAGTGGTGTTAGTGGTACTGTATACTGGGTAGCAAGCGTACAAATTTCAAGAGTAAAAGTATAATGAAGGAGTATATTTATGTCAGTATTAGATAACAACAATATTCCCAATGTTATTCCACCAGCAAATATAGTTGCTGAGAGAATCAAACGACAAACCAGGGTTACATTTCAAAATATGGTTAACGCTTTTAATGATGGGGCCAAAATCTTTTGGCAAAATGGTGCCGCTTCACCCAGTGAAATAGCCGAAGCATTAGGAAGTGATGCCAAAGAAGTTTTTGAACTTCATGGTCAATTGGGAGCGCTATTAGCTAGCATTAAACCACAAAGTATAGCTAGTGGATCTAGCGTTGTGGGAAATTTCACAATGAATGATGATGGAACCGTAAGCATAATCGTTCCAGAACCAACTCCAGAGGGCTGAAAACATGGCAATCAATTATGGAACTAATAGTGTAAAGTCGTCTGGTAGGATCATTGGTGGTGATGGTCAGAGCGTTGGCCGCACCCTATATTTTTATAATGCTGTTAATAATGACTGGAACACTTTGGGTAATTGGTTTGTTGATAGAGATCATACACTATCATCAGATAGTTTGCCTACTGATGAAGATACTGCTGTAATTTTAAGTGATATTAGTAGTAATGGTGGTAGTTTCATTGCTGATACTATAATTTTTGATAACGGTAACCTAAGCAATAGTTTTAATGGCTATTCTATTAGTGAAGTGCGCCGTATTATACTTATAAATGGTCAGCAACTTGCGGGCAATGGAACTATTGGTAGTAGTACTGGAACCAGAGTACAAATAGATCTATATGATAATTCTAAATTGTATTTTAATAGCAGCACAACCATCTATGGTGATGTGAATTTTCACGAAACTAGTTATATTGATAGTAGTAGTCAATCTGTAACTATAGAAGGAAATGTTGTTGTAACTTCTAGTGGTGGAAATAGTAATTACCAACCTATTTATTTTAATAACTCATATGGATTAACAATATTAGGAGACTTAAGAGTTGTGGGCAATAGCAGTAATCTCACAACTATACGATATGTAAAGGTTTTAGGAAAAACAGAATTGTTTCAAAATGTGAAAATCATGGATTGTCCTGGAGGTTCATATGGATTTTATGGGCCTGTAACCTTAACCGATAGCTGTATTATTGATGATAATGTATACTTTTATAATGATGTTACTCTTAATGAGGGCAGCATGATAGAAGGTAGTAGTAGTAATTATTTTTATTCATATAGTTCAGGAAGTGAGGCTGATTATCCAAATATTAAATTAACTCTCAATACTGATAGTTATTTTGCTAGTAATTCTTATATTAATATGTATGGCGGCACACTAATAATGAATACTGATGGTGATATAAGTAATGGCAGTAGTGTCACAATTAATGGAGATGATTATACTACCGTGGAATTTCGTACAAATACTGGTAATGGTTTTAGTGGTAATATTTATTGTGGAACCCTTAAAGTATTTAATGATGTTAGTTTTGGAGCTAATAGTATGCCAACTCTTAGTAGTAGCATTATGAAAAAGATTCAGTTCTTTAATAGTTCTAGACTATATGGAAGTTTAACGGTGGCTAATAATTGTTTTGTAGAATTCTATGATGATTCAAAGATTACTAATAGCTCAACATTAACTCTTGGAGATGATAATACAGCAATAGCCATATTCCACCATAGAAGCACCATCGACGCTGGTTGTAGTATAAGCAATGGTAGTCATGTGGTTATGACTGATTACACAACCAATAATGGAACTATAGGTTCACATTTTGCTTTCTTCAAAGGTTGGAGCGCTAACGAGGGTACTATTAGTTACGATGCATCTTTTAATGATAGGTCTGAAAATAATCTTAATATAAGTGGAAGTGCTAATTTTGATGATTGGAGTATTAATACTGGAGATATTACTGGTGATGCTGTATTCAATGGATTTTCTAAACATAGTACTGGTGGTAGCGCAGCTAATGCGTATTATATGGGTCCGTTGAGTAATGATGGTGGCACTGATAGTACAAGTTATGTTCCAGCCTGGGCATGATAGTGAGTAATTTATTATGATCAAATCAGGCTATAAAACAAGCGAATTTTGGTTTACGGTAGTAAGCTTCATATTTAGCGGACTATATTTAACTGGTATTTTAACAGAGAATGAACAAAAAGAAGAATTAATCACAGTAGTATCTCATGCTGTGGAAAGTGTAATACTAATTGGTGGTCAGGTTTGGATATTGGCTAGATATATAAGAGGCAGAAACGAAGTTAAAAAAATAGCACAAGAGGAGAAGAAAAAAAATGAATCCACGAGAACTAGTTCTAGAACAAGCCGAAAAACTTCACCAAGAACTAAAAAAGTCGTTAACCAACCTAAAAAGCGTAGCACTAAGTGAAGCGTGGAAAGCTCTACAATTAGTAACCGCTAGCACGGTTCAGATTATAGAGACTGTTGCGGATAATCTTAGTGGATCAGAGAAAAAACAACTAGCAATAGAATATATTAACACTTTCTACGATAAAGTTTTTTTAATCGTGGATATTCCTCTTGTTCCAAATCTCATAGAACCTATTATACATAGGTATATCAAATCTATTCTGATGATTATGGTATCATCCTCAATAGATGCTATGGTAACTATTTTTAGACAAACTGGTGTTTTCTTAAAGAAAGGAAACGTATAATGTTAGATTATGCTCAAAGTTTCGAGGAATTTTCAAGATCAGTCAAACCAATTGATCTGGCTTTATATGCTGGTGTGGGTTTAGTCCTTTGGGTTCTATTTAAGGACAAATTAAGTCCGGTTCAAAATTTGGTATTATCATTAGTGGACAAGGTTAAGGGTTTAGTGAGTGATGTTAGAAAAAATTCTGCTCCTAATGTTGTTCCAGTTGTAACCACTAATAGGGGAACAAACGAAGATGTATTTTTCCAGTTGGTAGCATCTTGGAAGCAAACGCGAGATCTGGCCGTGAAAAGCGGTTGCGTTGAGGCAGTAAAGGTGGCTGATCAAATGTTTCCATATCTAAGTCCAACAGTTTGCAAGGGTCAAAATAATGAATAAGAAAATTTTACTATTAGGATTAGCAGCAGTTTTAATTTTTGTGGGTCTTGTTAAACCAGACTTTAGCAATATTGGCGGTGGTGGTAGAATTAATGTAGATGAAATAGTTGTGGTAACTCCACCATCAGATAGCAAATTACGAGAAGCATGTGGTCCGGTAATAGATTCCTTAAAAAGCGGACCATCATCACGATCTCAAGATGGTAAAAGATTAGCTAATCTATATATGGATATTGCGAGATTAATAGAATTAGATGGTGAAGATATGGTCATCAAGAATACTGATGAGGTTAGATACGCTAACGGTCTTGCTGGACCAATGTTGCGAATGGATATCAAAGGCAAATATCCAGACTTAGCAAAGTCGGCACAAGCTGTTATTGTGGCTGGTGTTGGAGATGATAATGTGCCTCTAGATAAGGATCTAAGAGAAAAAATTGTGGAGAGTTTTAAGGCTCTTGCTTGGGCTTGTAACGAAGGGAGTAAATGATGTTAAGAACCTGCCCAGATTGCAAAATAGAAAAAAATCTACAAACTGACTTCAGTAAGAATAAACACATGTCTGGCGGTAGAGAATATTATTGTAAAATCTGTAGAAAAATACGAAGAAAGAAATGGGAACAGACCGGTAATAATCTTCAAAAAAAATTAGAAGCCACAAGGATTTATAAAAAAACATCTGAATTTAAAAACAGAAGAAATATTAAAGACAAAATTAAAAGAGATTCAAATCTACTCATTAAAATTATGCATAACTTAAGGAGTAGAACTAGAAAAGCGTTTTTAGGATTTTATAAAGATCAAACAACGAAAAAATTATTGGGTTGTGGTCAACAAGAACTGATGAATTATTTAATAAATAAGTTTGATGATAAAATGACTTTAGATAATTACGGAGAATGGCATATCGATCACATAATCCCATTGTCTACTGCAAAAACAAAAGAAGAACTAGAAAAGCTATGTCATTATAGTAATCTACAGCCGTTATGGGCGATAGATAATTTAAGAAAGAATAAAAATTATGCCAAAATTTAGTCCTAATGATCTTTATCAATTATATAAAAAAGGATTCTCTGGTTGTTTATTTGAACAACATATTTATGAACAACTATTAGAACATTCAAAATATGGTTATTTCTCTGATGGAGCAAGAAAGATTAAGAATAGTGGTAAGGGCAAACTAAGTACTCCGTACAAAAGTGTGTTAAAGTTTGATAAGAGTCCCTATAACGAAAGACAAACAGTTGGAGATTGTGTTTCACACGGAACACGAAATGCGTGTGATGTTAGTCGAGCAGTAGAGATTGATATTCATAAACAAAGAGAGGGTTGGGTAGCACGAGGCGCAACAGAAGCTATTTATGGTGCTAGAGGCCATAGTGGTCAGGGAATGAGTTGTGCTAGAGCGGCCGAATTTGTGAGTAAAAATGGTGGCATTCTGGTTCGTAAAGATTACAAGGGAATAGCCGATTTTACCAAATATAATAGTACTATTGGCACAAACTGGGGTGGTCGAGGATTACCAGATAAAGTAATAGATCTGGCCAATGATCATCAAATAAAAACAGTAAGTTTGGTACGCACAGTAGATGAAGCACGAGACGCTCTGGCTAATGGTTATGGATTAGCCGTATGCTCTAGTTTTGGCTTTAGTAACAAACGAGATAAGAACGGTGTAACTAATGTTAGTGGTAGTTGGGCTCATTGTATGGCTTGGATAGCATGTGATGATACTGGAAGCGAACCATTGTTTCTTGTGCAAAATAGTTGGGGTAAGTGGAATGATGGTGGTCATCCAGAATGGGGTCCAATTCCAGACGGCTCATTTTTAATTCGATCCGATGTTGCTGGTCAAATGTTGGCTCAAAATGGTAGTTATGCTTTTAGTAATTTTGATGGTTTTCCTGTTCAAAAACTTCCATCCTATGATTTCGAGAAATACTTATGAAACTCATTGATAGAATATCATTAGGTCGTGCTATTCAAATGTTCTTGGATTTTCTATACAAGATTATTAAATTGTGGAGTCCAAGTCCAAAGGGTGATGATACTCCCAAACCAAGACCACGATGGAGAAAGCGAAATGAATAAGATTGTTGCTTTCGTTCTACTAACATCCATCATATTCGGAGCCTATGGATATAATGGATCATCCACAGGTGTTGTTACAGTAGTAGGAAGCATAATCAAATCTCATCAAACAGAAAACGTAAAGAAATATAAAAGAAAAGAATGTCCTGTTTGTAAGGGTAAGGGTTGGTATATTAGTGGCGATGGTATAAAAAAGGTAGAGTGTGGTTATTGTGAACCAGAAAACGGTGACGCTCCATCAGAAATTACTCACCCACCAGTGATTATTCAGCCAGATTGTAAAACAAGGATCTTCCGAAGATGAACGAAAAAATCAAAAAACTAGCACAAAAAGTTTTAAATACTGTTCCAAACGCTCCAGAAAAGTTTGGTAATATAATAGCAATACTAATGGTAATTAGCATTATACTAACACTCATTCGTATTATTCAACAGTGTCGCAAGAACAGAATCAAAATGTGTGGCGACGAAAAAGAAAAATGCTCACTATATCATGCTGAAATTAAAGATATTAGTTTAACTCGCGGATGGTTTACAAAGCGTACTATTAAAAAATTACTCAAAAAAGAATTAACACCAGAAGATTACAATACCTATGGTGTTAGTATCATGAACGCCATATTGGAATGTGGCACCAAACTCACGGAGGATGAAACATTAACACTAATGGAGGCGGCAAATGTTTAATATTCTAGTATGGGCCGTATACGGCTTTTTCGTGGGTAGTGTGGCTAAAACCCTGGTTCCTGGCGAAGAGAATTTTGGCTTTGTTAAAACAGTAGCACTCGGAGTAGCCGGATCTTATATGGGTGGTGCCATATTGTATATGCTGGGCCAATACAACAGTTTGAGTCCAGCAGGACTAATCATGGGCGTTGCTGGTGGTGTTATAAGTCTTGTACTATATAACAAACTTACAACAAAGTGAGTTGACATACACGGGTGGTCTGATATAATACTCTTATGAGCAGACCCATCTGGACAGATTATTTTTTAGGATTGGCTAAAGTTGTTTCTCAACGTAGCCATGATGTTCAAACACAACACGGTTGTGTAATCACAGATTCTAATAATAGGATTTTAGGATTAGGATACAACGGATTTCCTCGCGGTTTGGATGATACCCTATTACCAAACAGTAGACCAGACAAATATCCGTGGATGATTCACGCTGAACGTAATGCTCTATCTAATTGTACTATACGACCAGAAAATGGGATAGCATATGTTACTGGTCAATCGTGTAACGATTGCATTATGGCCCTATGGCAAGAAGGAGTTAGAAAAGTAGTTATGACAAACAATCACGGCACACACCTTTTTGATGAAAAAGCTCAAAAAATATTTGATACTTTTGTTAGTATGAGTGGTATAGAAATAGAATATGTTGAACCAGATCTTTCGTGGCTGAAACAACTGTGCGGTGTATTATGATATTAATATCGTTTTATGTTTCATTAGGTATTTATGTTTATAGTCTCATAACTCAGAACCCCCATATGCAACAACAATCATTTGAAAGTGTTGTAGTGTTGGGGATATTTTCGTTAATAATGCTCAATAGGAGATAAGATGTCAGCACTTCAAGAACTTCAGAATTATACATTTGTTAGTAAATATGCTCGTTGGTTAGAAGATAAAAATCGCAGAGAAACTTGGAAAGAAGCTGTTGATCGTGTGCGAAATATGATGCACTCTATGTATGCCGACAAAGGAATATCAACAGATATTGATTGGGCATATGATATGATGTATAAGAAAAAAGTTCTTGGCTCACAAAGAGGATTGCAATTTGGTGGCGAACCAATTCTAAAACGTCACGCCAAAATCTATAATTGCACAAGTTCCTATTGTGATAGATTACGATTTTTTCAAGAATGCTTTTGGTTATTATTGTGTGGTAGTGGCACAGGATTTAGTGTGCAAAAACACCACGTTTCCAAATTACCAACTCTGGAACACAATCCTCCAGAGGATAAAGGCACTGTTTATGTTATAGAAGATAGCATAGAAGGGTGGGCGGATGCTCTAGGAGTCTTATTAAGTAGTTATTTTAGTAAACCAGTAGAAGAATTTAAACAATACAAAAATTGTCATATACTATTTGATTATAGTAATATTCGTCCACAAGGATCAAATCTTAGTTCTGGTGTTGGAAAAGCCCCAGGATTCGAACCTCTTGCTAAAGGATTAGAAAAAATAAGAGTATTGTTAGATCGTTGTGTATCCAATGGTCAAAAGAAACTACGACCAATTGATGCTTATGATATAGTGATGCACAGTAGTGATGCTGTGTTGAGTGGTGGGGTTAGACGATCTGCTAGTTTAGCGTTGTTTAGTCATGATGATGAAGAAATGGCCAAGGCTAAAACTGGTAACTGGTATCTGGAAAATCCCCAAAGAGCACGAAGCAACAACTCTGCTCTTTTATTAAAAGATTCTACCACATACGAAGAATTTCAAACCTTAATGGAAAGTGTTAAAGAGTTTGGTGAACCTGGATTTATTTGGAGCGATTCTACAGAGATGACTTTCAATCCGTGCGTAACAATTGACACAAAAGTTTTGACAACTCATGGCTGGACTGAATTTAAAGATCTTTTAGACACACAATCATTTGATATAGAGCAAGACAGTCGTGTATTTGGATATATGCAAGATGGTCAGGAACACTGGGCTGTTAATATGGATATTCCAAACGCTAATATTATTAATACAGCTTCTAACGCCAGAAAAACCGGCATTGATAGAGACGTTTATGAGTTAGAACTGACTTGTGGAAGAAAAGTAAAAGCTACAAGCAACCATCATTTTGCAACAAGACACGGAATGGTGGAATTAAAAGACCTAACAAGTGAAGATGAAATCTTAATCCCAATCTCTGAACCATATACTTCTGATAAAAATAGCGACGATTTTAAATTGGGTTATTTAGTTGGTCTTATTCATGGAGACGGTTGTTTTATTTCTAAATATAGTTCTTGCAGAATAAATTTTTGGGGTACGGCGGCGGAACTAGAGTCTCAAATATCAGAAACCGAAACCTATGTAAAATACTTCATTAGCCAATTAGATAAAGACTTATTGACATATAATCAAAATCTTGAACCAAAATTTTCTTGTTTAGAAGATAAAATTTATGGATCAAAGCCAAAATGGTCCCTAGAAAGTACCGCTCTAAATAAATATTTAAACACAAAAGGAATTCCGTCCATCAAAGACGATATTAGTTTTATACATAAAACATCTAAAAACTTTAAAGCTGGATTTGTTTCTGGAATGCTTTATTCCGATGGGCATTCTGAATATAATGAAAAATCAAAATCTCTAAGTATGAGATTATCGTCTGTTAACATAAGCGCATTGATGGATATACAATTAATTTTACAGGAGCTTGGGGTATTTGCCAGAATAAATATATCTAGAAAAGCAGGTAAAGCGCTTTTGCCAGATGGCGACAGAAACAATAAATATTATTCTACACAAACTAGTTATAGGCTTATTATTGGTGGACAAAATAATTGTTATAATTTGATAGGTTTTGCTAGTTTGCATATAAAAGACATAAATAGAATTAAGGAGGTTCTTAAAGATAGGCAAACATTTAGATTAACGAATAGATTTAGTTCATTTGTAAAAAAAATAACTTACATCGGAAAGCAAGACGTTTATTGTTTAACAGAAAATAGTAGACGCACCATGATAGTTAATGGCATAACATCACGAAGGTGTGTGGAAGTGGGTATGTGGCCTGTTGATGAGGAGAGCGGTAAGAGTGGATGGCAAGGGTGTAATCTATCTACTATTAATTGTTCATCTATAGAGGATGAATCTGATTTTTATGAAAGATGTAAAGCTGCTGCGATTATAGGAACATTACAAGCAGGCTTTACAAAGTTAGATTATCTAGGCGATATTAGTTGCCGCATCTTTGAAAGAGAATCTTTATTGGGCGTTTCGTTAACTGGCACTATGGAAAAATATGATCTAGTTTTATCAGAAAAGGTTCTAAAGGCTGGTGCTAAAATGACCATAGAAACCAATAAAGAATTTGCTAAAAAACTCGGTATTAATCAAGCTGCTAGAGTAACGTGTTTAAAACCAGAGGGCACAAGCAGCAGTATGCTCGGGACTAGTTCTGGCATCCATCCTCATCACGCTAAACGCTATATACGCCATGTGCAGGCTAATGTTTTAGAAGCACCATACCAGCACTTTAAGAATTATAACCCACAAGCGTGCGAAAAATCTCGCTGGTCAGCAAATAATACTGATGAGGTAGTTAAATTTCCAATTGAAGTTCCCGACGGAGCCAAAACCAAGAATCAACTTCCCGCTGTGGATATGCTCTCTATCGTAAAGGATACTCAAAAGAATTGGGTACACTCTGGTAAGAATAAATCATTATGTACTCAAGATTATCTTAGTCATAATGTTAGTAATACTGTTACAGTAAAACCAGATGAATGGGAACAGGTAACAAAATATATTTATGATAATCGTAAATATTTTGCTGGTATTAGTTTAATTCCACAAAGCGGAGATAAAGATTACCCTCAAGCACCGTTCACCACTGTTTACACAAGCAGAGAAATAGTAAAAGAATACGGAGATGCTGCGTTATGGTGCTCTGGATTAATAGAACTTGGACTAAATGCTTTTGATAATAATCTTTGGGCTGCTTGTGATTATGTGAATATGAATCAAGCTAAAGAAAACGACACTAAGGAAAAGCTATTATTCACCACAAAGATGAAGAATTTTGCTGGTAAATATTTTAATGGGGATGTAAGGAGATTGACTTACTGTATGAAGGATGTTTATAACTGGAAAATATATTGTGATTTATATGACAGCTATAAAAAGGTTGATTATACACAACTATTAGAAACAGAGGATAATACTGCTGGAATAGAAGAGATTAGTTGTGCCGGCGGCGCTTGCTTAATTTAATCCCATTTTCAGCGAGGTATCCCATTGAGAAAGAACAACAAAGATAAGAGAAAGTCTAAGGTTATAGATGCTACAAACGATATTGAATCGAGTGGTCCACTATATCGTAATAGATTAAGACCACGATCAGATAATCAAAAAGATTATATAAGAACAGTAGCAGAAAATACTATCACGTTTTGTCAGGGCGTGGCTGGAAGTGGTAAAACACATATTGCTATAGGTATGGCTCTGGAATATCTATTAGATGATAAAATAAAAAAAATTATTATAACCAGACCAGTAGTAGAGAGCGGAGAGAAAATAGGATATCTTCCTGGTACAGCAGAGGAAAAATTACATCCTTACCTATTGCCAATACTAGATGAAATATTGCATTTTATTCCTGTGAGTCATTATGCGGCATTAAAGCTTAATAATAAAATTGAGATAGTCCCCTTGGGATTAATGAGAGGACGAAACTTTCACAATAGCTTTATAGTAGCAGATGAGTGCCAGAATGCTTCGTATGATCAATTAAAAATGTTGTTGACACGCATAGGAAACAACAGTAAAATGGTATTAACAGGAGATATTAGTCAGTCTGATTTGCCAAGGAATTTCCGTGGCGGATTTTTGGATTTAATTAAAGCCCTCGATGGTGTGGACAGCATAGGACTTTCCAGACTAGAATATGGGGATATTGTTAGAAATCCAATTATTGCTAAGATTCTACTAAGATTAGAGTTTTTAGAAGATGAGACTAAAAAACAGTAAATGTCTACTGCTCAATGCTGATTATAGCCCATTATCAATTATTGATTGGCAAAAAGCTATAGTTTGGTATATGAAATACGAACACAATCCAAGGTATGGTATTGATGTGATTGATTTCTATAAAGATGATCATATAAATGGAACAAACAACAGAAAATATCCAGTACCAGCAGTTGCTAGGACCAAACGATACTTTAAAATAGATAAACAAAATGTTACATTCTCTCGTAAGAACATTTTTATACGAGATAATTTTACGTGTCAATATTGTTCTAGTGTTTTTACATACAATGAATTAACTTATGATCATGTGATTCCGAAATCTATATGGAATAACGATAATGGTTCTCCCACTTGTTGGACCAATATTGTAACATCTTGCATATCATGTAATCGTAAAAAGGGAAACCGAACCCCCAAACAGGCGCATATGTCCTTATTAGGGCTACCATTCAAGCCAAATAAGAGTCCCAAATACTTGCCAATCTCGTACCACCTATCTAAAATAAAAACAGACCTACCACCAGAATGGTCTATCTATTTACCAGATTCTTATATTGTGTAGATATGCCAACCTATTCATATCATTGTAATCATTGTCATAAACAGTTCGAGTTGTTTTTTTACATCAAAGATTACGAGCAATCACCCAAATGCACATTCTGTAAAAATACGGATACACACAGAGATTATATGCTTGATTTAGCCACACAATCAGCATCGGTAAGAAAATCAGATAGTGAACTAAAAACCATAGGAGATTTAGCTAATAGAAATAGAGACAGAATGAGCGATGATCAAAAAACATCATTATACTCCAAACATAATGATTACAAAGAAAAACAGTCGGAAAAACCCCTACCAAAAGGAATGTCAAGAATAAAGAAAGGACCAAAAACCATATGGCCAAATTAACAACAGATACCGATCAATTTATCTATCGTCAAAATACAACATCTACGGACACTAATCGTATAGAGTGTTTTTATACCATATTAGGTGATCACGACTTTATAGACGAAAATAAAAAACCAAGAGCAAACAAAGAGAATGAATTAGTGGTAGCAAAATCCTCCCAGTATGGAACTAATCCTAAAAGATATTTTGTAAAAGTTGGAGCACACGGCAAACTGTATAATCCAATAGGGCTATATAGTGAGGGCAATAACAATAAATTCATGAGTAAGATTGGTAGAAAAGAATGGGAATTCAAAGAGGTAAATCAACAAATCTTCGATCTATATTCTAATTTTCTTACCACAAAAAACATAGCATGGATAAATAATGCAGAAAGAGAGATGTCCTAATGAGCACAAAAATCCAAGAATACGCCGTTAAATATTTACACGACACCATGAAAATGGATAATGCTACAATAGCGAAAGAACTAAAGCTCAAAGAATCTGATGTGTCTAAAATTTTGGATAAAAATCCCACAAACAAACAATCATCCACTAAAAACCTAATGATCAATGAAACTAGTGCTAAAAAAAGCAAAAATGTTAGCATCATGACACAAGCAGCATCTATGCAAAATGATGAACTGATAAAAAATATGAATACCACCAATAGAACACAAGATTGTATATATAGACCTAAAAATAGCTAAAATTAATTATGCTAGATATAAATAGATTTTTAGAATATCAACAGAATAAATCTAAATATTCTCAATTAGGACAAGATTTGTTTGTATTATTTATTCTTGGAGAAAAAACAAATGGATATTTTGTTGAGTTTGGTGCCACAGATGGTATAGAAAAATCTAATACATTCTTGTTGGAAAAAGAATATTCGTGGTCTGGTATACTTTGTGAACCAGCCAAACAATACCACGAATCTTTATTAGCTAATCGGTCATGCCGCAAAGATTTTAGATGTGTATCTTCTTCAACAGGACAAAATCTATCATTTAGAGATTGCAAATTTGGAGAATTATCTTGTATAGATAGTTATACTAACAATGATTTTTGGGCTTGGAATAGAGTAGACGCTAAAATCTACGACGTTGAATCTGTTTCATTAAATGATCTATTATCTCAATATAATGCGCCACAAACTATAGATTATGTTTCAATAGATACAGAGGGTTCTGAATTTGATATACTAAATAGTTTTAATTTCTCATATGATATCCTCACAATGTCTGTTGAACACAACCATACAGAGAACAAATCTAAGATTATACAACTATTGGAACAAAACAACTTTATTAATGTATTTCCAGAGATAACTGATTTTGATAGCTGGTTTGTAAATAAAAATGTCTACAACCAATAAATTAGGAGTATATTACACTGATAATTCTATTCCAAAAATTATAGAATATACACTAAATAGTTTGCGTGATATTTCTTTAAACAAGCATCTAGTAGATATAAAAACATGCTCTTGGTTCAAAATTAATAATAATCCTTTTGATAGTAAAAGAGCATTAACAAATAGTAAAAACCATCTAAATATTATTATTCAAATACTACAACTGTTGTATAGTGTGGATCCAAACCAATATAAGTATGTTTGTTTTTTGGAACATGATGTAATATATCCAGAAGAATATTTTTTATTTCCTGAATTTGATACTGGATGTTTATGCAATGCTAACTATATAGGTTTATGTGATACTGGTTTTCAATTGTCAGCACCAAATCACCAACCATTACATCAAATGATAATGATATTTGATGAGGCTGTACATCATTTTGAACAAAGAATCAAAACAGCCATCAAAGATGTTGTGCTCAATCTAGAACCAGACGACAATAGAACAACATGGACATCCTCAAAAGCTTGTATACATATTAATCATGGACATCATTTTACTACCCATTATAAAACATATCAAAACCTAGCTTATAAAAATTATCCTGGGTGGGGTTATTATGAAGACATATGGAAAAATACAATATAATGAAGAAAAAATATCCTTCTAAATATTCGAATGGTAAAGAAGTATCAGCCGCACAATATATCACAGAAATGATTTGTGAGAAAATGGCTATTATTAATAAGCAAGATTTACATTATAGATTTTGGCTTACTCCAGAATGGGAAAAATTTTATCGAAATCAAATATCTTCAGCTCATAAATTACTTAAAAAGTATTCCGATATTGCTATAGTCAGAGCGCTCAACAACAGCAAAGCAACAAAAATATATTCGCTGCGAGCACCTCACCTCGTACCTATCATAGAACAAGAACAGATCAAGCTAAGTCAACAAAATCAAAATTTATCTGTTGATTTGTCAAGAAAACAAGATATCAATTATAGTAAGCCACAACCAACAAAGAATATCATTTCCAAACTTAAGGATCTAGAATAATGAGTCTAAAAGAAGATGTAATAAAAACCTTTGGCGACAATATCATATTAAATGGAAATGCTGTTGTAGACAGAAAGAGCATTACTATACCAGTAAGTCCATCACTAGACATTGTATTGAATGGAGGAATACCAGAGGGTAGTTTCGTTGTTCTTACAGGACAACCCAAATGCGGTAAAACCACAACATCTTTAGACTTCGCATCTACTGCTCAAAAATCTCAATATCAAGGAACCCTAAAAGGCCCTAGAGAAGTGTACTATCTAAACATTGAAGGTAGATTAAAGAAAAGAGATTTAGAAGGCATCAAAGATCTGGATTTATCAAGATTTCATGTTATAGGAAGCCAAGAGGGTAAGATCTTACACGCAGAAGAATATTTACAAATAGCAGAAAAAATCATTAATGAGATACCGGGAAGTATCCTTATTATAGATTCTTATTCAGCACTGTGTACCGAAGCAGAAATTACTAGTGAAATGGATAAGATGCAGCGAGCAGATGGTGCAAAATTATTAGCTAAATTCTGTCGTAAAGTAGCTAATGTGATTCCTGTTAATAAAAATATTGTAATTGGTATTACTCATTTGATGGGTAATCCAACAGGATATGGTGCGGAGTTTAAAGAAAAGAGTGGGCAGGCCATTGCATATCAAACAGATATCAAATTGAGGGCTAAGAGTTTTAAACCGTGGGTACTTAGTGCTGACAGTAATCAAATAGGACAAGAGATAGAATGGCAAGTTGTATGCTCTGCTCTTGGGCCACCGGGTGGTAATATTACTAGTTATATTAGATATGGACAAGGTATTGATAAGTATATGGAGGCCATAAACCTTGCTTCAGATATTGGTATTATACATAAGGGTGGAGCATGGTATACTCTAACGGCTCTAGAAGATAAACCAAAATTTCAAGGAGCCGAAAAAGTGCGTCATTATCTATTAGATCATCCAGAAGCATATGAAAATTTGGTGAAAAGCATAAAAGATACAATGGGTATTAAATGTTAATAGTTGATTTAGATGGTAATTCACATAACTGGTTACTTAGTGGTAATATGGCAAAGGGTAGAACTGTAAATAGATCATCTTTGCATTTGCAGGCCAGAGAACTGATATCTAAAACATATCCCACACTCCAAGTTTTGGAAGAAGTACCTATCTCTTTAAGAAAGAGTGAGGTTTTGTACTTAGATTTTTATTTACCCCTAAAAAAAACTTGCATAGAGGCGCATGGAGAACAACACTATAAGTTTGTGCAATTCTACCATCACAACTTACTGAATTTTTTAAAATCGCAAAAAAGAGATAGAGAAAAAAAGGAGTGGTGTGATCTTAACCAGATAACCTATATTGCTTTACCCTATAACGAATCTATAGAGTCATGGTTTGAAAGGATTAACAATGCTTAAAACATCAAAAGAAGAAATTAAATATTGGGATGATATTTTAGACGAATATGAACAATCAATTGGTTTGCCAGAATACAAAGAAGATGTCTTGGGATCTGATGAGCTAAATATTTATCTTACTATGAACAGAGATAGTATAGAAAAACTTGGTCCAGAAGACTGCGCTCAAATTTCTTATAGATTAGGTCAGTTTGCTTTTCATATACAAAGAACAGTCAACAGGGAGTTAGCAAGATTTAACTGGGCTGATGAAGTTATCAAAGAAACGATTGCAGACGAAATAAATAACTACAAAGGATATGGATATCTAGAAAAATCTGGACAGGCAATTAAACACAATGATAAAGCCTCATCATTAAATAAAATTAAGGTGTATGCCAAACAACGTAGTGATAGATTATCATATTTAGCTAATGGAATAAAAAATCTTTCTGATATATTATTGTCTATACAAAAAACAAAGGTGAAGCATGGGACTTGATAAAGATGATATCAAAGCTTTGATAGCTATTCTGCAAAAAGGATTAACAGATGACAACGACGATGATACTGTAGATAAGCCGAGATCTAACAAAACGAAAAATAGCACATCCACAAAAAAGAAAACTAATCGTATCAATAAGTTTGATCAAATGGCAGAATTTAATATGTGTAAAGAGGATGTGGAATTTGATAGAAAAATTAGAAAACCACCACCATCCGCCAGAAATAGAGATTTTGATTATATCAATGTTCAATGTAGGGTGTGTGGAAAAAAAGATAAGGTTCCTCCGGTCTTGGTAGAGTCTAAAGAAAGATACAAGTGTAACAAGTGTTCGACTGGAGCGGGGTGATAGATGATCTTATGTGATCCTGCTGCTGAAAGAGCAGTTTTAGCTGGAATCTATAATTATGGAGATGAAGCCTATCTGGATATAGCCGATATTATCCAAGAATCATCATTCACTATAGATAGTAATGTTCTAATATTCAAATGTATCAAAAGACTATTTGATAGCAATAACACTAAGCTAGACATAGCTTCTATATACTCTGCTGCTGAAGAGTTGGGGTTGTCTCATGTTTTATCCAAAAAAGAAGAAACACAACACCTAAAAGCCATAATAGATTTTCCTGTAGAACTAGATAATGTTAGAAAATTTGCCGCTAAGATAAGAAAGCTAGAAATAGCTAGATTACTACGTAAACAACTAGAACTAGTTCAAGACAAGCTCCTTGATGTTAACGGCACGGAACCTGTCTCATCAATTATTGGCATGGCAGAAGACGGTATTTTTAATTTTACATCTTTATTGAATGATGCCGATGACAAACCTGCTAAGATAGGCGAAGGACTAGATAATTATATACAGAATCTCATAGATAATCCTATAGATCAAGTCGGCATACCTACAGGTTTTCCTATTTATGATAAAGCTATAGGTGGTGGTTTACGAAGAGGAACAGTGAATATTATAGCGGCTAGACCCAAAACAGGTAAAACATTACTATCAGATAATATTGGTTTTTATATTGCTAATAAACTGAATATACCAGTTTTAAATATGGATACGGAAATGGCAAAAGAAGATCATATCAATAGAGTTTTAGCAATGATGACCGAGGTTGAGATAAACGATATCGAAACAGGCAGATTTGTCGAATCACCAGAAAAACAAAACAAGATATCAGAAGCGGTAGAGTCATTGAAGAAAACCAAACTATTTTATAAAAGCATTGCTGGTAAACCATTTGAAGATCAATTATCTATCATGAGAAGATGGTTGGTTAAAGAAGTGGGACTCAACGATGATGGTACTGCGAAAGATTGTGTTATTTTTTATGATTATCTAAAACTAATGGATAGCGCTGGTATTAGTCAGGATCTGAAAGAATATCAGTTATTGGGCTTTATGATGACCAGTTTACATAATTTTGCTGTGAGATATAAAGTACCAATCGTTGGTTTTATACAATTAAATAGAGATGGCATCACCAAAGAAAGCACAGACACCGCTAGTGGTTCAGACAGAATCATATGGCTATGTAGTAATTTCACAATATTTAAAAGGAAAAGTGACGAAGAAATCGCTGAGGATGGTTCAGATAATGGGAATAGAAAATTAGTACCATTGATCAGTCGTCATGGTGGTGGATTAGACGATAATGATTATATAAATTGTAATATGAAGGGTTGGTGTGCAAAAATTACAGAAGGTAAAACTAGACTAGAAATTATTCATAATAACAAATCAGATGAAAAGGGTTTCATAGTTGATGACAACAATGATACGACAATCCCATTTGAATGATCAAGCTAAGCTAAAAATAGTTTGTGATGAGGTTTGTGATAATATTGAACTATTATTAGACTCCTTGGGTCTTGATTATAAGTTAAATAATAAGATGATTACTATGAGTTGTCCTATTCATGGTGGAGATAACCAGTCCGCATTAAATCTCTATCCTACTGGAGACAACTACAGAGGTAATTGGAAGTGTAGAACACATAATTGTGAAAATATTTTTAAAGCATCAGTATTGGGTTTTATTCGTGGTGTTATTTCTCATCAAAAATATGGATGGACCAAGAATGGAGATAATAGTTGCTCATTTAAAGAAGCTGTAGAATATGCAACATCTATTATTAATAAAGATCTGTCTGATATTAAAATAAATAGAAAAGATAAAGAAAAAAAACAGTTCACCAGCGTGATAGGTTATCTCAATAATTCTGATAATGAGAATACCACAAAAAAAATTATCAGATCACAAATAGTTAGATCTTTAATCATACCATCACAATATTATCTCGATAGAAAATATTCTGCTGAAATACTCAGCAAATACGATGTTGGTTTATGTGACAAACCAGACAAAGAAATGTATAAAAGAATTGTTGTACCAGTATATGATAATGATTATAAGTATATGATTGGTTGTTCTGGTCGTAGCATTTTTGAAAAATGCGGCTTATGTAAATCACATCACGATACAAATACAAATTGTCCAAACAATGATGATGGTTGGAAATATTCAAAATGGAAACACAGCAGCGGCTTCAAAAGTCAAAACCATCTCTATAATTTCTGGTTTGCTAAACAACATATTCTAAGCACAGCAACAGTTATTATTGTGGAAAGCCCAGGTAATGTTTGGAGATTAGAAGAAAACGGTATTCATAATAGTGTTGCTATATTTGGTTCCTCATTAAGTGATCGACAAAAAATATTATTAGATTCGTCTGGAGCTATGAATATTATTATATTAACAGATAATGATGAGGCTGGTCGCAAGGCGGCAGATCAAATTAAAATTAAGTGTCAAAACACCTATAGGATTTTTAGTCCTCAGATTTCTAAAAATGATATTGGAGAAATGACATCATCAGAAATAGATGTAGAAATTAAGGAATATATCAATAAAATTATATGACAAAAATAATAGCATTCGCTGGTCGTAAACAGTCCGGAAAAACCACCTGTTCAGAATTTGTGGCAAAATACCATAATGGTACTACTGAGCCATTTAATAGTTCCAAGATTTATAACTTTGCCGATCCTCTCAAACAAGATATTTGTATGAATATTCTTGGACTATCATATAGTCAGTGCTACGGAGAAGATATCGACAAAAACACTCCAACACAGTTAGTATGGGATGGCAAACAATTAACCGCCAGAGAAGTCATGCAGTTTGTGGGGACGGATGTGTTTAGAAAAATGAAACACGATGTTTGGGCGAATGCTACTATTCAAAAAATAAATAATGATAAGCCTGCTCTAGCTATCATTGCCGATTGTAGATTTCCTAATGAGGTAGAGGCAGTAAAAGAGGTTGGGGGCATAGTAATCAAGCTAAATAGAAATCCACATAATTCTAATCATGCTAGCGAAACAGCTTTGGATGAAGAAAATTACTCTATTAAGAATTTTGACTTGGTCATATACAATGAGAACATTTCTATTGATGAGCAAAACAACATGGTCATTAGCTTCCTAAAGAAGAAAAAGGTGCTGACATAATTATTACATATCTTAGAAGTAGTTCATACGGCACACACAGTATGTGTCCTATGCAATATTTTATCGAATATAATTTAGGACTTAAAAGCCCATCTAATAAGAAGGCCGATAAAGGCACCATTTGTCACAAAGTTCTAGAAATATTAGCGCATATTAAATTATGTCAACAAAATAATTTATCCGTATATATCGATGATATTTTAGGTTCAATATCTATAGATTCTTATAATTTGACCACTATTATAGAAAGAGTTTACAAGTACTATTCGTCTCAGTTTAAACATCATGAATGGGAAGCTAAAGACTATAAAGACTGCCACGCCTGGGTTCACAAAGCGATTACAGACCACAATGGATCGTTTGATCCTCGCTCCAGAGACATTGTGCAACCAGAGCAAAGATTCGATATAGAGATTAAACGGAAATGGGCCTATTATAAATATGATAGAGATAATTTAGAGGGGTATTTGGCTATTAAAGGAACCATAGATCTTATCACAAGAGTTAACGATAATACATTAGAAATCATAGATTGGAAAACTGGTAAAAGATTGGATTGGGCCACGGGTCAGGAAAAAACCTTAGCAAAATTACAAGACGATCCTCAACTAAGAATATATCATTATGCTGTTAGCTCACTATATCCTGAGTATGATCATGTTATGGTTAGTATTAACTTCATTAATGATGGTGGTGCTTTCACCATTTGTTATGATAAAAAAGATCTTATCAAAACAGAAGAAATGCTACGATCTAAATTCGAGACGATAAAACACACTAAAATTCCGCAACTGAATAAAACCTGGAAATGTAATAAATTATGTCACTTTGGTAAAAGTACTTTTGACAATAGTAGTATGCTACCAATAGTGGAATATAGACCCAATCAAGTGTGTGCTATAGATAGTACCATGACAAAATGCGAACAAATCAAACACGATATTGAAATCAAGGGTGTCAACAAGGTACTTGACGAATATACAACACCAGGGTATACTGTAGGTAAGTACAAAGCACCCGGCAGCACAGAATGAACTATATACCATTACATTGCCATTCCATGTATAGTTTATTGGATGGTTTATCTCAGCCAAAATCAATGGCAGAAAGATGTAAAGAAATTGGAGCATCTGCTTGTGCTCTTACTGATCATGGTAATATTGCTGGTGCAATAAAGTTTTACACTGCCATGAAGGCAGCTGGTATTAAGCCCATTTTGGGGTGTGAACTATACATATGTGATCAAGACCCATCATTTAAGGATAAAGAAAATAGATCTCTATCTCATTTTATTGTGCTTGCTCGTAACTATAACGGATGGAAAGACCTAATTAGAATAGTATCAGAATCTAATAAACCAGAATATTATTATCATAAACCCAGATTAGATCTGCAAACTTTAGCCAAACTCAACAATGGTCATTTAGTAGCGATCACAGGGCATTTGGGCTCAACTTTAGCCGATCTAATTTTGGATAACTATAATCTAAAAGACAATTGGTTATCTCTAGGAATAGAACATGTGAGATATCTTAAAAAGATATTCAATAATCATGTGTTTTTAGAAGCACAATTAATTGATAAAGATAATCTTCCAGTACAAATTCTATTAACTGATGCTATTAGGACCATAGGTAAAGAAACCGACACTAAGGTTATTTGCACCCCGGATGCTCACTACTGTAAAAAAGAAGACGCTGTTGATCAACGTATATTATTATGCAATAATTTAAAAACAACATTTCCAGAAATTAGTCGCAAACTCAGCAACGACGAACAGGTTCCACTGGGGTGTTTCTTTATTTCTGAAAATTACCATATTCCATCTCAAGAAGAAATTAACGATCTGCATACACTAGAGGAAATCAGTAATACAAATTATGTAGCAAATTTAATAGAGGATTATGATATTTTGAGCAAACCTAGGTTGCCACCATTTCAGTGTCCAACAGGATATGATGATGCTGAATATTTAAGAGAGCTTTGTAGAAAGGGCTGGAAAGATAAAATTGCCAATAATATACCAAAAGAACATCAGCAGCAATATGTGGATCGCATAAAATATGAGTTAGATGTTTTACAGGGTGCTGATCTCAGTAGCTATTTTTTAATAGTTCAAGATATTGTAAAATATGTGAAGGACAATAGTTGGTTACCCGGTCCTGGTAGGGGTTCTGCGGCTGGTTGTTTAGTATCTTATCTTATTGGTATTACAAATATAGATCCTATCAAATATAACTTATTTTTTGATAGATTTTATAATTCTGGTAGGAATACGAAGGATAGAATAAGTATGCCAGATATTGATGTGGATGTGCCTATAGATAAAAGAGAATATATCATAGAATACATAAAAAATAAATATGGTGTGGATAAAGTTGCACAAATGATTACCTTCAATACTATAAAGGGTAGGGGTGCTCTTAAGGATGTTTTAAGAGTATATGGTAATATTGGTTTCGAAGAAATGAATCGTATAACTAAAAATATTCCGGACGAAGCTAAAATAGCTGATGATCTTCAGGAAATGAAAGAAGAGACAGGTGAGGCATCAATTATTAGATGGGCATTGGAAAATAATGGAGATAAACTTAGAGAATGGTGTTACATCGACGATAATGGCGAGCTTCAGGGACCACTGGCCAAAAGATTCGAACAGGCTATAAGATTAGAAGGAACAAAGTCGAATCAATCAAAACACGCCGCTGGTATCGCTATTAGCTCGGAGCCTTTGCATCAAATATGTCCAATGATTTATGACACCAAGAACGAACAAATGATTGCTGGTATGGAAATGCAAGATCTAGAAAATATTGGTATAATTAAATTCGATATTCTCGGTGTTGCAATGTTAGATAAGATTATGACTATTCAAAATTTACTTAGTAAAGGAGTTAATATATGAATAAGCAGTTTCAAGAAGTATCCGTTGGTTCGGTATTTACTCTAAATGAAACACAATATAAAAAGGTCGATACTGCAAAGGTTAGTTGTTGCAAATCTATAAATGCAATAGCTGTACAGAATGTGCAGAATAGAATTTTTGTACAACCAACTCAAGAGGTAGTGGTCTCTGAATGATTAACTATAACAAAATTTGTGTTTTTGATTTTGAAACAGATGGCTCTGATCCATCGGTATGCAGTCCCGTGCAACTGGCTGCTATTATTATAGATCCTATTAGTTTAGAAGTAATAGATGATTCAGAATTAAATATCCACTTTAAGCCAGAGGTTCTAGAAAATACAGAGAACTACACTTATGAAACTGATATTCTGGACTTTCATTCAAAGGTTAAGGGGTGTTCCAAAGAAGAGGTCCTAAAGTCATGGTATAAATATCCTAAACAGGATCACTCTTGGAAGATATTTGTAAATTATTTAGAAAAATATCATACTAGATCATCCAAAAAAAGTCAATTTACAGCACCAATAGCTGCTGGATATAATATTAATCGGTTTGATTTACATATTATTGATAGATTAAGCCGTAAATATGGTAACCTAAATAAAGAACATAGGACCAATTTATTCTATCCACGAGATGTTGTTGATGGTATGAATTTGATGTTTTATTGGTTTGAAAACAATAACGATTTAAAAAACTACACACTAGATAATGTGAGAGATTATTTTGGGTTATCCAAGGATAATGCTCATGATGCTTTGCAAGATGTAAAGGATACCGCTCAAATTATTGTGCGTTTTCTTAAGTTACATAGAAATCTAGGACAGAAAGTTAAATTTAGAAACGCATTCTCAAGCAGTAATGTCTAAACATTTTTCATATTCGTGTGGGTGTAAGTTTCCTATTGTAGAAAACAATGGTTCCACACAGATCACTTTTGATCCTTCTATAGATCATATAACCCTAGACTGTCAAAGAACCTGGGATCTTATATCAGATGGAAATACAAAAGGGTGCTTTCAATTAGAGAGTCGCCTTGGTAGATCTATGGCTAAGAAATTGAAACCATCTAATATAGAACAACTATCAGCGCTCATAAGCATTATGCGTCCTGGTTGTTTGGAAGCTATTAGAGATGGTAAAAGTGTTAGTCATCATTATATAGATAAAAAAAATGGACTAGAATCAGTAGATTATTTTCATCCTTGCTTGAAAGAAGTATTAGAGAATACATATGGAGAGATGGTTTATCAAGAACAAGCAATGGAGATTGTTAAGGTAGTCGCCGGTTTCAATCTTCAAGAAGCAGATATGTTGCGCAAAGCTATTGGTAAAAAGAAACCAGAAGAAATGGCCAAAGTTAAATCCAAATTTATGGATGGCGCTAGTGCTATGAGCCTAGTTACTCAAGAACAGGCTGAACAAATTTTTGGATGGATCGAAAAAAGTCAGAGATATTCTTTTAATAAAAGTCATGCTGTAAGTTATGCTGTTAATGCTTATTTATCGGCATATGCTAAAGCACACTTTCCGAAAATATTCTTTGCTTCGTATCTGCGATTTGCTAAAGATAAAATAGACCCTCAAGCAGAAATTAAGGAGTTAATACTTAATGCCAGCGAGATGGATATTTCTGTACATAATCCGGATTTGAGATTAAAAAACGAATTTTTCATTCTGCATGATAATAAAATTTATTTTGGTTTAACTGATATCAAGGGTGTTGGATCTTCTGTGTTTGATAAGATTACTAAATTATCTACACAAATAGATTTTAACTCTATGTGTTGGTTTGAGTGTTTATTATTTGTCTTAATTAATATTAATAGTACAGCATCGAAAGCATTAATTCAAAGTGGATCTCTTGGATTTTTTAAAATATCCAGAAACAAAATGTTGTTCGAATACAACACCGTGAGTGGTTTGACAAAAAAGGAGTTAGAAATTTTAAGTAGTTATGTGAAAGAATTTAAAGATAAACACAAGCTCAGTGAACTATTATCATTAGTTCTTGGTCAGTCTAAAATTAATAAAAATAGAAAAAATGCTATACAAGATATGATCAATTCATTAAAAAATCCCCCGTATTCTTTACAAGATAGTCCTGAATGGATATCTGACTGTGAAGATTCCTTACTAGGATACTCAATCTCTTGCTCAAAAATAGACATGTATGATATTAGTATGACAAATATTACATGTAAAGAGTTTAAAACAACTACTATGAAAGATAATTTAATTATCGGTGGAGAAATAGATTTTATTAGTGTAACAAAAACAAAATCAGGAAAAAATCCAGGATCAGAGATGGCATTTCTTACAATAATTGATAGCACAGGCTCTTTGGATTCGGTTATAATGTTTCCAGAAAAGTATAAAGAATATAAGAATATATTATTCGTTGGTAATGTTATCATATTAAAGGGAAATAAATCAAAAACTGGTGATGGCCTAATTGTGGAAAAGGCTTATATTCCAAGGGCTTGACTTGTGTCCCGTCGAGCTTACAATATGTCAGGTCAGGTTTGGTTTTAAATTAACAAGGAGATGTATATGAATATTGTTATGATTAAAGGTAATTTAGCTAGGGATCCGGAACTCAGAGTTATTACAACTGGTGATAAACAAACTTATGTGGTTAATTTTACTGTTGCCACATCAAGAGAATTCACCAAGGCTAATGGTACACAAGATAAAATTACCTCATTTATTCAGTGTGAAGCATGGGATAGTGGCGCTGAGGCCATTTCATCTTCGTTGAAGAAGGGAGATCTAGTAATTATCGAAGGATCATTACGTAATGACAGTTGGGAAAAGGATGGAGTAAAACATAATACTCTAAAGGTCAGAGTTAATAATTTTGGTAAAATCTCAAAAACCAAAAGATCAGAAAAAACAGCCGACGCTGTTGCGTTCTGATTTTAAGTATCTCTAATATAGATCCCTGGCATCTCAATGGTGCCAGGGGTCTGTATTCTATAACATGAAAAAAACAAAAATTTTACTATGTAACGATGCTAGTTTTTTAGATACCGGTTATGGTATTTATGGTAAGGAAATTCTCTCACGACTACATAAAAACGAAGAGTATGAAGTAGCAGAATTAGGTTGTTTTGTTGATCATTTAAATACCAGAATTAAAGATATTCCCTGGCGGTTCTATGCTAATGCTGTGCCTGTTAATGACGAAAGATACAACACTTATAAAAGTAACAACCTTAATCAGTTTGGTCTTTGGAGATTTAATAGGGTTTTAGCAGACTTTAATCCTGATATAGTTTTTGATGTTAGAGACTATTGGATGAGCGCGTATCAAGAAACCAGCCCATATCGTAGATTTTATAATTGGGTAATAATGCCAACAGTAGATTCTGCTCCTCAGCGCATAGATTGGAAAATTACATTTAAAAATAGTGATTTAGTAGTTCCATATACTCAATGGGCCAAAGACACCCTAATACAAGAGTGTGGAGATACTATTAATCTATTCCCACAAATCGCTAATGCTGGAGTAGATTACAATATATTTAAACCAATATATAATAAAGATGAACACAAAACCAAATATTTAGGTACAAACAAAATTAATGTGATTGGCACAGTAATGCGTAATCAAAAGCGTAAATTACTAGCTGATCTTATATTAGTATTAAATGAATTTATTAAGAATCCTAGTAATTCAACAAATACAGTATTATATCTTCATACTAGTTATCCAGAAGAGGCTGGGTGGGATATTCCCTCGCTTCTTTTAGAATATGGTGTTGCTGATAGGGTTTATTTTACCTATTTGTGTAAATCATGTAATAGTTTTTTCCCTTCTAAATTTAATGGGATTACGACAAAGTGTACAAGTTGTGGATCTTATAATGCACGATTTACTAGTACAACTAATTCGGTGTCTACTTCACAATTGAGTGAGATATATAATCTGTTCGATGTTTATCTACAATATGCTATATGTGAAGGATTTGGTATTCCACAAATAGAGGCTGCATCTTGTGGCATTCCTATTATGGTTGTGGATTATAGTGCTATGTCCGAAATTGCTGATAATTTATTAGGGTATAAAATACCGTGTTCCCTATTTAGGGAAATGGAAAGTAATGCTTTAAGAGCACTTCCAGATAACAACTATACTATCAATTTACTAACTCAATTCTTTAATAAGACTATTACTATTCCTAATAGTGATCATATCAGAGAGAAATGTATTGAAAAATATTCTTGGGATAATGTTTATCAAACATGGAATGCTGCCTTTGATCATATAAAAAATAATCAGAAAACAAATTGGGATACATCAGAAAAATATACAACAAACCATACGAATGTATCGATTCCATCCACAATATCAAAAAAAGAATTTGTTGAATTCATGTGTTCTCATGTAATTAATGAACCATACTTAATTAATACAGCACCAATACAAATGTTAATCAAGGATTTTATTAATAGTGTAATAGTTCAGAATGGTCATTTTAAAACCTTTGGTCATCAAGATGTTATTGCTATTCTAGAATCATTCCTAAATAATAAAATTGTTTGTGAACAGATGAGAACAAACAAAAATTCTATAGCCAAAGAGGATTTTATTCCATGACAACCATCAGCGCTATTCATACTTCATGCAAAAATTGTGTATTCGCCAAATATGATGAAAATACACAAACAAACTGCTCATTAGATTTTATTAATAAATTACGACAGAATAATGTTGAAATTATCGAAGCATATGATAATGAGAAAGAATTTTATATTATCAATAATAAAAAATGTATTGGATATAGGGAAAACAAATGGTTTGAACAATTTGGTCTAGCGGATGCGTGCTTGGATGATAAAATCACTAAATTTACAGAGACAAATAGATTACATTATACTGTGATTATTAGTTTACATGGATTTGAGAACCCATCCGACTTAAAAACTTTATGCTCCAACCTTATGGATAATACGGTCGGTCCTCCAAAAAAAATCATTTTCTTACGTCGTAAATCACAATCATTAATTTATACCTTTGGTATGATGAATAGTTTGATAGATGAATGTAATATATCTTGTGGTTGGCGCATACAGAGTATTTTAGATGAAGATGTTACTGATGAGTCAATTATTAATAGTATTCTATACACAAATATTAAATCTAGGTTTATTGTTCAGATAAGTGGTCCTGTGAGTAATCTCAATCCAATTATTAAAACAAATGAGATTGTACATAAAGATATGGGACAGATAATGGTGGTTTCAGATAAAAATAAGACATGTATAGTATATAGTGCATCAGTATATCGATATGTTAGGAAAATAGAAAATACCAATCTACTAAATGATGATACTAAATATATGTTTGTATGAATATTATTATACTGGGAGATAAATTTCAAAAGCGAATGAAATCCAAAGGGTGTGTGGGTTTATTAAAAACCTCCAACCATCAAACTATTTTACAAAATCAGCTAGGAATTATTAATACAGTATTCGACAACCCCACTATAGCATATGTATACGGATTTGATAATAAAAAATTTCTGAGTTTTATCTCTAAGCATGATCACTTATTAAAAAACGTCAATTTAATTTATAATTCTGAATATGATCAATATAATTATGCTCATAGTTTATATTTGGCTAAAGATTATTTAGATAGTGATTGTTTGATATTGTTTGGTGATAGTAATTTGAGTGTTAGGCTATTTAATAAATTTGATACATCTGATGGTACTCAGATTTTTATTAATAAGCACACTAAGAATAAATTAGGTTGTATTATTAACAACAAAATTATTGAGAATATTAGTTATGATTTAGATAATTACCTATATGACATCTATTACTTGTCTAAAGATCATGCCTCATATATGAAAACAGTATTAGAAACCAATATCGTACACAACTATTTTATTTTTGAACTAATTAATAAACTTACAGTGTCTAATAATTGTATAGTCAAACCATTCAATATTAATCTTAAACCAACAACCTATCAAAGAATATGAAACATAAAATATCTATTTTTACTAATAGTTTTCTCGAAAATGCTTCTATTATAGAATTAATTAAAGTATTTTTTACACAAAAATATAGTTTGATTGATTTCAATATATTTACGAATAGTGACGGATGGGAAAATCAAAAATATGCTGTTCTTCTAGACTATTATATGCATAATTATGATGGCACTATAGTTTTTTTAAATTATCAAGATCTTATACAACACGATAATCTCTTATCAAAAGATATATATCTGTATGTTGATATTAATGATTGTGTTTCACAAAAACTTGATAGAAAAACATTGAATCAATATAAACTATTAACTAATAACAACGCAAAGATAGAAGAGATTCAACTATGAAATATGATAAGCTATCTGATAATGACAAAAAAAACTTCTTAATAAAAGAATACGAAAAAAATAATAAAAGTTTTCAAGATATAGCTAGTGAATGCGGGACTTATGCTAATAAATTACGCAGAGATGCTATAAAATATAAGATTAAGATTCGTAATAAAAGCGAAGCACAAAAGAATGCTTTGGCTTTGGGTAAAACTCAGCATCCGACACAAGGCAAACAAAGATCTAATGAAACCAAATCCAAGATAGGATTATCTGTTTTACAGGTTTGGGAGGGAATGGATGATAAAGAAATTAAAGACAGAAAAACTAAAGCTCGTTTGAATTGGGAAAAGAAAAGCGATGATGAAAAACAGTATATGTTAAAACAAGCTAATGATGCTGTGAGACAAAGTAGCAAAACAGGATCCAAATTAGAAAAATTTTTACATACTAAGTTATTATCAAAGGGATTTTCTGTTGAATTCCACAAAGAGCAAAGCATACTAAATACAAAGTTGCAAATTGATCTGTTTCTACCTAAACTAAATGCGGCCATTGAAGTTGATGGTCCATCGCATTTTGAACCAGTGTGGGGCGATGATGCTCTAAAACGTAATAAAAAGTATGATGATAAAAAAACAGGATTAATTCTAGGTAAAGGTCTATATTTAATCAGAATCAAACAAACAAAAGACTTTTCTCCATCAAGAGGACTTATTATATTTAACCAATTACTAGAGATATTAGATAGTATCAAAGGAAAAAACATGCCCAATAGTAAAATTATTAATCTAGGAGACGAATGATGGCTAGATCAAAAAAGGAAACCACGACAGAAACTATCAATGCTACTGTGAGTGTTGAAATTACAAATGCTAATCTCACACCCAATGATTTAGAGTGGACAGACTATGTGCTGAGTTTACTATCAGAAGATGAAAAAATAATGGGCAATCCAACAACAGATGGATTACGAAGAATTTTTGAGATAGCCCTTAACTGTACAATTCTGGATTCTAATTCAGAGGTGGTTCAGAGTCCATCTCCAGATAACGAAAAAAGAGCCACAGTTGTTCACAAACTGAGCTACTATTTAAATAGGGATGAGTCCAAGGACCATAATTTAAATCATCGCTCTGTTAGTGGCGCTGCGGACGTTTATTGGGGTAATTGTGACAAGGTTTATCGCAACCACCCGGTTGCTGTGGCAGAAACAAGAGCAGAAGGACGAGCATTAAGACGAGCACTAAAACTACGAAAAGTTGTGGCCGCTGAAGAATTGGCCAAAGATATTGAGGATCATCCTGATCATAATACTGTGGACAAGATCACGAATAATCAGATTAATTTTATAGACGTATTAGCTAAACGTATTAATATTAATGTGACTAAATTACTAGAATCTCTTGCTATAGACTCCAAAAATATCTATCATATATCGCATGACGATGCTGTAAAAATTGTAACATCGTTATCTAGTTACCAACAAACAAACTCCATACCGGATAATATACTTGGGTATGATAATAACTGGAAATAGGTGATTTATGAAAGTTAAGTATAAGGTCAGTGATAGATTAGAGTTCGAGGTTGAAGGATCAGGTCAAAAAGAAATCTTCAAAGAACTGGCTATTATACAAGAAATCTTTGGAGAAGAAAAGTGCGGATTATGTGGTAGTACCAATCTAAAGTTTATAGTAAGAAATGTTGAAGGCAACGATTACTATGAATTAAGGTGTGGTGATTGTGGAGCAATACTGGCTTTTGGTCAACATAAAAAAGGTGGAACATTATTTCCAAAACGCAAAGATGATGAAGGAAACTATTTGCCCAATAAAGGATGGCATAAATGGAGTAAAGAAAAGGATAAATAGTGGCTCCACTAATCTCATATAATGGTAAACTATTAACCGTAAATGGTAAATTAGCTAGTGACCTTTCGTGTTGTTGCGGAGAGGGCGGCGGCGGCTGTGATTGTCCTCAGTATGTGCCGTGGGGAGGTAACACACAAGAGCTGACCTTCACACTGAATAACAATATAGTGTGCTCAAAATGTATGAGCAACAGCTTAGTTAATTATTTAAATGGATCTTATCTAAACAGACTTAATATATCGAATAATCCTTGTCTTTATGAGGCAGAATATGATTTGTATTTTGAGAACTGCTATCCGCAGTCCTGTAGAGTAATGGTAACTTTTTTACTAAGTAATTTTCCCGATTGTGATTGTCAAGGTGCTGGGGACTATTGTGATTATACCATAGTCTCATGGCACGTAACCCTTGGAACATGTCAAGTTATAGATATTACTGCGGGGAGTTTTTGTTAAAATGATAAATACTCAAATATCTTTTGTAACAGGAATACGGGATCTTGATAGAGATGATCTGTCAGATGGATGGAAAAGATCGTTTGAATATTATATAAATAATTTCATTAGATTACTAGAATCTATGAAAGACTTTGCCACATCTGTGGTATGGGTATGTAGGAAAAAGGTATGATCAAGGAATTGTGTGTTATAGGACATCCGTCCAGATTAGGTGGGGCGGATACTGAGTTGGATCATCAGATAAGATTATGGAGAGAGATGGGCATCGATGTATATATTTGTCATACGGGTGGGTTTGATGATAATTTGAATAAAATGAAAAAATCCATGCTAGATATTGGATGTAAATATATTGATAGCAGATCATGGAGGGATTGTGCTGGTTTTCATACTATATCTTTTTGTAACGGTGAATTCCTAAAAAATATAGAAGAAATAAAAAAGTACGCTAAAAGTACCACGTTTGTAAATTGCATGACATGGAATTTTCCAAAAGAAATAGAGGCTCAAAGCAGAGGACTGTTAGACTTTCACCTATATCAAACCAAGCACCAATATAATAGAGTGAGTCCTAGATTAATAGAGACTGGTAAACCATATAGACCATTATTTTTTAATCCGTATTTCGACACCGATCCATTTCCGTTTGTCGAAAGAAAAACCTCAGAAACATTCAATTTTGGTAGAATCTCTAGAGGTGATGCTGACAAATATGGTGGTTTACAATTGTGGATCTATGAAACTATGACCTCTCCCATATTAAAAAGAGGTATGATATTAGGTTGGGATCAAAGAGCAGAAAAAAAATTAGGTAAATTACCTTCATATATCCTGGGTCTACATGAAGGACAAATAACGCAACAAGAATTATATGCATTTTGTGATGTTATTATTATGACCACAGATACATTTGAGAACTTACCACGAGTAGGTTTTGAGGCGATGAGTTCTGGTTCACTATTAATTGTTGATAAAAAAGGAGGATGGGAAGTTTTAGTGGATGATGGTAAAACAGGTTGGTTATGCGCCGATCATCGTGAATTTGTTTATAAGGCATCAAGATCAGCTTTCGAAAGTACAGAAACTCAAGAGTTGAGAATTAATGCTAGAAATAAGATAGACCAACAATGGGGAAAAGAAAATAGTTCCAAGTGTTGGGAAAATATTTTCAATAGTTGGGAACTGAGCAATCTCTGATTAGTTCTGTAATACTATATATTTAGCTGTTGTGGTATCATAATAAGCATAAACATAACATCCAGCTTTGTGTCTATGTCCTATACGATCCACAATTTCTATTAGATTCATATCAGTAGATTCTGTGCAACTGGACGATGATGATGACGAAGATGAACAATCTACAGTAAAACAATCACAATTTGAATTTCCGCCCGTACTACTGCTACATGATTCGGTTGGTATTATATCAGTACAGCAGTCATCATACTCGGCATCTAATACTCTAACCTTGACTTTTTTAACAACCAGTCCTGATGGCGTTAAGCAAACATTTGTTACTACATCTATCCAATTACCAAAACATGTTCCACTTGGTGCTAGAGTTTCACAGCACGCATTATTTTCTGTGCCAGGACCAGCATTTATTTCATTACCATCAGCATCATATAGTTTATTACCATAATTTACTAACACACCTAAACCTTGGCCGAAAGCAGGAACCTCTTTAACGATTTTAGCAACAATAATCTTATAAGGTTGTGGGCTTACCCATACTCCACGCTTACGATCAAATCTTAGATCCACTGGTGCTGCTGGCCAAGAAAATGGTTTTTGTAACCAGTCTTTCATAAAACGATCTTTAAGATGGTCAACCTTAAAGTTACCCATTTTAGTCTCTTCGACAGTATCAGCTTCATTAGGAATTGGTTTACCATCCAGATCATAGCCCCAACTATGAAGCATTAGAGGACCTCTAAGAGCTAAGAATCGATAATCCTCACTATATCTTTTATTATCAGTTGTTTTAAATAAATTAGTAATAAGTCCTTCTGTATATACTTCTTCTTGTCTTCCCAATAAATCAACAACGTGACCAGCACCAGCACCATAATGATAAGTATGAGTTTCAAACTTATTAGTTAAAGGATCAAAATAATTTTGGCTTAAATCTAAATTATATACAGTATACGTTAAATTTGTATCACTACATCCACCGTTTTTTATAAATGGGGGCTGAGGAGATATGGGAGAAGCTTTATGAGAACTAGTTATATAACTATCATCCCCATAGCCAGCATATTGAGGTAAACGAAAATTACCACCACTATCAGTACCACCACCATTTTTGGAAATGGGTCCAAATAAGCCATCCAAACTCATATATGCTTTTCTCTCATAGTCATAAGTCATCTCAGCAACAGATTTTGCTAGAGTTGATATGCCAACAACTGTTCTTTGTCCTAATTGGTTTACATCCTGTGTTTCCAAGGAAAAATTATAGATTTCTCCAACCAAAACTCGTTGTAATGATGCTTGTTGATTAACACGAGCATGTCTTAAAGCATCCATATTGTGTTGATTACGAATTCTATTTAGTTTTTGATTAATACGATATTGATTAATTTGATCGCTTTTTAGTAATCTCAGTTGTTGTTGTCTAGCTTCTCTTAATTCTTTGAATCTCTCAACACCCATACGAGCTAATCCACCAGCTTTGGGATTAAAAGTTCTAAACTCATAGGTGGTAGTAATACCCGAAGAACCAAAACTAATACTAACATTACTTAGTAGTGGTCCGTTGTTTATAGCAGCTCCTAGTCTGGCTAGTGTTGGCAATCCTGGAACTGTTACTGACCCTGTTTCCGCTTTGCGTAATCCTGTAGCAAGATTGCTTACTAGTTGATTACCAGCCTGACCCATTTTATCGAAACTACCAAAATTCCAGGGTGATAAATCAGTATTAATAATTATATCAGCAGCACCTTTGATATTATCAAAATTATTACTTTTATACGGACCATATCTTTCAGTATTATCTTTTAATGGAATATTAAATTTATTAGGAAAAATTGCTGCTGGTTGAAAACCATGAATATTGGTTTCTGCTGAATCAACACTTTTTGTTGCTGCCAATAATCTTTCAGGATTTATTCCACAAATGCTGGGTGGTGTTGATCTTTTTTCAGCGCAACTGCTATCGCTGGTTCTAGAATTAGTTGGAGGGTTATTATTGGCATTCTTAATTAAATTTGGTGCTGTTTCTGGAGTAGGTATACTACCGTCCTCCGACTTAGCTGCGGTATCTAGTAAGTTTGATAATAATGATAATGCTGGATTATAATCAGCAGAGTCTTTACAAAGATCGGCAAAACATCCCTCATTAAATTTAATTACAGCATAAACACCAGCAGGAACATCTCCGCTTCTACCTGGTAATACAACTACTAAATTTTCATCAACTTCGCACCTAATATATGCAGTACCAGAAGTGGTATCTCCATTAAATGTAACATCTGTTATTAGTTCATCAGAAGATATTTTTGTAAGATCAATTTTTCCACAATTTCTATCTGCTGGCATTATATATCTCCATTTAATTTGCTAAACTATCGTTACAACCAGTTTCTTTATTTATTTCTATAGGAAATGAAGCAAAACTACTAACCCTCCCATCATCTTGCTTAAAAAACTGTAATGCTGGATCGCTTAGTCCTAGCACAGTGACTTTACCATTAATAGGATCGGTCCAACCACCAGCATTGGTGGGAACTTTAGTAAACATAAATTGTGACTGCTCTGGATTTGGCATAGTGGTAACATTGTCATCTTCTAAATAATAACTAATATTTTTCATTGGTACTAAAAACTGACGACCATAATAAGTATCAGCAAGCTGTTTGATCCAGGCATAAACCTTTTCTACATCTTGTGTTTCTTCATTGAAACGGGTAATATTTTGATCTGATTTAGTTGGCTGTACAGCAGCGTCTGGGAGTGCTCTACCTACTGTGGCTGCGGTTGCTGCCCCCTCTAAACCATTAATAGTATCTCTCACACTATCTTCATAAATAGGATATGTATTTCTAACTGCTCTATTAAAACTACCTGGAATATCTTTTGAAAAAGTTCTATTTTTCCAAACTTTAAATCCACTCATAGCAGCTCTTAGGTCTAGTTCGCTTATAGAATATGGTCCATTTTTTTGTCCACCAGCTAATGGGGCGATAGGTTTATGAAGTGTTGCATTAAGTTCTGTTATACTTTTAAATATCCAAAATCCACATCCATCATCTCCAGCTTTTTGTGGTACTATGTGTCTCAGTATTTGATTTGCATTTGGAGCTGTTTCATAAAGTTCAGCACCAAAATAAAAATAACAATCTTGATATTCTTCGTTTGTATGATAATTTTCTCCAAATATTGCAGTTTTAATTTTATCGTGACGCAATTCTTGACCATAAGATAAGTCTGTAGCGCAACCCTTGAATTGGGTAACTATGCCATTAAATGTTCCTGGCTCTTGCGTTAAATCAATAAGACCTATTTTTATAGTATGTTTTACGCCTACTTCTTCTAAATAAACATAAAATTCTTGACCTAAAATATCACATATGTTTTGTAATAGTTGTAGTAGTGTGGTAGGTCCTTGTATTCTATAAAAATCAGGAACTAGAGCTTTGGCGGGAAAGGTTGTGAAATCAACACTGTATTCATAACCAGTGTTACTATACACAGAAGGATTTTTACATTCTAAAGCATCTATTATTTGACGGTATTTCATACCTCTTTCACTGCTTTGTGCTCTACCGAATTGACCCTTTTTTGGATCATTAATATTGTCTTTTTGCACATTAAACTGTGGATAATCATCGCACTCATTACCAACTTTTCTTGTGGCAATAGTACCTTGGTCGGAATCTGCTTGTGTTGTACTATCCCAATAACCCCAGATATCAAATACATTATTTTCTCCTACTCCCGCACCTATCTGAGTATCCACCAATATTGTAAAATTATCTAATAATTGCCTAGGGTCTGATGCTCTAACACTAAAAGTTTTACCAGATTGACTAATATTTTCAGTCCATCCTGTTAGAATACCTCCAAATATAAACGATCCACAGTTAAAATAAATAGGAGCACCAACTTCTGATGGTAAAAATTGATCATTAGCATCACAGTCTTCTACTAGTTCTACAGATAGGGTGCTCTCACTGGATGATCCGTAACCTATACTAGTACTAGTTGATAAAACTGTAGCGCCTAAAAACTTAATTGGTGCGTTGATAATATCTGCCATAATAGTTTCCTAAGATATTAAACATCCATTATTATCACAAATATATGATAAATTAATAGTATACGACCCATCTAGAATATTTCTAGTATATTCTTGATTAGTTTTTATACCATTAATATTAGGTAGAGTAATTGGTAAATAATTAGCATTACAATTTAATTCACTCAATAAATCCATTGGTCTTGGTTTTCCTTGTGCTGATAGATCCGAACCGTTGATAGTTACTGTTACAGTTTTTGCTGTTTGTGTTCCTAATTCTTGTATTAATGGGCCTTTATCACTTAATGGTATATTAAATGGAGCTATAACTTTGACCGGATTATTAGTTTGAATACTAATTTCTTGGTATTTACGACCACACGCCAAAGTATCACTACTATACTCTACCGTATAATTTATAGTACCAGTATTATAGTCATGTGTCAAGTTAAATGATATTGGGTGAGGAGGATCACTAACAGGATCATCGGGAGCAGGACTTAGACCCAGAGCTGTTAGTGTTACACCGAGACTATCTTTAAATGCTTTGATCAAATCTTTTTTACCACTAGCACCAAAACCTGCATTATATTCTGTTTCTTTAAATATTTTATCTAGAAGTACTTTAGCATTATCATATTTAGTATCATTATTATTTTTATATATTAGAATAGAACCACTATCAGGCAACTCAATGGGTGATGAGCTATTAATAATACCACCCTCTAGTAGACCCTCTATAGTACCACTAATAGTTAGTCCAACAGCTTTGGTATTATTTTGATTAGTAATATTGAATGATTTTTTAACTGTGTGTTTAGTTTCTGCGGTACTATAATCTGATACAGTGTTATTTTTAATAGTTGCACTATATGTTGCAGAAAAAGAGCCATCTGATTCTGAAACATCACACGATATATTCTCATTAAATATTTTATATTTACTATCTCCTATATTTTTTAATAATCCATTATTACCCACGGCTGATCCTGGAACATGCGCTGTGCTGGGGGTGGATGTAGAGTCACAACCATCATTAGCAGTATTCTTTAATACTTTATCTAATAGATTAGTGACCTGATTATATAATCTATACTGAACAAAATTTTTAGCTTGTTCCCATGCTGGTAATAATTTAGATGCATTGGTGGTTTCATTACTATAAACAAAATGGTGTTTACCAACAGCAGAAATAGTATACTCAATATCAAAACCATGATTATCAATATTTAACATAGTAGAAGCATCGTCTCTTTTCTTCACCCTATTAAAAGCTGCGTTTTCATCAAAATTAATTGACCAACTATCAGTATAGCTTTTGATTTTAAATTTTTGAATATTAACTGTACCATCGTCATTATTATCTGGATATGATCCATCCTTAAGATGTATACTACCACAATCTTCTGTTGTATAAGTTTGCCATGAAGCACCCAGAAATTCTACTGAACTAAATTCGATAGATGCTGTATAGTTGGCAAAGTGGATCCAGTTATTATTTGATTCATCAATATTAAATGATCTTAATATACCTCCCTTTGCTTTGAGCATAATATTACTACTACTATCTACTACTACTAGAATATTACCATTTTGACTCAGGATTTTGCGTAATTTATGAATATGATCAACAACACTTCCCGTATTATACGGTAAAGAATTGGGGTCGTATGAGCCATTAATATTCCTTAAGTCCAGTGCGGTAGCATAACCTGTAAAGTCTATAGTGTATGTAAATCCTATAATTGTATCGTTACTATATATATTTTCTTTATTGATACTAATCATTGGGGCTGGAACTAATCTATGATCAGCATCTTGTGGACCATAGAACATTTTAGTTTCAGGACTATATATATAACTCATAATATATCACTAACATAGAGGTTGATTATTTTTGCACATATACTCTAAATTAATACTAAAAGATCCATCGATAGAATTAACAGTTGTATCATCTTTAGTTTTGATCCAAGTATCTCCTGTGAGTGTTCTTAGTGATGCAATATTAGCAATAGTATTAATAGGATCAGCATTACACCATCCAGTACCACAACTTTTATTGCTAGGATGAGCACCATCTATATTAATAGAAATTGTGAGTGGTGTAAACATTCTTAATTTTTGAATAATAGGACCACTAACCCTACCAGGTATAATAAATTCTTGGGTCATTTGAACAGGATCTTTTCTTACTATACTAATATTTGTATAACCCATATCATTACTTTCCGTTGATTTAGTATCATAAACAGCAGTATATGTTATTGATCCTTCATGATAATCATGATCTAGTGTAAAGCTTTGAGCAACTGGATAGCCAGTGGTTGGGTTACTTATAAGCAAAGCACTTTTAGTAATATTGAGTGTTTGTTTTAAGCTATCCATTAGATCTCCACCAATAATTCCTATCCTAGAATTATAAAAAGCTAAAGCATTGCTATATTTGGTTTCTTCTCCATCGTGTCTCGTAATAAAAGTGCCGTTTTTAGGTAGAGTAAATTCAACATCTTTTTCATATATAAATCCACCTTGTACTAATCCTTGTAAAGTACCCTGAATATTAATAGTAACCTGATTAGAAGCATCATAACTAATACTTTTTGTATAAGTATGTATGCATGAATTTTGAGATTTACTAAATGATGGATTATGTCTTTTTAAAATAGCATTATATGTAATAGAAAAAGATCCATCGGATTCTGATGTTTCACAAGTTATAATCTCATTATGAACCTGATATTTATTACCTCCGTTTTTAGGAGTATCAAAAGCATCCATAATGCCACCATCTGTTGACACAGCATGAATTTCAGATAGCTTTTTACCTGGAAGACATCCATCATAATTGGTGTTAGATTGACCAGTCATTACTAGTATACCATTAATTAATCCATTGACTTGGGTATATAGCCTATCTTGGACAAATAATTTAGCTTGTTCCCAAGCTGGCACAAACTGATCGTTATTATAGTAATTTTTACCAGTAGCAGATAGAGTATATGTTACTTTAAAGTTACTATTATAAAAGTCTTGGTAGTTATCATAGATTTGATCATCAATAGATATTGACCATTTATCAGAAAACTCTTTGATCTTAAATTTTTTCATATCCACTAAATTATCGGATGTATATTCATTATTTGATTGATTTGGGGTATGAAAAAAACTACTGTTACATGCTATAGCTGAATTATTAGAACAACCAGTCATATCAATTTCATTAAATTCAATCTCTATGGTGAATTGAGAATAATTTACCCAAAAATTGTCTGACTGATCAAAATTTATACTTTTAATAGTACCACCCTTAGCTAATAATACTGTGGAAGATCCACTCTTAACATGCAAATTTCCACCATTAAAATTAAAAATATTTCTAATATCATCCATGTGACCTATGGTTTGATTAGCGCCATAATTAGGTTGTCCAACTGGTCTAGAATTATCTTCTAATCTTAAGGCATTGGCGTATCCTTTGAGAGTAATAATATAAGTATATCCTATAACACTATCATTAGCATAATAAATTTCAGGATTAATAGTGAGCATAGGAGCCGGAACAATTCTATTAGAGTCGCTCGGACTACTAGACTGAGCACAGTAGTATACTTTAAGATTGCTTTCGTATGCCATTATGTTTTCTGTCCTTCTGCTTCTCCATACTGACCATTAGATTGAACCCATATTTTATTCATCTTTTTACTAATTTCAGCTTGAATCATATTGCCAAAATCTTTCTTTAATCCCTCAAAAGCTGCTGCTCCAGTGATACGAACATCCACCACATGATTGCCTTGCATCTCTATTTTTTCTGGAATCTTAGGAATATTAATAGTAGCTAGTTTATCCACATAAGTTCCAAAATTATTAAGTATAGTACCAAAACTCTCTAAAAATTGTCTTGATTGATCATCTAATGTTAATACATTAGCCATCATTTGTTGAGTATCACCCTGTTGAGTTCCGGCGGATGCTGTTGCTGTTCTGGCTACTGGCGTGGTCCCTAGTGGTGCTGGTATTGGTCCTTGTGTAGCAAGAGCGGTTGTGGGTTGTGCTTGTCTGATTGTGGTTAACATATCGGACGCAGGCTGCTGTCTTCTAGCGGCCGAATCTGCTGCGAAAGCGGCAAATTCTGGATTGGTTGTAGTAGTCGATGATGTTTCCACGGGTTTAGCGACTGGCCTCATAGCACTAGATGCTCTGTCTTGAGCAGCCTTTAGCTGTTTACGTTTTTCTTCCATCTCAGCATTAATAGTTTCAATATCAGCTTTGGCGGATGCTGCGGCCGCTTCGGAAGTTGTTGGCACACCCTTTTTATATGTACCAGCACCCATTTTGGCGCGTCTTTCGTATACGGCCTTCTTTTCAAAACCCGATATTTCACTTTGTTTACCACTAATTGAAGATTCCATTCTACTAATTTCTTCTTGTAATGCTTGAGCTTCTGCTTCTGCTCTTTTTCTTACAAAAATATCTGGTTCCATTCCTGGTGAGGCCGGAGTTGATGGGGCATTATCGGGGAGTGGCTCTGTTGGCATACCCCAACTTCTAAGATACGCGGCTCGTTCCTCAAATCTTTTACGGGCCATATCAGTGCCATTAGGCTGGGTTGTTGTGGCGGGTGGAGAAGGTGTTGATGATGGTGATAGGGTTCCTGTTAATGGCTCTTGGTATGGTGCCATTAAAGATGCTGCTCTATTATCTGTGGGTTGTGCGGGACCGATTTGTTGGTTTGTTGCTGCTTGTTCTTGTTGAGACTCCATTAAACTAGTTCTGGCTTCAACTAAACCTTTTTCGGCAGAGGCGGTTGTTGGTTCTGTTGGGGTAGTACCCATTACTGCTGCTGTTTTTACTTGTTTTTCTACGGCTTTGGAACGAGCTGTGGTTGATGGTTTTTGTTTACCACCACCAGTATATTGTTTGTATCCCTCCAAACCAGCTCCTATTAAACCACCCACACCAGCTCCTATAGCGGTACCTATAACGGGAATGAACGAACCAATCGTGGCCCCTGTAGCGGCTCCTGATAATGCGGCTCCACCAATAGCACCAGCTTTATCCAGAGTGCTTCCTTGTTTCGCTCCTAACATACGACCAATCATACTTTGTTGAGAAGAATCTTGTCCCCCCGTGAACATACCCAATAAGCCCTTTTCGATCATTCCTCGTTGCTTACCATCTTTTTTAACTTCTCCTTTTTCTGCCATAGCGCTTCCTGCACCTAATACTAGGCCAAGAGGACCCAATATTTTACTAGCGCCTTTTAATGCGGTACCAACCAGAGGATTTTTGGCCACACCAGAGAGCATAGATCCAGCACTTCCTAATAATTTACCTCCTTGTTTAGAAGTTCCAGATAAGAGTCCGCCTAATCCACCAGCATCTTTTGCTTTGCCTACTAATCCAGCAACATATTTGCCTGCTCCTGTTTTTTTAGCCGCATCTACTGCTCCTGTGAGTCCACCCTTAGCAACATCATATAAACCGGTTGCTGCTTTACCAACGGTGCTAGATTTAGCTGTTTGTACCACATCTGATCCGAATTTAAGAGCTTGTTGAGCTGCTGGTGTTTGAGCCGCTCCTCTAACAGCACCTAACCCCACATCTTTTAAGCCACCAAACAAACCTTTAACTGTTTTAACTGTTTTTGCCGCATATTCTCCTCCTTTTGATGCTACTTTACCAGTTTTACCAAAAGCGGCCGAAGCTTCATCCGCAAAAGGAGACATTTCAGCAGCATAACTTCCTCTTGCTGTGGACAACATATCTTTAGCTATTCCTGCATATTTAGATACTGTTCCTGATGCTGCTCCTCGAACCGCTCCAGACACTTTTTTACCTTTATTTAGCACGCCCGAAACAAAAGCATCTCCTCTACTTCCAGCTGCTGCGCCCGCTCGAATATCTCGTGGTAGTGTGCCCAAACCATAAACAGTACTAGCTTGACTGGTAGTATCAACAGCACTCTTAACTGCTCCACCAACAGGACTATCGGATGTACTAGTGGTGGGCTTAGTTGCTTCTGCTGTTTTCTTCTCTGCTTCTAATTGTTTAGGTCCAGCTTCCTGAATTCTTCTTTGAAAATCGCCAGATAAAGCTGCTGTATTATCATTAAGAGCTTGTGTAAGTCTATCAGCAGCAGCACCAAATAGTTTACCCATTTCTTCATTAGCTGCTGCTTGTTTATCCACAGCTTCTCTATACGCTTTTACTGTTGGATCTTCTTCTGGTTTTTCCATTTTTCTTAAAACATCTTCAATACTTAATTTAACTAATTTACCATTTTCATCTGTATAACTTGCTAAAGTTTGATTAAGATCAGTACCTCCTGCTTGTAAAGATTGTCTCATTGCGCTAGCTTTAACTTTACCTCTTATACTTTCTGGTAATAAACCAGTTAGTTCATTAAGACCAGCAAATCCTTGTTGTCTAAATTGTGTACTTTGTAATTCTTCTTGAGTAGCGGTGCCAGCTGCTAATTTTTGAGCTGCTGCAAATTGACCCTGCATATCAAATAGTTGTTCTGGATCAGATGTAAGTATTTTTTCTAGCATATTAGCACCAGCTGTGGTTGCTACTGCTCTACGATTCATTACTTCTAGAGCATTAGATGCTGCTTGGCCACTATCAGCCATCAGTTTTAATGCTTTAGTTGCTTCTGCTTGTGCTAATTTATTTTTTTGTAAACTAGCAGTGCTATCATTAACTTGTCTAAGATATTTATCTATATCAGCTTGTTCTCCTGATTCTGGTCCTTGAGCCATCAGAGATGCTAATCTAGCTTCATCAGCAGCCATAGTAGCTTGATTGCTTCTAATAGCTTCACCTAGTTGTCTTGGATCAAGTGTGCCACCGGGAATAATACCAGATGTCATACTGCGAATAGTTTGATTTTCTGGCGCATTCATTTGATCTAATGATAATTCTTTACCTAGAGTTCTAGCTAATTGTAACTCACCATTTAATCTAATATCATTGGCTTTTCTTTGATAATCTAAACTTTGTTGTATTAAATTATTTTGTTGATCAATATAATCAATACTCTTTTGTAAAGTATCATTAAATTGTTTAAGAATATTTTTAGCTGTCTCTAAACCCTGTGCTGCTGAGTCTCCTGCTATCCTTAAAGCATCCATACTAGAAATTTCTGCGAAACTAGTTCCACTCTCAGCTTCACTTTCTAATTTCTTTCTTAACTCATCAATAATTGGCTTGGCTGTGTCACCACTAATATTCATTTTACTAAATGTATCTTCTACTCGTGAGATTATATCCTCAGCTCCAGCGCCAGAAGCGGTACTCCTTAAAATATCTGGTAACTCATCTTGTAGAACTTTAGCCGCAACAGCGCTCTGCTCTACTCGTTTACCCGCCTCTCCACCCCCAGCTAATCTTGCTGCTGTTGCAGCAGCTGCTTGTACTTCTTGTGTGGAATAGCCACTAATGTTACCTAATACCTGTTCTTGGGTTCTGTTAACTTTACCCATACTAACATTACCAGTCAAATCTCCTATTTCTGTTTGCAATACATTATCCATATTTTGCATATCATCGCTAAATCTTTGTAGTGCTGCATTAATTTTTCTGAAAGTTTGTGTCAAGGCTTCTGCTGCTATTTGTACTGCTTTAGTAGCTCTTGCTAATGCTATTTGTTTAAGAATTTGTGCCTGTTGTTCCGCAACAAGTTTTTTACCTTCTTCGATAGCTTTGGCTCTATTTCCACTGATTTCTTTTTCTATCTCAGAACTACTTTTACCTAGTCTAGCTTGTTCTGCCCTATAAGATGTTAAATATGCCTCTGATGCATCTCTACCCTGTTTTTTGTATTCTTCTACCATAAATGAAGACTCAGCAGCTGCTGCTATATCAGCTTGACTAGCACCTGTTTCTCCACCCCTGATCCCTTGCTCATATATTTTATTAAAATCAGCATCAGACATAGTTCTATATTGTGCTGATGCCATTCTACCAATATTAGCTACATCTGCTTGGGTTTTACCTCTGAGTGCTTCTTGAGCTTCAGCTTTTTGTTTTGAGCCTGTGGCTCCTGGTAAATAGGATAAAGGATTAAACCATGAAGTATTGGCTGTTGCCATGCCTTCTAAATCACTGGTCACTTTTAAGCTTTTCCCAAATTCTTGGCTAACTTTATCAAAATCTGCTTTAGTAAAACTACCTTCTAGTTTTTGGAATGCTTTTTCTAAATCACCAGATGTTGTTTTGAGAGCATCTAATGTATTTTCTAATCGTTTATTTGCTATAGAGTCTCTGGCTCCATTAATAGCGCCTACAAGTGCTCCTAGAGCAGCACCTACGGCCGCTCCCGGAGGACCAAAAATGGATCCAATAGTTGCACCAGTAGCCAATCCTTGACCGGCTCCTCCTATAGCTCCAGCCACCCCAGCAGCAGCGGTACTCTTTCCTAGTTTTGTACCAAAAGTACTATCTAAACTATTATATAAATCTGGTAATTTATCTCCAACTAAACTTAATGCCATACCAGCAGCAGTGGCTGGACCACCTAATTTATTAACCAATCCGCCAAACTGTTTACCTACAATACCAGCTAAGCCTTTAGTGCCTCCTGCAAACCCTATTTTATCTAATAATTTACCACCACCAACTTTATTAAATAAGGATGTTAATCCACCCTCTAATTTTTTCTGTACATTAGCAGTTTCAAACATTTTACCAAATTCAGCTAAACGATTAGCAGTACCACTTTCATTGAATTTTCTCGCCATGCCGGGGAAAAATTTAGCTATTTCAGCTCCACCCTTACCAAATCTTTCCCCGATCTGTCTGCTAACAATATCTCTGTTTTCTGCTCTAGCTGCCTTGCGAGTAAAGTCTTTTTTAGAACCAAATTGTTCTTCTGTTAATTCTTTACCAAGAGTTTCTACTAATTTATCATATTCTTTGGCTGCTCTTGATTTTGCAGATTCAACTTCTTTTGATGCTTCTATAATAGAGGCGTTATTTTCGATGATAGTATCAAATGATTGAGATGTATTTTTTAACTTATCAATAACATCTTTAACTGCTTGGTCTAATGCGGCTCCTTCTAAGCCAGTAGCCGCTCCTATATCTTGTTTGAGTGTTGATGTTAATTTTTTCTCTTGTGATTTATCTCCACTACGAGCCATTGTTCTATATTCTTGTTCATTAGATAAACCAGCACCTAAAAATTCTTCAAATCTATCTTCTTTTGCTCTGGCTGATCCACTAGCAACACCACTTAAAGCAGCAGCTTCACTTTCTGCTATAAAATCTTCATAAGATATATTTCTACGCTTAGCTCTTCTCTCTGCTCTTGTTCTTTGTTGCTCTATGCCATCAACTGGAGGCGCTGGGGACGACGAGGACGAGGACGACGACCCGGGGGGCACTGGAGGAGGACCGCCACCACCCCTAGGGGGTAAAGGAGGAGGACCGCCACCACCCCTAGGGGGTAAAGGAGGAGGAGCACCACCAGTACCACCAGGAGCGCCAACTTGTGGTATTGGTGTTCCAGGACCCACTTGTGGAACAATATCTGATGCTTGTAATCCAGCATATGTTGATCCTGTTCTTGCTAACTCTTCTGCTAGCATTTTCATGCCTTGTTCACTATCAATAGTGGACGTTAAAATATTTCTTACTGCTGGACTAGCTTTAGCAAAAAACTCTGCAAACAATTCTTTATTACTAGCTAAATATTTAGCTATCCATTCTGCGCTATAACCAGCATTTAAAAAAGCTTTTTCCATTACTGGTTTAACTTTTTCTACAACATCAAATTGAAATGTACCTTTGGTTTCACTAGCAAAAGTATTCATTCCGGCTTGACTAGAAACGGCGGCATCAGCTAAATGTCCAGTTTCATGAGCCACAGTTTCCGTAGTAGCAGCATCCTTTGTTTTAATACCAAAAAGACCCTTGATAGAAGACAATATTCCCTTCCCTATTTTTAGTCCTATAGCAGTACTACCAGCCTCTGAGGTGACAGCTACTCCTCTCTGGCCTTCTCTAAATTCTGGACCACTTCCTCCTTGTAAAGATAATCTTTGTCCTGGTCTTAAACTTTCTATTTGAGTATTCTTCAAAGCTTGCTGTATATGTGCTGGTAGTGATGAGATGATTTCAGACACAGTTTCCAGAGCGTGACTAACATCTTTTATTACTTCTCCCTGCGCTCTTTCCACATCTTTTTCTGCTTTTCCACCTTCAAAAAATCTACGAATATTACCAACAGCACCACCCTTATTAAATCCTTGTATTTTATCCGCCTTATTCATCTTATTTAATTTAGAGTATCCAATTTTTTGAGCAGCTTGTTTGTTAATAACAAACTCACCTGGGGTTAGGAGTGCTGGTACGGTATCTTTTGCCGAGCCCCCTTTGGCAAACGGCTCTAAACTTATTGGTCGTAAAGCTGACTCACCAATATATTTTAATACCAGACCCATTGGCTTTTCAAATAATTTGCTTTCAAAAGCATCTACTAATTCTGGGTCTGCGGTTCGAAGCCTACTGATTATCTGACTAATAATAGCTCCTTCTGTAATATTAGATGGGGAACCGGCATATATTTCTTTGAGTCCTTGTGATGCGGTTTTAGTAACTATACCAGATGACATTATACCTTGAGATCTATTTTCAGTTATAATATCGACTATACCACCTAAATCTTTGGTGGGATTAAGTTTATCCTTAATCTGATCATAATTACTAGTTAACCATTTTATAATTAAACCCTTTTCTAATTCATAGTCTAGATCAAAGTTTTTTGGATCTAATATTTCTGAAAAAGTAACTACCATTGGACGACCAGAGGTGTCTCCGCTAGTAACAGTACCGAATCCACCTCCAGATACTCTCATTTGTGCTTGTTTAACTGCTCTGTCTCTATCTGTGTACAAAAATAGGCCAGCACCTTGACCATAGCCTTGTGCAATACCTGACATGCCGCCCTGCTCTTGAAAACTTTTAAGAATAGAATCATTTGTTCCTGTAGTTGTACCATGATAGAGTTTTACCGCTCCTCCCACAGCAAATCCTTGAGCTTTCATGAATTCTTGTAGAGCAGCCTCCTCTTGTGTTCGTATGGTATCTGATGCCATTAATTCTGCTTGGGTATCTAATAATCCAAATTTAATATCCTTACCTTTTTGTTTACGAGCAGCGGCTCTTTGAACTTGTTGCTCTAGTCCAGCTTGATCTAATCCCATTGCGCTAGCTAACTTTTGTACTTGCTCGAATTCTTTTTGACTTAATCCATATTTTTTAGCTAGAGGATTAACTTTACCACCAAAAAAGAAAGTTTTAACAATACCATCAATAGCATCTGTTATACTATCACTAGTAACAGTGAGTTTAGCTTGAGTGGGTATTCCAGCAGGAATTCCAAAAACATCAGCAGCTAATGGGCTTAATCCAGAAGCAAAGTCTATAGCATCTTGTGATGATCGTTTACCTCCGGTGGATCCAAGCGCTGCTAATATCATTTCAACATCATATCCTTGAGCATTAGCAATGCCAAAGGTTTTACGGTCTACTTCAGAAATAGACATTGCTGATTGTCCTCTTCTAGAAGCTATATTTCCTGCTGCTTTCATTTGTGATTCATAATATTCTCTCCACAGTTGCTCAACATCAGCATAATCGGTTGGTTGTAAAATTCCTGTATAAACCCTAATCGGATTTTTACCTTTACGTTTTCTATAATACGGCATCAGATCTTTAAGATTTGACCTAAATCCAACTATACCAACTGGTCTGGCTGATGCTATTTCTTCCGGAGAGAGTCTGAAATCGTCCTCTCTCTTAACTTTTGCATCTTCTATTAATGCTAGATCTAATAGTTTATCAATTGTTGGTATAAATGGTGTTACTTTATCAGATTTGAGAAAATCTAAATCTAGAATACGTTTGGGTAGGACACCTCTGACTCCCACAGCACTAGCTTCTTGAATTATTTTTCCAGTACCTATGAGAGACTTGATTCTTGAAGATGTACCCAACTCTTGAACAAGCTTAATAATTTCTGTTATAGATCGCGGTGTGCTAATAGGCTCGGGTTCTCCTCCGTCCACAAATTTTTGTACTAATCCTCCATTGGCAAATTCAGCAGAGCCTGGGACGGCTTGTCTCATTGCCCAGGCAAAATGAGAAGCTCTACCAGCATTTTTAGGTAATGCTCCACCAATATAATTATCAAAATCACTTAATGCCGTTGTAACTTTTCTTAGTTGATCAGTTAAACTTTTTTGTATTTTTGCGTCTGTTGTTCTGGATAGTTCTGTTTGTATTGATGATTGTAGTTGTTCTAATTGAGATTTTGCTTGTGGAAATTTCTCAAGAAGTGCTTTAGGGCTTAGGAATTGTTCAGTTTTTGCTGCTTTTTCAAATTGCTGTAAAAATGGTATTTTCGCAGCATCTAAGCCCATTTCTTTACGATATTCTGGGTCTTGCTCATATTCAGCTAATTTTAGGGCAGCTTGTCCAGCTGGCGCCCTAGGACCTCTTTGTAATCCAGCAGCACTAAATGTTAGTGCTCCTTCTGTTTTTTTTAATCCTCTGGTAGTAGATTGTTGTGATGACTTAGTTTTTTTCTCTTTGAGTAGAAATCTAGCAATTTTATCTTTATAAAAACCCATTTGAGTAGGATCTGTTGGATCTGGAATCAAATCTTTTTTAAGTTCGTCGGTAATTTTATCTGCTGGAACCCTAACAAACTCTTTGCCAACCCTCAGTCCTGCTCCACCTGTTTCTAAAGCATATTGTGCTAATAAATAATCTGCTAAAGCTATTTCTGGTGGCATGCTAACACCCATATATGATGCTTTAACTAAAGATGGATCAGCATCATATTCAGCATATATTTGTTTTGCCCAATCTAGATATTTTTCTATTCCTGGAAGCCCTCCTTCAGTTGGAGAAATAAATCTATCTCTACGTCCTAGCTTACCTTTTCTACCACGACCTTTACCACTAGGTAACCTAATTCCACCAGGAGAACCCTCTGCAAATTTTTGAATTAAGCCACCAATGTTTTTCTTTTGTGACCATGTTGTATTATACCATTTTTGAAATTGATCCTTAGCATTGGATGCCATTTCAAAAACATCTATAGAACCAATACCAACATCCGGATCAAATTTTGATGTAAATGGATATTTACTTAAAGATTGTTGTTGAATATGATGTCTAACTAATTTACTTAAATAGGTATTATCATCATGAATTTTTTTTGTAAATTTTACTTCTGCAACTTTATTACCACTAATAATATCTATAGGATAGTCAGCGCCATAATTTGCTATATCAGCTGTTCTTTTAGCTTCTCTACCTAATAGATTAACTATACTTTCTTCAAATGCGTGTCCTTGAGCTTTAAAATAACTTTCACCACCTTGATATCTTTCTTCAATTCTTTTAGCTAGAGTTTTCCAGTTAATGGGTGAGGTTTGATTAGCATCAAAATCAAATTGTTTTCTATTGATAGAAGCACTGACTTGATCATTTGATTGTATCTTATTATTATATCCTGATTCTATAGAACTATCTTCTCTTGCTAATTCTTTTAATTTAACTGGTCCTCCTTTAGCGTATTTATTCATTTTATGTAGTCTATTGGCACCAATAGTTTCTACTGCTTTTTTGCGTATAACAAATTCTCCTGGTTGAAGCATAGCGGGTACGGTATCTCTATTACCCTGGCCAGGAACCACACCACCACGAGCAAATGCCAATATTTTACCTCCACTATTTTTAGTGGTTGGTGGAGCAGTATAAATGTCTAGTATAGAGAATTCCAAACTCTCTATAGCACTAGTTAAGCTTTTAATAGCATCTGTATTTGATCTTATTGCATCAGCGGCTTTAGATGTTGCTTCTGTTCTTTCTTTTTCTTTAGCACCGCTAATACTTTCACCATAGCTTTGACCAACTTGTTTTGCGCCACCACCCTTACTAACACCACCAAAAAATCCACTAGCAAACTGGGTCAAAGCACTAGCACCCTTAACAACGCCCATCAAACCCAAAATTGGTAGAATGGGTTTGAATGCACCAGCTAAACTAATGAAACCACTAGTCAATGAAGTTACTATTTTAAATAGTCCTTGAAATACGCTACTTTGACCAATATCTCTAATCAAAGCTAAAAATTGCTCTCTAACTCTAGCTAATTGATTTGCTAAACTTTGTTGAGCTTTGATCTGAGCCTCTGTTAAACTACCCTGACCTCTTTGAGCAACACCCAAAGCTTTTTGAGCTTCTCCAAATTGCTGAATTAATGGAATAACTTTACCAATCTGTCGAAAACCACCAAGCTCTTCTACTATTTGACTAAATCTCAAATCTCTAGGATCTAAGCTTTTAAGTCCTTCACTTAATCTTTTAATAGCTTCGTATGGTCCAACGAATTTACCTTCTAAATCAGTTAATTCTATACCAAATTGTTTGAGTTGCTTAATAGTACTACCTCGTTGAATACGAGTAAAAATAGTACGCAAACCAGTAGCAATAGTTTCAGCGCTTTCACGAGTAGTAGCACGAACACTGGTAAACACAGCAATAAATTCATTAAGAGCATCCGCCCCTTCTGAAACTCCTTTACTAGCACTAGCAAAAACACCACCAGTACGCTGAATAGCAGTAATAATATCTCTAGATTCCACAGCAAAAGCAGCCGCAACAGCATTAATACTACCCAATACTGCCTCAAGATCACTAGCCTCTAAACCAAACTGTCTCATAGCAGCAATAGCGCCTTCTGTGGTTTCGGTAATATCGTCGAATGAAGGAGCCAAATCTGTTTTAGCAAGAGCAGCTAGGGCTATTCTTGTGTCATCAGCTGTTAATCCTGCCTGAGCTAGAGTACTAGCGACCTCGATCAAGCCCTCACTACTAATACCAAGATTGATAGATAAATTAGTAATTGTTTTTTCAAGATCTTTAATACCGATAGCGCCCTGACCAGTAACTTGTTGAAGCTTTACTAGTTGTTTATCGAAACTAATAAATGCTTTAAACGCACTATTAACAGCATTAATAAGTGCATATATTGGTCCAGCAGCTAGACTAAATGCAGCAAATCGTTTTACTGCTAAAGATGATTGTTTACCAAACTCTTCCATTCTAGAGCTAGCAACTTTAATAGTGTTAGAGGTTGCTTTTACACTGCTAGCAGTATTTGCTACTGAACTTTGAGTTTTACTAGCATTAGAATTAAGATTTTGAAAACTACTAGATAATGAAGATAGTGCTGAGCTAAGATTGTTAGCATTAAGTTGTGCTTCTGAAAGCACCCCATTCATTGCTTGCAATTTTTTAGTAACAACATCTATGGATGCTGCTGCTTTGGGTGGTATTTTGATCTTAACATCTACAGTAGCCGAACCAAGCTGCCTTTTAATATCAGCCACAATTGGCTTAATAGCAGCCGCTGACGGCCCCTGTAAATTGATCTGAGCTGTTAGATTAAAAGCTTGAGCCATATCACACTCCTTCTAAACGGAGTAATGATACGATATTATTCTGGACTAACAACCGAAGATGACGAAGCTGATTCGGATGGATTATCTTTTGTTGATTGGTTATCATTTTTTTCCTCAGAAGATGTTTCCACAATAATGGGTTTTCCATCATCGTCCAAAAACGGCTTAAATTCAACAATATAATCTCCATCTGCATTTACTAAATTTCCATCTTTATCAACAAACTCACCCTTTTCATTAATAAATCTACCATTTTCATCAACCAATCTACCATCAGTATCAACTAATTTACCTTCTTTATTAATCAGTCTTAGTTTATCGTCCACAAACTTGTACTGGCGTAAAAATTTATTTTCTGGTAGTTTTTCTTCATAATCATTATCTAAGCCATATAACATACCAGCCAAATTCTGAGCTGCTGCTATAGCAACAGGGTCAGATGCCTTATTTGTATAATCTTCGTAGTTATTAAAATAAGGTTTATTATTCTCTTTATACACCGTACAAGCTGAAACTAAATAATTAAATCTGGCATTATCAGCTTGACCTTCTGCTGTATGAGTATCTAAATTAGTTTTTACAGCGATCAGATCCCTAAGCTCTTCTCTATGTTTTTTCATGGCTAAAGCCACAGTTTTAGCTTCTGATAGTGATATACCACCTTTAGCCAATTTTCTTTCACCCTCTAGAATTTGAGATTGTAATTCTGTAAATTTAGCCTGTTTAATAGCATCCCACAATCCTTGATCAACTAATAGATCATCTAGTTTAGCTCTAACAACAGCTTTAGCCTTTAATGCTTCACTAAAACTTAAGTTGTATACTTTTGTAGCCTCTCTTTGATCTTGTAGTGATGGAGATCTGATTAAGAAAGAGGTATCCTTGCCATCTATGGTAACATTAAAATTTCTAGTTTTCATCTGTTGAGCCTTTCCTATTATTAAAATAATATGTATATTTGTATGATGTTTTTGTTTTTTCCAAATCAGCTAGTGCTTTACGCAGTTGTCCGTTTCCGTTATTTAGGATTTGATTTCTAACCTGATCCCATTTGTCTTGAAAATAAGCTTCTTGTTCTGTAAGATCTTCATCTTCCGTTTTAAATTGTCCCCACAAGTATCCAAAAGTTTTTTCAAATTCAAATAATGCGCCGATCATGGTGGTCTGGAATCTTTTAGTGAGTATTTTTTTTACATTTTCATCCATTATTATTTCCTACTATTAACTAGTAATTGATTTCTTTGTACTGTCAAGTTTCTTTGAACGTCCGGAAGATCCGCATCACTAATTTCACTTCCTGATCTTTTAAGAGCATTTTCTCTTTCTTTAATAATATGTCGAGAATTAGCATTGTTCAAGCCATAAATATTATATGCTTCTTCTTGAGAATTAGCTTTAACGAATATCTCTCCAGCTTTACCTAATTTTTTACCTTCAAGTAGTTTTTCTGTACGATTTTTATTCTTAATTTTATCGTTTTCTCGTCGTTGATAGATCATCCATCCATCGAACATATCATCATCTTCAATTACATTATCAGGGGGACATTCTGGATGCTGATAAGCACCATCATACATTTTACTCATAACAACTAGTGTTTTTTGCTCATCTGTCCAATTAATGGTTGGTTTATCAAATAATCTATCGTTATTTGCTGACCAATAATTTTTCCACACATCACTTTTTGCTAATGATCTGTATGTGGGAATATCTATAGAATTTTCTGATATAGCGGATGAGAGACGGGTAAGAAGTCCATAGTCTACATTGTTAATATTATCAAAAATTAAATCATTATTATGATTATATAAACTATGTATTAAGATATACTGATGTTTAAGTACCTGACTATATCCTTGTGCTGTTATATGATCTAGCGAATGCCTAATCTCATATTGTCTATTGTATGCTAATTTAATATTAGATAGTGTTTTACGTATACTTTTTAAAGAATTAGGATTAAGAAAATTATTATATAATTCAACCTTTTTATCTTCTATTTGATTTTCTAGACTCTTTAAGTTTTCATCACCATTATGTGTCCAAACCCCCATATCAATCAAAGAATAGATAATATCCTCATCTTTTAACCAATCATTAAATTTATTTTCTTCGTATGCTTGATCAGCATATAATTCAGCTTCATATTTAATGCTAATATCTGGATATACTAACTTATATTTCTGGTTTCCACATACAAATATATAGAAACCAGATAGAATACGAGACAAATATATTCCAGTTGTTCTTTGATCCATAATCCGAAAAATTAATCCAGTATCTTTATACTAATCTGCTCAAGGAGTATAGGTACTATTAGCTAATTGAATATAGAAACTACCTCCGGAATGAGCAACTACGAAATCATTGAATGTAGAGTAACTATATGATACACTAACATTACCACCACCAGTATCACCACCAGTATAGTTAACACTAGTAAGTTTATTCTTGGTGCCAAGATAGATTCTGGTGCCTTCGCAAGTTTCTAGGAAGATCGTTTGATCTAGTAGATTATGACGAGCTGTGCAACCAGTGTCACTTGCTGTGGCAACTGTAGTTCCAGTTAGACCAGCATAGTAACCACTTTCACTAGCTTGGATCCAGTCACCACTGATAGCAACAACTTCGAACTCACTTGTTACTTCTACTGGGAATGTAACGAAACGATGATAAGGAGCAAATGTACCTAGTTCTTGAATAGCTTCACGACCAAAATCGCAACTCACAGTGATATTTTGAAAATGCGCGCCATAACCGCTACCATTACCAATTAGACTATTCACGCCACCAGCACTAATTCCTGGGATTTGGCTTGGAAATCTGCAAGCTTCCATATTAAGATATTGTCTACGACCCACACCAGTTGTTGATAGTGGAGCATCATTATTGCCACTAAAATCTCCGGTGACTACAGTTGTTGACCAAACCTTATTATTTCCTACTAGAGTCACATCTTCTGTGAAATTACCATCAACGGGGAAGGTATAACTAACACTACTAACATACATACCAGAGCATACTACTGCATTAATCGAATTACCACTAGCGCAAACACTAGTATCAGGATATATAGATAGTCTCATATCTGTACGAGCATTCTGACGACCAGGGATAGTGGGGTTAACGGCCGTCAAACCCGCAGCAACACTCGACCCTGTTTCTGTTGCTAGAGTATAAATAAGAGGATAACCATCTAGTACTTTATTGAGTGTAACTTCAATATCTGGTACTTCTTCTACGTTTTGGTAGATGGCTAATTGGCCCATCTCGAAAACTTGTTCGAGATTAAAGTTGGTTGTTATACCAACAGTTTGTAAACCGTGAATATGGGTTGGGGAACCAGCAGCTGGGCCTAGTTCAACTTGTTGAATTGCATAGTAAATACGATTATTGGCCATAATTATCTCCACACGTTATTAGGAAAATTGCAGTAGTTTTGACCTTACTATAAGATACACACAAAGAATAAAAAGTATATGTATTTTTTGATAAAAATGGCTAAATTATTCATAAATAATTTCTATTGTAGCTCTAACCGAACCTTGATGTAATCTATGATGAGGAGATGCTACCTCCATTAAAACCACATTTTTCCACCAACATTTTCTCCATTTATATTGTTCTAGAATTTGTGGATAAGTTAATGGATTAGCTTTTAAATCACCATTATAATCTAGTGGATATTTATCGTCTTCAGCTAGTTTATTAGTATTATAAAGCCAATGATTCAAATCTTGTTGTAGGCGTAAAATATCTAATAGTTTATTTCTATCATTTTTATTATCAGAAACTATATGAAATAAAACATCTTGCTCTAATATTAAGCCTTGACTACCAATTTCTCTTGGTCGAGAACGAGACCTAGATAATGATTCTATAATAATACATGGCATTTGTACCCTATGATTACCTCCAATAGCCCATTCTCCATCCGAAATTTGTTGTAAATCTGGATTATTAGTATCATAACTCATATATTGTAGAATTTGGAACCACGGAGCATCATTAGCCCTATATACTTGTACTGTTCTATAACTATAGTCTAAATATACTACAGATGTTGTTGCAATGGGTGAATTGAAGATGATTCTTCCAAGAGGATAATTAATAATAAAATCACCCAAAGAATAAGGTATCCATGAACCATTGATATAAACTGCTGTTATCCTAGTGGGAGACAGGCTGTTATGAGTTACCCAATGCTCGTAGACCCAGTCTTTTTTAAATGCTTGCCATACCTGACCATCCGTATAAGAAGGGTCCTCAACGCTCATTAATTGATATGGGGGCCAACCACCATATAAACTACCATTTCCCTGTGAGACATCCATCCATGCACCAATTCGTAAAAAAGACCAATCTAAGAAACTTTTAAAGTTAGTTTCTATAATATTTAGTAGTAAATCTTCTGTGATATTAGAAATACTTTTAAATTGACTATTAAATTCACAAGGATAACTCATAGTGAAAAAATCTTTCTTAATAAGTTGTTAATATCTGTTTCTGATGTTTGTATGGCTCTTGTTATCCAGTTATCTGTTATAGTACCAGCAAATTCTGATGGAACAGACCAGCTACCCGAAGCTGGTTTCATTATAGCATACCCCGTTCTAGAATATTTATTAGGACCAATAACTATTTCATAGTTGTTTACTAAATTTTGAGTACCATCTAATAGTAACCATTCTAACCAGGGTAAACTATAGCCCCTATAAGTATCAATCATATGAGCATATTCTGAATATAATACATCGGATAGGTCTGCTCTAATTAAATTAGCACTAAATTTACTACTAATTTTATTATTACTAATAAACGGCGGACTATAATTATATTCTATATTATTTATCCATATATTAATTAATCCATCTATTTTAGAGCCAGCATCAACTAAACCTAAATGATATCTAAGCGTACCTCGAATTAAAGAGTTATATTCTGGAGCACTAGTTATAGCTGTGGTAATAATGTTTGGTAAATATTGTTTTAATTCATTAAAAGCATCATTCATAAAAGTCGATACTTGAGACAGTAAAGCCTTATTGATAGCGCTAGTAATGTCCTGATTAGATTCTAAAATTTTTATAGAGTATCTCATAATTTATTAAGAATAATTTGACATTGCTCATATAACTGATGGACAAACATATACTCTATCACTAACACCAACTTTCTTCCATGTACAAATTAAATAATTATTATCTCCTAAACCAGCTGGATTTGGTTCTTCATGTAATTCAAAAACAGGATTAGACTTACTGTTGTGATATAATACAGTAATATCCTTGCAATTACGTATAGTACTCAGATATGTTTTATCACATATTGTTTGAATATATCCTTCTGGATTGCTAATATTAGTAGGAGGATTAATCCAGGTTTTATAATCCCATAATATTGCTAAATATCCACACTCAGTTTTAGTGTCTCCATAAAAACCAATACCATTACAATAAGGACATATTCTACCAACAGCAAATGGTACTGGACCTCCAGATTTATATTTATTAGCTGATTTTTTTAAGTTAGGATCATATATACAATTTGGGCAGATATTGGTCTTTGTTGTTCCAAAACTAAAAACACATTGGGTTGTTAAACCAGTAGAACTCAACAATAAATTAATTTGTTGGTTATATATTGCTTTTAGTTGGTTAAAATTAACAACCATCGATAATTGATCCTAATCATGAATAAAAGTCGTTATTACCTAAACTTCTGAATGGTCCACTATGTAAGTATCGAGGATCAAATCTGTTACCGACAAATGGGGATAGTACAGCTGCCCATGCTGTGGCATTTTGTACATCCCAATGTTCTGTTAATTGATCATATAGAGCACAAGCTCCGTGCTCTATAATAGATTTCCATCCTTGCAGTGTGCCAGATAGATTTAGTACTGCTGGACCCAACTTAGTACTAATACCTTCAAGTGCTGCTTTAGTTCTAAATGTTCCTTGATCAATAATACAAGCAGCCTTTAAACAAACAATACTATTAAATATATCATCTTTACCAACTACTGGATCTGGAGTAAATGTTTTATTAATAACATCTATTTCATAACGTATTGCTAAATTAACATCAAATTGAACATATTGACCAGCAACTACTAATACTTGTTCTATTCTACTATCGCTAAATTCATACGGAGTATTAACATCATTAATTAGATTTCTAACAATTAACGTAAGAGTTGGTTGCCATGCCATAAAATGTCCTTTTTAAAAAAGATGATACTTGTATATACACCTAAAAAAAAAGGCCGGCACAAGGCCAGCCTTTTTTTAGAAACAACATTAATAATGATCAGAGAGCGCCAAGTAGAACTCTACGATTATCGAGAACAGCAAAACCTTGTTCAGCCCAACCATAGAAACCAGCTCGTTTTTGACGATGTAGTGTATCGTCTTCGAAGATTTGTACTTCTTGACGAACTGGCATAATAAAGCTATCTCTCTTACGAAGATCAAGGCCAACAACAAGTTCAACCTTGTCATTATTACTATCACCACCAGCATTCTGTGGTAGTGTGCCACTAAGCACATTACTATAGAATAATTGGTACTGTTGACCTTCACCTAGTTCATCACGATCATGGAGATTAACACCAAAAACGCGATTGATAGCACCATCAGTAGCAGTATAGATCTCACGACGAGTTACTTCGTCAATTTGATCTAGACCCCAATTACGAATGTCTTCCATAGCTTCTGGACTAACATAAAGATCTGTTAACATACCACGATTATTACTAGCACTATTACCACCACCGTTACGACGCATAACGGTCTTCATTAGAGAAACTAGTCTCTTGCTGAAAACGCCTGGATCAGAATCGGCATCATAAACTATGATGTTACGATCAACACCAGCAGCTAGTAGAGTGTGCCAACCATCATCATTCATTTTCTTAACAAATTGAGCTTCGAGAACTTCCATAGCACGACCAACAACGTCCCAGCGGGCGTCACGAGCATACTTTAGAAGATAATCGATACTAGCACCAATGTCATAGGTTGGAACCATGACATAATCGCCCTCAACATGCTTTTGTGGAATATAACCATGATTTGGGATGGTATAAGCCACAAAATCTTTTTCTGTGCCAGGAGCTAAGAAATCTAGTGGAAATTCTGGAGTAGCACTTTGAGCTAGTTGGATTGGCTCAAAAATGTTATCTAGGATATTACCACTAAGAACACCTTGACGCAGAGGAAGTTCGAGAGCTTTTGCAAATTCATGATTTGCTGCTAAAGCCTCTTCTTTCTGAAAAGAACCAGAACGAACTAGAAGATCAGTTAGTTCTGATGTTGGTTCAAACTTTTTATTGGCCATATTTTTCTCCCTTATCATGTTAGATTAATGTCAACTTTTGCATAACCATCTGCATCTTTGGCACTTAAGAATCTACCTACTTGTACACTGTTTGTTGATACAGTGGTTAGGTTGCCATTAGCGCCAACATAAGCACCAGAACCAGGACCGACTGTTACACCCGATACGATACTATTGGTTGTAACTTGACCCTGACGTAATAGTGTTACTTTACTACCTGTTTGGACTTCATCTTTATGCCAGTTAATGTGTTGTCTTGTTAGATCAAGATTAACAACATCGTTTAGTAGTAAACCAGCTGGAACTCTGCCAGAGGCGGTAGCAGCATAGGTTACAACAGCATCAGGATGATCCATAGCAACGCCCGAACCGGCAACACCTGTAGCGTGTACCATAATACCGCCACGTTCTGCTGTGGTGTCGTTGCAAAAAAATGATATATCAGTGTATGCTTCAACGCGATCTGATTTTAAAGCCATGTTCACTCTCCCTTATTAAGTTTTGTGCCTAATCTATTACAAACAAAATCAACTAAAGCTGCTCTTGTATTCTGAATTTCATTTACTAGATTGATATCTGTACCAACACTTAAAACCACATCTTCAGAAGCTTCAGCTGTTTCAAGAATTGATTCTTCCGGAGCTACTTCTGATGCTTTTGGTTTATCTTGCTCTTTTTTCTTCATTAGCCAATCTGGCATTTTACCAGCAATAAGAGAGGTCATGCTCTCAAATGCTTCGTCATCAATATTTTCTAATTTATCGACTGTTGCGCTTGCTAAATCAGAGTCAATACCTTTTTCAACTAGAGCAGCCATACGTTTCATATTTTTGGTCTTTTTCATCATTTCTGCTTCTTTTGTTTTATAAGCAGCAATGACCTCTTGAGCAGCGACGATCTCTGCTTTCATTTTTTCCATTTCGTCTTCTTTATTTTTCATGTCTTCGGCCATCTTTTTAGCTGCTTCTTCATGAAGTACTTTTAGAGCTTCTAGTTCAGCAACTATTTGAGTATCAGAAACTGGTGCCTCAACAACTGTTGTGGCCTCTGCTACTGGATTTTCTGTTACTTCAGTTTCTGCGGGTTGTGTTTCAACACTCATAGTCATCTCCTTTAAATTGGCTTGAATTGAAAATACACCTATATTCGAAGAATTGTCATTTTTTTGATTATTAATTTGTAGTTCTGCTTTTTCTTTCTCTAATTTTAAGTCATCAACTGTAAAAATAATACTTTCTGGATTTGCTGGTCTACTAACAAATCCTTTACCAGAGAAGGTTATAGATCTTAATACTCTACCTAGTTTATAGTTTTGGTGTTCACCAACACCCCCATATGCTCTAAGATGCTGGGTTAAGAATGCGGTTTCAGCATTTCTTGGTAAAACATAATATTTACCAGTGCTTTTATCTATTAGGCCATAATCAAAGCCCTTAAAAAAACATTCCATACTAACATATTTATCGCCACTTTCGATTTCTGATATTAATTTATATGATCTTTCTTTGAGAGATGGTTCAGTAAATCCAGCATAAATAACAGAACCAGTTAATATATGAAATTTTTCTGGTAAATTATTTATATCTATATTTTCATCTATAATTTGACCATCTTCCCCTATGGGCCAGTTAGAAGTGATATGACCAACAATAGTGCCTTCGTCATGCTCTAAATTTGTTGGTTTATGTGTTGGTGTATCCTTAGCCATCCATACTTCTCTAGGATCAAAAATATCATCATTTTTATTCCATGATGTTGTTACAAGAATTGACTGAGTGTAGTATAGATCACTATCTTGTAGTCCAGCGGATGTTTTAATGATTTTTTCTACTTCTTGTTTAATTTTAGTATTACAAGATGAATTTGATTTTTCTACTTGTGATGCATATACTATTGAGGCCCTGGCTGATAATTGATCAGATAGACCCGCATCAATTTCATGTTGATATATATTCATAATACGCATTAAATAAAGGGTTTTGCATTAAGAATCATACACCGTTTGATAAAAATATGCTTTTGTATACTTTAATTCATCAGTGGTTAAGGGCCTATTCATTTGTGACGCAACATTATTTAACAAGTTTTTATAGGCCTTACTAATATTAAGAGTTTCTGTATTATTAATAGTGTTAAGTTTTGCTATAATATTATCTGTTTGAATATTTTCTAGCGCATCTAATGATAGAAAAATTTTTGTTTTAGTATCTTCTGCCTCATCATATTCTGATTTTGATAAACTTCTCATATTTTTCTTCTGATAGAATTCTAGTAAAAGAGGATTCAAAATCTCAGAAATTTTATCTTGAGCTTCTATAGCCCAGAGTTGTAATGATGCCCCTGTTTGAGGAGCAAACTTTTTCGTTTTTCTTTTTTCTGAGTCTTTACTATTCCTAGGACGACCCTGACCAGAAACTCCTGCTGGTTTACTATCTATATTAGTATTACCACCTTGAGGTGGAATTTTAGGAATTTTCATTTCCATACTGGTCTGCTCACTAGGTTTCTTTTTTAATAATTCTAGACCAACTTGGCTAGGTGTGACTATACCAGTTTGCAAAGCAATCTTTTTAAGATTATCTTCTAGTTGCGGATTAAAATATGGACCAGCTTTTTCTGTCATTCTATTATTAGTTCTATCTCTATCTTCTCTATTAATTCTACTCTTCTCCATATCTGGATCAAAACCAAATATTCTTTGTAATAATTCATCACTAATAATATTTCTATCTGCTAATTGAATTAGTAATGCTTTTTCAGCATCTTCATTGCTCAGGTCCATTCTATCAAATTCTATTTTAGCAGGAAATCTGAATCCCATCGCCTTCTGTACGATTGCTATTTCTTTTTTCCAAAAACTCATTAATACTTTGCGTCCATATTGTAATCTTTGCGTTAGGGTTTTTAAACTGATAAAATTGTTTGTAGTTCCAGCGGCACCATATGTTCCTGTGAGAGTGGGTGGAATACCTAGCCCAGCATATATAGCATTTAAATGAGGAGTATATTTACCCTCGCCTAAAAATTGATGAACACTTGTCTTGCTTTCCAGTAGTTCAATATCTGGACCCCATACTAGGTCCATTGTGCCACCACCCATATTATTTTGTAGTATACTACTAAGTTTACTAGCAGCAGCTTGAGTTGGAGCTATTCTATGTTCTAAACTACCTAATTTAAAAATACGAATATTGCTAATAGCACCATCCAGAGCAGCAAGGTCAGCTAACTTTAATTTTTCTACAATATTAATATCATCTAATATAGCATATATCATAGGATATGCCCAAGTTTTCCAATCGTCTTTCTTATAGTGGAAAACAGATGTTTTTTCGGGATCTAATGGGAATGGTTTTTTACTTTTTGCTGCTTCAACTAGAGCCGGTGGTAACTGATTGATAATTGCTCTTTCAGCATCGTCTTTCGGAGCATTGATCAATTTGCGCAATCCTGCTGGCATAGTGATTGAATATGACTTATCACTTACAAAAGAAGATAAAGAAGCACCAATAACATCAACATATTGAGGATCTATAAATGTATATCTCCAAGGAATTTCTCTTTTTTCTATTTGTACATCATCATTATTAATCATAAAATCTGGAGAAGCTTTAGCTCTATACATTTCATCAGCAACTTTAATACTAATTTTAGCTGTTTGACGATTAATTACAACATTCCCTATGCGATACAGATTATTTAAAAATCTTTCGCTTCGTTCCTCTCCTTTGATTTTATCAAACCAATTACGATAAAATCTTTCTATTCTTTTGTTAGGATGAACTAATCTAATACCTTGACTAGCAAAATCTCCCATAAGATCAATAACATTTTTTACTAAGCCAACTCTATTGTAAACAGCATCACAATTAGCAAAAATTTCTTTTAGTCTAGTCGGTACAGCCTCATCGGGTCTGAAATAATCATAATCTGCTCTATTAAATCCTGGACGACCAGAGGTATTACCATCTAGATTGATAAAACTACGAAATCTACTAGTGGTAGCAGCAGTAGCTTTATCAGCTATTCCGAATTCGTCTAATCCTTTGCTAGCTTCCCTTAGTGCTTCTCTTTTATCGGCTAAATTATCGTCTGACCATGTAACATAAGCATTATCAGGAATAATTGGGGAAGATTGTTCCATTGCTTCGCTTTTAGGATATTTTTTTCTAGGCATAATAGAATTACAATAGTATTGTTATAGGATTAATATTAATTACACTGTTTAACGATAAATCCCTGTATATATATTAGTATTAGCTCCGTCTGTAAACCAATTTGGTCCTTTATACATTTGACCTTCTTTTTTCTCCATGAAGCGTAAATCATTTCCTATAATATCATAATTGACCATATCTAAAGTTCTACTAATTTGTCTTGCTAACATATTTGCTATTAATAGCGCGCTATATCGGTCTTTTCTCAATTTACCCTTTTTCCCATTAGGAAGTTTAACTTCTGGAGTATCCCATCTATCTCTAGCATTTGGTCCGGTGCTAGTCTGACTCATCACTATCGTTGTGAGTTCATTTTTTAATTCTTCTATTTCTAAAATACATTCACTTTCGCAGTCATATAGATTGTCCAATCCTTCTTTCATAATATCCTTTCCTTCTCTGTCAAGAGCTAGGGCCAAACTCACCTGATCAAATCGTGGAAATAATAATACTTTATCTTCTAGATCTTTTCGTAGGCCATGATTTGCTTGCGCTGTCCAGTCTGCTCTAGCGAATTGTATAAGTTCAAGAATATGTAATCCGGCTTGATCATCTGTGTCTTTAGGTTTAGATAAATCTATAGCGGGCCAAATTAATATTTCTCCATCTTCTAGTTTTCCTGGGTCGTGTAAAGCCTCTTCTATCGCTACGCCCCCACCTTGAGCATCCATACCTATTCTGTGACACGGAAAAACTTTCATCAAATTACGTATTTTACGAGCACAAAAACTATAAAAATCAAACTCATTAATTAATCCGGTCTGTTGTCTATCTTTAAAATTATTACGATTTGTAGTCCAAGTATATATTATGCGACTATGGGTTGGATGTAATTCTAAAACTACTATACTAAAATTATCTTTTTCTGATGCAGGATCGACACCGTAGACGTATTTGAGGTTTGGATCTCCTTTTAGTCTAACATCGAAAAGAATATTTTGCTCATTAATAGATATGGGTTTTGTTTCATTAACTACACAACTTTCTATGAGACTTCTTCTGAAGAATCCATCACTATCTTCTGTAAAACATGCGGCGTATTCCATATTGTAAATACCAGTATGAATTGTGGCTTTAGCTCTACTAACTTGCTTATCATCCATAAATCCTTTAGGAATGAGTTCATATGGGATTCTAACTATACTATAGTCTTTCCAATTAAAGCTTTCTGGCACTTCTCCTTTAAAAATTTCTTCAAGCTTTTTTTTATCTCCGCGACTATTGATAATTTGTTTATATCGTTTCCAATAACTAGCAAAATGTTTAAAACTATAATCTGCTGTACCAGATATTATAGCTTGGTTACCTTTTTTAATTTGTATAGCTTCTAGCTCATCGTTCCATAATCCTGCTTGTTTCATAGCAGCTTTTTTAGCTTCTTCTTTAACATTTTGGATAGGACTAGCCGACACAGCAGCGAACCCTGAAACAACGGTTTCATAGATATCTGGAGATATTGATGCGAACTCGTCCGCGATGATAATATGCGCTCTTAAGCCTCTAATTTTACTACCATCACCCATAGGAATAGCCACTGCCCAACTATCTCCTAATCTTATAGTGCATCTATCAACATCTCGACGCGGACCATCATCGTTTCCATTAAATAGGTTTCTCAGAATCTGGCTGCTGCGCCATATAGTTTCCATATATTCAAAAATGATTTTACTTTGTCGGAAAGCAGCGCCCACTATCACAATTTTAGTACCAGGACAAAATACCATGCGTAAAATACAGTACAATGCTAATAGAAAACTTTTACCAAAACCACGACTAGCAACAAACATTGGAAAAGGACGAATCCAAAATTCTTGTAATATCGCTACCTGAATAGGATGAAGCTCTATACCAAATAATAACTTGCACGATGATCCAAAATATTTAGGATCTCGAAGAAGACGCAGCAAATGAAGATCAGGATTTTCTATATCTTCTTTGCTTCGTCCTATCATAGGATTTTTAGCTATTTGCAAAGAGGCAAGATCACCAAGACCTAGCCACGCATCATCAAATGTTGATATTGTTTCCATATTTTTCATATATTCGTTTCATTATGCCTACTGCGACTCGTTCTGCGGTTGATGGAGATCCACAGTATAATATGTGAATATTATGATTTAATTGTAGTTCTACCATTATTTTCATAATATAATTACCACTTATTTTAAGTTTGTCCCACATTTTTTTAGGAATATCACTACCCACAGGGTAGTTGTATATGTCCATAATATCAAACTCACACAAAATAAAACTATGAGGAATACTGCTTAATCTTTGAATAACATCAGAAAATCTATTTTCTGTAATATTTGTGGCTATTTCGCTAACGCTACTTTTGCGTTCTATAGCTAACAAATGTTCGTATCCTTTGATACTATAATCACCAGTATCTAGTTTCTCACGACTAGTAACGTGCAAACCAAATTCCCACGGAGTTTGTTCGCGCGTATCAATTATTATGGTAAAAGGATCTTTAGTCATTGTTTTTTTAGTTTGTTAAGAACTATGGTCTGGAAAAAACTAGCATAATTTTCTTCGTTATTTTTAATTTGGTCATGATGAATTTTGCAGAGAAGAATTCCGTTGTTTGGGTGGTATCTTAAACCGGGGAAATCGGCCCATTTATTAATGTGGTGAGCATGAATTTTCTTTGTGCTATTACAGTGGGGCCACTGACATGTATTATTATCTCTGGTGTGAATAATTTGTCTCCATTTTTTATAGAGAGGATCTTTGTAATTTCTATTCATGGTGATCATGGGTTTCTGGACATAATATGGGTGAATCAACAGAGTTATCACTATAACTATGATAATCGTATAATTGTTGTTTAGCCTTTTCTGTGGCCATAGCTAGTATTTCCATTTCTCGTCCTTCTTTCTCTCTTATTAATTCGTCTTCTAGCATACGAATCAAACCGACCCAACTACTCTTACCGTCTTCTATTCTTTTGATGCGTTGCTCACGGGTGGCTTTTAAATCTTTACTTATCTTTTGCTGTTCATTTAAAAGCTTAGTATATTCATTAGTGTAACTAGCAATACTATTACGAGCAAAACTGAGCTGAGTTTCAAGATTAGCTAGTCGTGGAATATCTCTTTGATCTTCAGTTTTTTCATATTCTTTATCTACTAATTTTTGTAGTTTCTCAGTTTCTGCAATATGACGCTTACGCTCTTTCATGCTACGATTAATCAAAATATCTATAGTAATAAATTGTTTGATTTGTAATTCTTCTGCGGGCAACACATCCTCTTTGAATTGTTTAATTAGGCCAACCCACGTATTCTCAAAGTATTCTAATTCGCCACTATTCTCATCAAACTGTCTAACAATTTCGTTCCAGAATGTTTTGCTTCTGAGTTTTCTTTTTAGGATCTCGTTTTCACTTTTGTTTTCTAGATTGTATAGTTGATTTTCGTCCACATATCTTTTGATAGGATCAGTATTACGATTAAGTTGATAAGCTATTTGATCTATACTTAATGAGGATATGTTATCGGTGATAAATTTTTCCTCATCTAAACTCAATTGTCCGCGTTTTTTAGCCATGATTTTTAATAATCTCTTTAAGTTTGATGCTAAGTTTAGTCATATCAGCTTTGGGTATTTTGGATCCGGCTTTTAACTTTAGGTAAATGGTTCGTTCTTCGCCCACCAAATGTTGATCTATGAGTTTTATAATTTCTGATGTGCTAATTTGATTCATAAAAGAATCATCATTACTTACAAATGCTGATCCATAATTTTTAACCTCGTCTATAGTATTAAGATACATAAGGTTTTTTTTGGTACTATTACGATCCAACCAACTACTATATAGTTCGCAATCATTTTTATTGGAATATTCTAAACAACCACTAGCACTTTGTTTGCATCCTTTGTCATATAGTGGACATGTTAAGCAGGGTTTGTCTGGGCGTTGATAGTTGTCTCGTTTGTAATTAAACAATCGATTTCTAACGTGGGTCCATAGAAAGTTTTCTAGGGGTCTTTTGTGATCATAATTTTTTAGTCCTTCTAGTGCAAATATGCTGATTTGCTGTTTCATATCGTTGTAGTCATGGTATCCAAATTTAAATTTATACGCTAATTTCTTTGATATAATATCAACAATTTTAAGAAACTCATTTTCATCCACCGATATTGTCTTCGTTTTCTTGGTTCTTTTTTTCTTCGTCATTTATTAGTTCCACTAGTGATTTATTTTGAATACTATTAAGGTCTTGGTCCACTGAAACATTATCTTTAGCGGTTACGTGTAAGATTAGTGGGGTAATATTGTCAATATGCATAAAAATCCTCTTGCGTTAAAAGACACAAAACCTAGTATATATTATGATTCGTACACTTTTTGTCAAAAAAGGAAAGGTTTTATGGCCACATATAAAAAATGGACAGATGCTGAAATCGATTTTATTCGTAATAATCTAGGATCTTTTAGCGATGTTGAATTAGCCGCTAAATTAAGCGAAATGACTAGCGAAACTGTGACTTATGGTATGGTTCGTCGTCAGCGTCGTAAGATTGGTGTTAGCAAACCAAGAGGTCGTAGAAAAAAGAATTCTTCAGCTATTAGCGAGTAACACTTTGCTAAATGTGGTATAATTGTCGGGACCATAGCCAGGATAGTATATAGCGAATACTATAGCTTTAAAGTATTTTTTATAGTTGAGTATTTGTTGTTTATATATATTAGCAATAGTTTTTGGGGGATTATTAAAAGCACCACAACCAAAAGCGCTAAATATTACGTGTTGTATATTGTGTTGTAAAAGAGTATCAAATTGAGCTTCTATTCTGTGAACAGCGTTATCGATATTCAAAGAGTTTCCATTTCTCAAATCTTGGGCGGATGCTCGTAATTCCAAGAAAGAGAATATATTACTATTATCCAATAGTTTGTATTGAGATTGTTCACCACTTTTTATGCAGAGTCGGGGGTTGGTGTCTAGATAAACAAGATTATTGTGAGCTTGTAATAAATTGCTAAAATTAGTATTATATGAGTATAATTCAGAATCTAGTAGATTGTCTGTGATACTAAAAAAACAATCTGATCGTCGAAACATATTTTCTTCTTGAGCAACACAATTGTATAAGTAACCACCGCCAGGATAGGTGGGGTTGGCCATATTAAGTACGCAGAATGTGTGAGCATATTTTTTAGTAAATAATAATGTAGCATCACCCCAATCCATAGATACAACATCAACTATGGGGGGTTGTGGTTGGTATAGTGATAACCATGTGTTTAAATTGTGTGAGGCTTGAGCTTTATAATGGTTATAATTAGCTTGAAAAGATTCTATAGTATCAAGCAACACATTTTGACGATACGATCTTTCTTGTGATCGTAGAAGATTGAAACATCGAGTCTGGTAGGTTCTCATATCTTATAGTAGCCAAGCAGATAAAAAAGAAACTGGCTAATTTTTTTATGGTGGTCGAATTGTGTTTGGACCACCCGGCGATTTTGTCGCAAAAAACGCACAGTCCTTTAGAAAACAGAAAAACCCCCCTATCGGGGGAGCGTACCCCCTGCCATGCCCCCACCCCCCTATCGGGGGGATCAGTGCAAACCCCCACCATGCAAATATCATACCAAATAATCGAATGATGAAGTTTTCCCCACCTATATTTCGGCTGTTTTTTTCCGTTTGCTTTGCCGATACTATGCTGTAGAATAGGGTGTAGTTCGGAAGATATCTCAACGGAGAATGAATGATGGATACAGTAAAGGTTGGATACGCTTTTTCGGGCTTTCGGAACGATGGTCGATATTTCGTCGGAATCGTGGAGAGTGTAAAGTCTACCCCCAAGGGTACGCTGATAGTGCTGCATACGGCCGAGAGTGTGGTCAACGGAGAGGTCAAGACGATCTACAAATCATTCTATCTTGAAACGATGGATATCTATTCATGCAATGAAACGAAGCATTGGCCCGCGGGCTTGACGCGGGATCAGTATGTTGCCCGGTTGCTCGCGGAAACCGCGGGGGCTTGAACCCCCCATCGGGGGAGATATTGTATCTGCCAAACTGGCAGGCTAGAAAACTGCCATAACGGCAGTAGCAAATGTTGTGCCATACAACAAATGGCAGACACATGCCAAAATGGCAGATCGGCCGCGCGAACTGCCAAAATGGCAGATGCAGCAAATATCATGCCAAATCGCAAAAATTTTTTCGGCACAGTTTTTGCCCTAGCAAATATCATGCCAAATCGCAAAAATATTTCCGCTGTTTTTTTCCGTTTGATTTGCCGATACTAGATGATATAACAATGGCAGAGTTGAGAATGAAACCCCTAGCAGAGAAAGATAGAAACATGATTGCCGATACCCCGAAGCCCCTCCAGCAGTTTTTCGCCACTCGTCGCCGCGACGGCAAGTATTTCGACGGATGGATCGAAAAGGTCCGCGACATGGGTGATCGTGGCATCATGATCGTGGTCGCAAACTGGGATCGGGAGTGGAAGCAGACTAAGTATGCTACGCTCTATCTCGACGAGTGCGACAACGTAGAATACTGGAATGTCGATATCTCGTGATTCTGGACAACGGCGGGAACAATCATACTCTCCCCCCGTTGGGGGACTAACCCCTAAGGAAAAAATCATGACCAACGCTACGCTACAAATCCTCGCAAATCGTCACAATCTGCAAATCGACAGCCGTTGGACCGGGCATTGTCGGGAATGGCTCGTGAAAAATACCGATGGTGTTCAATTGTTCAGAACGGACGACTACGATTATCTAGTCAGGAGACTGGAAAGGGGGGAGGGGTTGAGGATAGGAACTACCCCCACCAAATAGTGGCCCCCACCGAGGGGGGTATCCCCACCAATAGGGGGGTGGGGCTCTACCCCTCTCAGGGGGGGTGTATCAGCCGATCCTATCGGCTGCCATAATGACAGTCAGCCAAGCTGCCAAAATGGCAGATCGGCCGCGCGAACTGCCAAAATGGCAGATGCAGCAAATATCATGCCAAAATCCCTGCCAAATTGGCAACAGCAAATCCTGTGCCAAATCGCAAAAATATTTCCTCTATTTTTTTCCGTTTGCTTTACCGATACTCTACTGTATAATCGTGGCAGAGTTGAAGATAACCCCTAGTTGAAGGATGATGAAAATGGATAACGTGGTTGTTGGTCGTGCGTTCTGTGGCTTTCGCAAGAGTGATGATCGGCTGTTCGTCGGCGTGGTGGAGAGTGTGGTCGACGGCCCCAAGGGTCGTCGGGTTGTTCTCCACAGTGTCGGCCCCAACGGCACGACCGAGTATAAGACGTTCTACATGGAGAACATGCACCACTACACGTGCATCGTCACCGAATACTGGCCCGAGGGTAAGACCCGCCGCGATATGCTGGAGAGTGTCGGGGCGGGTTGACCCCCCGATGGATGGAAGGACCAACCCTCCCCCCGTTGGGGGACTACCCGTGAAGGAATAAAGAATGATGAACACAAATAACCTTGATAAGATTTTTTCCGCTATGCGAACTGGTAAGTATGTTGGAGTGATTGATCCCAAGGGTAAGGCTCACTGTGGATTGGTGAACGGAATCGTGCGGGAGGATGGTAGCGGTAATAACTGGATCATTACGTTGACCGCTCGTACGGTGAGTGAACGGGTGTTCATTCACGCTAAGTAGTGAACAAATGTACGTGGGGGTATCCCCACCAATAGGGGGGGGTGGGGCTCTACCCCTCTAGGGGGGTGTTCTAGCCGATCCTATCGGCTGGCTGCCATAATGACAGTCAGCCAGACTGCCAAAATGGCAGATCGGCCGCGCGAACTGCCAAAATGGCAGGCTAGCAAATCTTGTACCAAAATCGCGCCAGCAAATATTGTGCCACAAAATATTTTTCTCTCCCGATTTTTTTCGGTTTGCTTTTCAAGTTTCAGACCGTATAATCCGATATAGAAAGAAAGAAAGAAACGGAGAGTGAAAAATGCTGAGTGATTGCTGTGGTGCGGAAGTTCGGTTTCAGGATATTTGCTCGCGTTGTGGCGAACATTGTGAAGTTGGATCGTACGATTATTCCGACGATGCCTACGATGCTGCTAAAGATGAATGGTGCCCGGGTGACGAGCCGATGAGTGACCGCCAGCGTCGTGAACAGGATTCGTGGGATGAGACTTGTCGACAGAATGGATGGTAGTCCCCCAGAATGGGGGTTGTGGTCAAAAAAGTTTTTTGGTACAGTCAGTAATCCTTTGGAGCAAAGCATCATGTCAACTAGTCCGATTCTGCGTGATTTTCAGCGTGCTATCATCAACTGGCTCTATGGAATCGCTATCCCCGACGCTATCGACGTTTCCGATGATCGGGTGATCGACGGCGTAGACTATGTTTACGGGGTCGGTGATCGACAGCGTAAGGTGATGACCGAAAAGGTTCTCAAGTTCAATCGCAAGGCGTTACGTCGCGTGGGCAAGCGTAAGGTTGAGAGGGTTGACCCCCGCTACAAGGGGGGTGATGATACGATGATTATCAAGGTGGGCAAGCCCGGTTGCGATGAGCGGAAAGCGGCCTTGGCCGAACAGTATGGTGCGATTCTCGCCAGTGGAGAGGAAGTCTCCCCCTTTGGGTGGGATGGGGAATAACCCCCCACTAAGGGGTATGGTGCCGCTCCCCCACCAATGAGGGGTCTCTGCCAAAATGGCAGGCGGCGCGCCCGATCTGCCAAAATGGCAAAAATATTTTCTCCGTTTGACAACTAAACTTTGGGCTGTAGAATACCGATATACAACAAGGGAACGAAGCATGATTGCTCTTGCGTTTTTCGGTTTGATAGGTTATTGTGTGAGTGTTAGGGTGTACGATTACCTTCACGGATACGGGGAACTTTTCTGATGAATTACAACGAAGCGGTTAGCATGGTTCGCGGCAAGCGTAATAAGAGCCGGCGGAAGATTGGTAATAATACATACGCTGAAATCCTGCATGATAATAGCGTTGGTATTATGCTGCACAGTACCTATGTTGTGAAGATTCATCCCGACAATACCTATACCCTGCAAACGGGGGGATGGCAAACGGTCACAACTAAGGATAGAATCAACCAGTATAGCCCGGTGAGAGTGTACCAGCGGAAGTACGAATGGTTTGTGAGAATCAACGGCAAGGAATATCCTTTTATGGAAAATATGGTGGTGCAAGGATGATAGGTCTATTATTTGGAGTTGTGGGTTTTCTAATACTGGTTATTATGGTCAAAACCGTATTATTCTTTGTGGAAAACATCTTAGACTAAAGAAAGGGGCTAGGGATGGCCGATATAAACTGGGTACAAATAGGTGTGGGATTTGTTGCTGGTGTTGTTGGTTGTTGGTTTGTTTCTGATTTGGTTTTTCCAATGAGGGAAAATAATGATTGAAAATATTGTAAGATTTGTGGGATTCCTGGTGGGTTTTATTGTTATGACCTACTTTCTATCCCTAATCTAAAAAAAGACCATCTGCCATAATGGCGGGTGGCGCGCCCGGCCTGCCACTTTGGCACAGTATTTGCTACTGATTTTTGTCGAGTTGACAAGCCCTTTTCCATCTGTATAATCCATACAACAACGGAGGAAACCATGAACGGCTACGAACTGATGGCGGAGTTTGAGCGGATTATCAAAGATTGCATCGTGGTGCCGAATAGTTGGCTGCCCGAGGACTTCCGCGATAATCGCACCGATGGTGTGACGCTGGCCGAATTGGATGCTAAGTGTGACCGACGCGACAGAATCGAAACGGATCATCAAATCGAAAAGCGGGAAAAGGATCGTCGCATCGAACTGTATGCTTCCATGATCGCTAACGGCCAGGAAATCGAATACTTGCAAAAGTAAAGTTTCGGGGGTTGACAAGCCGATACTAGAGTGTAGAATGATGGAGTAAGACAAAACAAAAATTCGTGGGTTCATGGCTCGGGACTAGATTGGGATAAGCCATTGGTGACGGCTGTGCCGCTTATGCACTAGGAGCCAATGCCTAATCTATGGGGGATCGCGTCCCCACCACGACCAATACAATATGAGGTTCTATACGGGTAAAACCGTGGAATACGTAGACTAGGTAAAGACTCATCATCTTTACTGAAATAAAGGTCTAAGCGGAGTGATTCTCCCGCCTCATACAATACAACCGCCAAAATGGCAGGCGGGCCGGCCGATCTGCCAAAATGGCAAGAAAGATTTTCTCAAGGATAGCCGCTTGACAAGCCGATAACATACTGTAGAATCGGCGTATGGTAAGAAGGTAAGATTCCTAAACGAAAGGCTAATGCTATGGATACGATGACTATGATTGCGATTGGTTGTGGGTTGGTTGCTGGTGTTGTGGCTTTTGTGTGCTTTCATCTTTTTTCTGGTCTTCACGATAGTCTGACCAACGCCAAGGTTGGTGGTGTGTATAACTTTGAGTATGTGCAGCCTGTCACGGGTGATCGTGAGCGGTTTATGGCCAAGGTTCTGGACGTAAGCGTATTCTCTGATGATTGGATTGCTCGACTGAACCGTACTAGTCGGTATCGTCGCAATGATCCTGAGTTTCAGCGTAGCAAGCATCTTGTTACGGCTCAGACTTTTGACGGGAAGATTCGGAACTTCTATGCGGAGCGTACCCGTAATGTGCGGCGTCCTCTTCTTGGAAGTTTTATGTTCAATACCGGATTGGCGAGAATGTTTCTGTAAATCAAATATAGTAAAATACTATCCTACTAAGACCCATCTGAGGAAACTCGGATGGGTTTTTTGTGTGGATGGTGCTCTATATGGTGACAGTTTTGACATAAACATTCACATTTAGATATTTCTTCTAAGATAACTTCCCACTGCCTACCCGCTCTCACAATATCAGATATATCTGATTTTTTTGTAGTTGGATCAATATGATGCCAAACCAAGGCTCTATAATCAGAATAACCACACCTATTACATTTTTTATCTTTCATAAACAAATAATATTGGTTATAGTTATTTTTTCTTCTAGTCTCATTATATAGTTTTATTTTTTCTTTATTGGCTTCATTGTATTTTTTTCTATTTAAAATACATTTTTCTTTGTTAGCTTCATACCAAACTTTATCATTAAGTTTTTTCTTTTCTTTATTCTTTTCTCTCCACTGTTTATGATATTCATAACGAGAACTTTTTTTGGTAGACATTTTAGCATTCCTTTTGTATAGTTGTTACTGATATAACTATATATACACCAATAAGTAACAAATATGCCAAAATGGCAGGCCGGCCGCGATATCTGCCAAAATGACAGTAAAGAATCTCTGTTGACAGACCGATACTCTATAGTAGAATACGCTCATGAATACTACTTTCTGCTATGCTGGCTATACTTGGCGTGTTTTCAGCAACAATCGGTTTGCTGGTTATGTTGTTGCATTGAGCGAGTTTGATGCTATGAGAAAAGCACAAGATAAGTTTGGTAAGAATATTTGGATTGAGAGGATTGTTGATCCACAGTATAATAAGTAGTCTGGCCCCATAGTATAATGGTTTAGTATACCGGGCTTTCATCCCGGAGATCGGAGTTCGATCCTCCGTGGGGCTATTTGTCTTTCCTAATCCTACGGATTTGGCAGTCGTGGCGATAGTCAGCCAAAATGGCAGCTCGGCCGGCCGGCCTGCCAAAATGGCAACGAGCAAACCTTGTGCCAAACAAAATCTTTTTTATGCTCAAGTTTGTGTGTTGACAAGCCGATACCACACTGTAGAATCGAGAGACACGGAGAAACAAATATGAAAACCGCAGACGGTAATGACAAGTTGGGCAAGGGTTGCATTGTGGTGTCGCGTCCCGTTGGCGATACTTGTCCGCCCGATTGTGACTATCTCGGCAACGGCTGCTATGCCGAGGCTACCGAGAATCAGTATAAAAATGCCCGTACAGCAGGGTTTGCTAACATAGTCACGGAGAAAAACAAAATCCGTGCTATGATTCTGGACGCGAAGCGTCGTGAAAAGAGTATTCGCTGGCATGAGCGTGGTGATTGGTTTCTCAATGGCGAACTTGACGTAGAGTATGTTGCTAATGTGACATGGGCGTGTGAGAGTATTCTTGCTGATGGTGATAGTCTGCCCAATATGTGGTTTTATACCCATATTTATGATAGTCGGCTTGTTAGTCTGGAAAAGTATATGGCGGTCTATGCTAGTGTTCACGACGATAACGATATGGGCGAGGCTCTGTCCCAAGGGTTCAAGTTGTTCGCGTGGTGCGACAGTGATGAAAAGATTGCTCCAAAGCGTCCGCGAGGCAAGAAAAAGGCGGATGCTTGGCGGTCTAGTCTGCCCAAACTTGTAGTGCTGAATGGTGCTAAGTTTGTGACATGTCCCGAGATTCGTCGTGGTCGTGCTACTATTACTTGCACTGGTACTAAAGATAGTATATCTTGTGACTTGTGCGTGCGTGGTCTGGCTAACGTGTTATTTCCTGCTCACTAAAGGATATTACAATGTCCAAGTTTTATGTAGCATCAGGTACTTTGCGTATTATTATTAGTCGCAAAGATGCTCTAGAGGCCGCTATTTGTGGATTAGCAGATTGTAATAAGTTTGATACTATCGACGAATATTTTTATGTTGATGAAAGAGGGTATAGAGATTATGTTAGTGCTGATCCGTCCACGAATGTAATAGCCACTAAAAGTATTGTAAGGGCCGCGGGCTGGAAAATGTCCGACAATGATCCCCTGCCATAATGGCAGGCCGGCCGCGGCAACTGCCAAAATGGCAATAAGGTTTTATCTGTTGACAAGACGATATTTAGTATTAGAATACGCCCAAAGGAGATCGCTGTGTTTACTACAACTCATTTGGATAAGGTTTTGGGCGAAGTTCGTGGATTCCACAAGAAAAGTATTTTTTGCCCGAAAAAGAATCTGTTAGCCTATAGATTGTCTAGGATGAGTAGTCAGTATAGGGGTGGTGTGATTGAACGGATGATTAGGGATTATTATAAGGATGCTGGTCACACTGTTTCTTATATTGGTGGTACTCACTCTTTTGATATGCTTGTGAATGGTCGCAAGATTGAGGTCAAGTCTAGTCTAGCCAGAATGACCATTGTTGGTGGAATAATCAAGTATACTTATAAGTTTCAGCATATTTGCCCCAATAACTTTCACAAACTGGTTATGGTGTTTGTTAGTCCAGAGGGTTTGACCGCTAGGGTTATGGATACTAGAACTGTTGCTAAATATGTTGGTTCTAAATATAGCCACAGAGATTTGCATGTGGGAAAAAAGATTTTTGGCAAAGTTTTGGTCGCTTGACAACCGATAGTACGGGTAGTAGAATAGTTGAAAAGTGTGTGGAAAAGTCTATTCCTTGCAACAACTGAGGATACAATGCCAAACTGGTGCTTGAACAAGTTGAAGATTAGCCATGAGGATCGGTCTAAGGTTATGGAGTTTGTTCATGCCTTCAAGGAGGGTAAGGCTTGTGAACATTATTTGCCGATGCCAGAGGGTGAAGATTGGTACGACTGGAATATCGAGAACTGGGGAACCAAGTGGGATATTGGTAGTGATAATGGTGAAGTTCACGGGTTGAATCCTACGGTTGTGGATAATGAGGCTACCATGAGTTTTGATAGTGCGTGGAGTCCTCCCATTGGATTGTATGAGGAGTTGGATAGGTTGGGCTTTATGGTTGATGCTAGTTATTTTGAGCCTGGAATAGGCTATTGTGGTATCTGGCATGATGGTGAAGATCTGTGTACGGAATATGGAAATAATAAGGGTGTGATTCCTGTTAGAGTGTGGGAAGATTACAACCTTGACGAGTTTTTTACTGATGAAGTAGAAGCATAAAACAAAACCCACGCTGCCAAAACGGCAGATGGGCCGCGCCGCCTGCCAAAATGGCACTAAAGAATCCTATTGACAATGCCGATCTATAAGGATATACTTCTCAATAGAACAGGAATGGGCGACGGTTTACCGTATGACGAGGCAAAGCACAACAGAGCGAAGGCAACTTCCATGTGGCCTCCGAGACTGCGAAAGCAGGGGTAGGAATAGGTGCCGCCCATCCTGTTTTTCCTAATCCTACGGATTTGCGGTCTTGGCGATAGTCAGCGAAAGTGTATAGTCTTGACAACCAATAACCGATAAGGTATACTAGTCGCATGACACGAACACACTACGAAGTACGATTTCATCTGGCTCGTGGGCCAAACTATATGCACTGGCAAGTCAAGGCCATGTGTGGCAGAAAGAAACTTCAAGAGTTTTATTATGATCCGGCTCTTTATCAGTTAGAGATGTTGAGTTGCAAACTGGTAAATAAAGTGAATAAGGCTAAGAAAGTTCATGAGGCTGGTGTGAAGGATGTGGCTGGTTGGGTAAAGTGTGATACGGTTATCATAAATAATGAGATTGGTGTTGACGACCTTGAGAAGTTGTATTACAATCCCATCAAAGATATTAGGTGGCGTAGAGAATCAGATTGTGGCGAGTTCGCATGGGACGATTCCCAATATGACTCTCTGATTACACAAGGCAAACAAGTTTACGTTTTGGAGGAAAGAACATGATTAGTATTGGTATGACGATTCGTGAGATGGTGAGTATGGCTTCTAACACCGATAGCCCCGATCTGTACGAGAGAATCATCAAGGCTCTGGAAGAGGCAACGGGTAATGTGAAGCGACTTGTGGGTTGCAGGGGTGTGCGTTTTGATGGTCAGTTTTGGGATCACAAGATTCCCGCCATCAAGGCTCTCAGGCTTGCTACTGGCTGGGGACTCAAGGAAAGTAAGGAATGGGTGGAGAGTTGCCAGTACGACTCAAAGGCCAATTTCACGCCGCCACTGTCTCAGGAAGTGGCTGAGAAACTGAGTGCCGAGTTGACCGCTTGTGGTTGTGAATGTTGGGTACTGAACGCCTAGCATAAAGCCAAATGCCAAAACGGCAGGCGGCGCGGCCGAGCTGCCAAAATGGCACCCAAAAAATATTCATGTAGGGCGGTTGACAGTGCCGATACCTATGGTAGAATGATAGCATCACACGACAAGAAGCCAACTGATCTCAACTCTACGAAAGTTCAGATTGGCCCCTTGACAAGTGATATGGTTCGTGATATGATTCATTTACTGGTTTGGAACTAACACTAACTTGGAGGTTTGCCATGAAGAAGTTTTCTTTTATTGTCGATATTGTTGCTGATGAACTGGACCGTGATACTGTTGTGGATTCGATTTCGTCCTGCCTGAGTGATGCACTTCCGGGTGACGTTCACGCTAACGTCAAGGCCGGTGAGGTCAAGGCGTTCAGCGAGCAGGGTGATAAGGTGTGGCGTGCCCGCGTCACGGGTGTCACAGCCAAGCAGGCTGGCGATGCCCACAACAGCAAGGTCGAAGCGGATGCGGAGGCTGTTGCCTGAGTATAACAATATGTTATAATACCGATAGACCGCTGGTAGTGATACTAGCGGCTATCGGCTTTTATGCTGCCGTGGCCGAGTAGATTAGGCATCAACCTTCTAAGTTGATTTACGAGGGTGCAAATCCTTCCGGCAGTACTTATAGTGTATAATATGGATAGATATTTATGTTCTGTCCATGAGGTTCATTATGAAATGTGTAAAATGTGGTCAAATAGAAAAAAATCCATACAAAGTAAAATCAGGTATTAGAAAAGGTAAGATACAAAGTTATTGTAGAAAATGTAATCATCAAAATACCTTAGATAGACAGCGAGACTTTAAAAAGAAATGTGCTGAATATAAAGGCAATAAGTGTGTATGTTGTGGTTACAATAAATATATAGGATCTTTAGATTTTCATCACTTGGATCCAAATAAAAAAGATTTTGAGATTAGCCATTTTAGAAATACTTCTTTTAAAAAGAATGAAGTTAAAATAAAACAAGAACTAGATAAATGTATTCTGGTATGTAGAAACTGCCACGGCGAAATCCACGCTGGCATACTAAAGCCATAGCTGTCAAAACGGCAGGCGGCGCGGCCGAGCTGCCAAAATGGCAGTTAAAGTTTTGCTGCTGGTTTGCCGATAAAATGGTATGGTTTCCAGAGGGCGCTTGCAAAGAGGATCGGGTATGATACAATGGATAGGTGTATTGGTAGCATTGTTGGGATTAGCATATACGGGATTGAAAGATTATCAAAAGGGTGATATTAAAATCCCTTTGCCTCAAAAACCCGTATTGACAAAACCAACCTATCCGGTACAATACTGTCTGATGGCTTACGATCCTAATATTAAAAGAATTTTTTACCTTCACGAAAACGGACAATGGTATGACTTCCCGCCGCAAATACGAGAATATCCAGATCAAGGTCAAGAAGCACTGGGAGGTGCCCACGGGCCACAAGGAGTATCGGCACACGGTTATGGACAATCGGCCCAAGCGTCAACGCACACGATCCGCCGTTGACAAAACTTGGCGGAATGAGTATGATATGTAGTCCACGCCCGCATAGTATAATGGCTATTACAGTTGATTTGTAATCATCGGATGGGGGTTCGATTCCCTCTGTGGGCTTGCTCGGTAGTTCAAAGGTAGAACGCAACACTTTGGATGTTGTTGTTGGTGGTTCGAGTCCACCCCGAGCATGATGCCCTGTGGCGGAATGGTAAACGCAGTGGATTGTTAATCCACCGTCCTTGATAGACATTGTAGGTTCGAGTCCTACCGGGGCAGTTTGGAATCTTGGCCGAGTGGTTTAAGGCAGCGGTTTACTAAACCGCCGAGGGTTAAAATCCTCCGGGGGTTCGAATCCCTCAGATTCCGTTTTACCTAATCCTACGGATTTGGCTAGGGTGGCTTTAGTCAGCCAAAATGGCAGAAATTTTCTTTGAAGTAGCGTGATTGACAAGCCGATACTAACTGGTAGAATCACTACTGTTCGGAGGAGTAACTTAGCGGCTAAAGAGTCTGACTTTTAATCAGAATATCGTGGGTTCGAGTCCCACCTCCTCCACTTGACAGTTTGGCCCGTTTGGTGTAGAATAGGATAAAGGAGAAAAGGCTTATGTTTGATGATGAATATGAGTATGATTATGATCGTATTGTAGAGGACAGTGATGCTCTCTATGAGGACGATGACGAAGATATCTACTCTGATGATGAGTATGATTATGACTATTCTAATGAACGGGAATTTGACTGTTATTATCACGATGTAATGGATGAACTTTCGGACGAATAACCTTTTCTCGGCGGATGCAACTTGGTGGGACAAGTATTCTATTATAAGCCATAATACGCTTTATCTTCCTTTCTTAGTACGTTCAAATCGTACCATCCGCTTTTTATGAATATTCTTGACTCTGATATTGATGCTCATCGTCAAATGAATGATGGTAGATATATTCAAGGTTCTAATCATACCTCTTTTATTCTGAATCATAAAACACGAAACAAGATTATTATTCGTGCTGTTTGTAATCTTAGAAAAATTATCAATGATTTTGATAGTATCGCGTGCTGTGGTACTAGCGGATTGATGGTGGTTCCACAAATCGCAGAGTTGCTTGATAAACATATTGTTGTGGTTAGAAAAAATGAACGATCTTATAGTTCTTTTAAAATTGAGGGAGTATCTCCCTATCGTTATATCATTATTGATGATCTCATCTGTAGTGGAAGCACAGTTCGTCGTATTAAAAATCTTATCAAAGAAGAAATCCCAATGGCAAAATGCATTGGAGTTTATTGCTATATGCCGGATGAGTGTGCTTATCACTCTAACATTGATGGTTCTAAATTGTGCCAACGTGATTTGGGAGTTCCTCTCCTGAATATTACCTAACTGCCATAATGGCAGAGCGGCCGGCCCGGCTGCCAAAATGGCAGACAAAAAACTTTCAAGCCGCCCTGTTGACTTGCCGATAACCTATGGTAGAATCAGTGCATCGAAGCGAGTGACACTAACCACGAAGGAGTTGATTATGCCTGCTGCTGTTGAGAAGATGATGTTTGTCGGTGAGACTCCCTGGCACGGCCTGGGGAACAAGGTTGATGAGGGCGTCACGATTAACGACGCTATTGTTGAGGCTGGTCTAGATTGGGAAGTCGGCCTGAAGGATTTGCAGACTGTTGACGGTACACCCGTTAACCATCGTGCAACCTATCGTAAGACCGATGGTAGTATCCTGGGCGTTGTGGGTCCGCGTTATACCCCTCTCCAGAATAAGGATGCTTTTGATTGGTTCCAGCCGTTTCTGGATGCTAATGAGTGTGCTATTCATACTGCCGGATCGCTTCATAGCGGTCAGAAGGTTTGGGTGCTTGCTCAGTTGAATCGTGATAACAGCGAGATTGTTCGCGGTGATGAGGTCAGCAAGTTTATCCTGCTGAGTAATAGTCACGACGGCTCGACTGCTATTCGCGTGGGTTATACCCCGATTCGTGTTGTGTGTGTTAATACACTGTCTTATGCCCACAAGCATAATGATAGTAAACTGATCCGTATTCGTCATACCCGCTCCAGCCAGAAGAATCTGGAAACGGTGCGTGATGTTATGGACAATATTAACGCTGGATTTGAGGCTACTGCGGAACAGTATCGTTTCCTGGCTACCAAGCAGTTCAACCAGAAGGATATTGAGAAGTATGTTAAGATTGTGCTGAATATTAAGGGTGCTGACGAGGATATTAAGACTCGTACCCGTAATATTATGGACGATATTCTGGCCCGTATCGAGGGTCCGAAGCAGAGTGCGGTTGGTGTGGCTGGTACTTGGTGGGCCGCTTATAATGGCTTCAACGAGTACCTGAACTATGGTAAGGGTCGCACTACTGATAATCGTCTCGATAGCCTCTGGTTCGGCCAGAACGCTAACGATAATAATAAGGCGTTGGAAAGTGCCCTGGAGTTTGCCAACGCTATTTGACCTTCCTTTCGTGGGGTGTCGCGGTGAGAGCCGCCGTGGGAGAAATCCTGCGGCGGCTTTTCTGCGTTCATATGTTGACTGCCAAAATGGCAGATCGGCCGCCCGGCCTGCCAAAATGTCAAATTACAATTTCTTAAGGTTGCGATTGGGGAAACTTTGCGAAAGAATCTTAAATATGCTGGTTGCAACCCTGGAGCGTGGACGATACAATGGATGTAAGTGCCTATCCTGTAAGGGTTTATGACTACTATTAGGATGGATAAAAGAGTGAAAGAGTTTGTATAAAATTCTGTTATTTCTAAATCACACTTATGATCTTCCTAGTTATGCCACCTACTAGCCATCTACTAACTCCCGCACGATTAGTAGTTGCATCGGCCGCCCTGCCACCCTTATTTGTCTTGCCCAATCCTACGGATTTGCTGCCGTTGCTGGTAGTCAGCCAAAAGTATGTTTCTATTTATGCAGAAAGGAAAGAAAATGAGAACTGATTATAGTCTAGTGGGAAAGGATCACAAACCTAGTCTGGATAATATGAGTCCCTATCAGATTAGGGTTGTACTTGAGCGTTTGCTTAGTACTATGGATATTAAGCAGAGAAGAGATTTAATGGATACTTTTCCTGGGTTGTATAAAATGATCTATCCCGAATGGTCGCCAAATTCATAAAAGAAAAAGGAGTAATATTACTCATCAACAACCAGTAGTCCACTATATCCTAGATTAATAACCAGATTATAAGTATTACGAATAATATTATCTTCTGGAACTGTGGATGTTCTTGATATGGATAATTTTGATGGTTTATCTGCTGATGCTAGAGAATCATATTCATCATAGATATTCTCAATAAATGAATATACTAACTGTCTAATATCACCACTAGTACTAGCATTATAACTTTCAAATGCAGAATATGGAAAGAATACTCCGCTACTAGGAGTCGGGGCACCTGATGCTAATGTTACTATTCCGTTAAAATATCCTGTGGGGCTGGGATTAAATGCCATGAATGATTCTCCGAATGTAGGGTATCTCTATGGATACTATACACCACTTATTATCATCTCAAAAACTTTCGTAAATTGGCCCAAATCCAGCCAGTTATCTAACCCCTGGTCCCACAAGGGTTTGCGTTCACAGGCCGATACTGTATAATGGGAGGGTGCGCGCGGTTTGTCAACTTTACCTTTTGTTAAGGAGATTAATTATTACCGCTGTTATTTGTTTGTCTATCGTTCTTGGTGTTGTGCAGGGGGTGAGTGTTATTAAGAGTAGTTAGTAGAGTATTACTGCTCCCCTCTGCATAATATATATCAGATCGCCAAGAATCTGTCAAGTGAAAAAACTTTTTATGTGTGTTCTTATGATAAGAGTTTCCACGATCATTCAAATGTATTTTAATACTTAAAACTTAAAATCATAGTGAGCAGCATAAAATTTTTCACGCTCCAGAGAGAGATCATTTGATCTATCATATTCTTAGCAGGAAGTCCCACCTGTCCCAGCCAACCTTTTAGGTTTGGTTTTTTTGGTCGTAGTCAGCGAAACATGAGAGCATATAAATTAGATAAATCCATCTCGGCAGAAAAAATTATTGGAGAGATTAATAAACTCATTCAGATCAATAAGGAGAATATACAAAATAAATTACTAATCATAGATATTAAAACTATCACCACCGATGATAGTAGTCTGATTCCAAAACTAGAATATCAGAACCATGAGGCATAATTGTCTCACTCAATCTAATAGATTTGGTCGAAATGGTCGCAGTCAGTCAAGTTTGGTAGTCAGTTGTTTTACCTTAACTAATAAGTTTGCCCGAGTTGCTCATAGTCAGCGAAAAAAAGGAGATTAAGATGATTTCATTTTTGGGATTGGTTCTTACTACTAGTATTTATATTTGGATTCTTTATCTTCTATTGAAACCAAGTGCCACTAGTCCCACAGTAACCAACGAGTATCCAGATTTTATCAAGAATTTTCCAGATAAGAAAAGAAAGTATGAAAGATAATCCCCTGGGTCACATGAGAGATTACGGCCCCATTATAATTTCAATTTGTCTAATACTTTGGGGTTCCCTCTATTCCTACTTAGACTACTCATACTCCAAAAAGACTGACGACCATGAATGAAACTGTTTGTTGGATATTTTTATCACTCACACTTCTTTTCTGCATAATTTCCACCATTTATATAAATAGGAGCAAAAATGATAACTGAAGAATTTCACAAGCCTTTTATCAAAAGTTTAATTGTTGTGGGTCTAGTAACACTGTTTGCTGTGATTTCTAGTCGCTATATTGTTGAATATTATATTAATCTATCTTATAAAACCCCCATTTATACATCTTCTGAATCCTACTCTGAGCCAAAAGCGCCAGAAAATGAGGGGATATCATCTGTTTCTCAATAAAATCGGCGTATTTTTACTTATTGAATTTGCCGGTGGTAAAAAATGGTTAAAGGCCACTTAGAGAAATGGCCGATAAACCACCTTGACAACCCTCGCTCCTGTGGTATACTCTACTACTAGGACTAGTGGTATTTTTCTTAATATTTGTCGAGGAAAATGAATATTTATGTATCGAAACGTGCTTCTCACTGACAAGGAAATTTGTATTTTAAAGACCGTTATTAATCAAACTTTGCACGAAAAAATTGTGCCAGAAGCCAAAAATTTGACCATTATTCTTAATCGTCTTAGGGAAATCAAGCCCACCAAAACGTACAATCAAAGCATCAATTAAAGTAAATGGGAAACAAATCCCACAAGAATCAAAAGAATCAATAACTATTGGGTAAACAACCCACAAATTTAGGAGAATAACTAATGGGAAGTGGAAGTTTTGCAGTAAGTAGTTTTGTTGTTGGGTACGATGATTTGAAGAAAATCTGTCCAGAACAAATTGAGTCTATTGAGAACGAGAAGTTTTTCAAGCATATTGGCTGGGGCGTTATGGGCCAATGGTTAGGTTGGGACGATATTTCCTATGTAGAAGATGCTATTTTGGATAATTGTTATGATGATAGTCGTGACGATGAATACAATCAAAAGGTAGCAGAAGAAATTAGTGAGAAATATAATCATCTTGTCGCAGACCTTAAAAATGCTTTTTATGAGAAAACTGGCCTAACTCTTTATTTTGACCACTATGATATTGATGGTGGTGATAGGTATGATAATCCTAATGATAAGGATGGGTGCATTTTTTGTGTGGGTGGCATGGTTCAACTAACTCCTGCGGGCGAAAAGTATAAAAATATTATTACTGAGCGACGATGGACTCAATATGGGTAAATTTTCAACTTATAATATTCTTCATGTTAGTTTCTATTTTAGTGTTTTATTGGGAACACTAATGAACTTTATGGAAAAATCACAATATAGTTTTCCTCCTAATATGGGATGGATAATTATTTTGGGACTGTTAACTATCGTGCATAAGGATAAAGAATGAACGATCTTGATAAAAAAGACTTGTTGGAATTAGCCAACTTAATCAAAGACTGTGTTGTTCAAATTGAGGCTATTCAAGACTTAGAAGCAGATACTCCATTAATTCTTGAGGATATTACTGGATGTGCTGATGTTATAATTGAGATTGTGGAAAATAAACCCCATAAAATTGAAAAGATCTTTTAATGCAAGTTTTTCTTAAAAAAGAATACCAAACTCTAGATAAAAATAACTTTGACCAAGTTTGTGATCTTGTGGATCGTATAGTAGAAGATATTTGGTTGTCATCGGAAGATTATGAGATGCTATGTGCTATGATGAAAGATTATATGATTGACCTAATTAATCCAGACCTGTTGGATTTTGATTCAATAGACTCTTGACAAGTGTCGATAGTGTGGTATACTTGGTTGATTCCGTTGATCCCTATTTGGGAATAAATAATGATCAATTACATTCTTCACATGATTGGGCTGTGTCCATGTTCACATTCCCATTTTGATTTACAAGATTTGTTGCTTTTATTCCCGGCTCTATATATAGGATTATATAACTTACTTAATAAGTATTTGGAGAATAAATAATGAAAGTTTTTGTAGTATTTGACTTTCCAGAAATCGAAGATGCTAATAGTGAGGATGCTACTTTTGCTATTGATAGTCTTAGTGAAGATTTGAAGGGTTTTGCAAGAGAGGGTGAATATGATTGGTATATTGATGATGCTACTGGAGAATAAATAATGGGTCAATATGAAGTTACCACTATTATCGACCAACTAGAAAATATTGCTATAGAGTTGTACCAAACGATAAGAGGAATAGAAGAATGAACGGTTTTCTAAAGGGATTTTTTAGTCTATTTGATTGGATGCTTCCAAAAACACTAGATGATAGTATAAATGATTTGGATGATAGTATGGGGGTTTTGTATAGCAAAATGGGTTGGGGTGATTATAAAAATCCACTAAAGTATACCACTCGCTCAGTTAGTGCGGAAGAATGGAAAACTATGGTGGATCAATATATCGAGGATAATCCTATTACTGAATCGTGTAAACCATATGTTGATTACAATGTGGGTGGTGATACTCTCCATGTTTTTTGGGATTGTAACACAGATTTTTATGTTGAGCCACTATTAGACAATCTTAGTATTGAACTTATTAAGGAGTTTGATACTGATCGTATTGTGGGTGTTAATATTAGGAATATAACCAGATGTATTAAAGAGGGTGTTTAATGAGCAGTCCACTAATCAAAAAAGATTTTCACAAACTTGATGTTTACAGATTTGATGTTGAACATCTTGTGGATGATTTGTACCAAGTTACTATTAGTAATACTATTAGTTGGGACATTACCACTTTTAATTTTGTTACAAAGAATGAATTAATGGGGTTGGCCGATTTTATTAATAACATGGTGGAAAAACCCATTAATATGGTGTAATATACGGTAGGAGGCTGTGTATGCGTACCAATAAATATTTACAAGCAATTCAAGACTATGTATCATCTAAGGATATGAGTTATTGTAATTGTGGTAAAAATCAAGTTCCAGGCTTTAGTTGTCGCCAGCATTGTAAGTATGGTAAAGGCGACGAAGCAAATGCTTTACAATATGGAAAACCCGGACCAAATGATCCACGCAAAACTCCAGCCCCTAAAAAAGACCAGAAAAAAGGATCAAAGAAAAACAAACCAGATAGTGCAAAAGATGACAAGGGTAAAATAACTCTTGATGAATTAGTAATTAAAAGATTACAAGCATTAGTTACTGAACATAATAAAAAAGATAAGGGTAGTAAGGCTACTCTTGGTATGTTAAAGGCTGTTTATAGAAGAGGAGCAGGAGCATTTAGCACTAGTCATGCTCCTAAAATGAGTAGGGATGGATGGGCAATAGCAAGAGTTAACGCATTTTTATATTTGCTAAGAAATGGTCGGCCCTCAAATCCAAACTATGTTCAGGATAACGATCTTCTTCCAAAGGGTCATCCACGAAGTTCCAAATAATCTCTAAAGATTCGGCTTGACAACTGCCGATACTGTGGTATACTCTGAGCAACCCATTGGAGAACAACTATGACAGAACAGGTAGCATCTTATATTTATGACAAAACTGTTCCATACGGAATCTACAACGTATTTGCTTGTTACAACAGTATTGAGGACTATGATAATCGCAAAGTAGATTTTTATGATGTTTATGATAACAGTGGATTGTGCGTAAATGAAGGTGAACCATTTTATGAGTTCCCAACATGGCAACAGATTTACGATTTTTATTATCTTCCTAGCATCAGAGAAGCAAGCGAAACTCACCCTAGAGATTTAAAGTGGGCGATTCAATGAGTATAGAAATCTGGTACAGAAATGGTGAGTATCATTGGAGTATGTATGATGGGCCAGATGGTATAGATCATTATACTGGAACTGGAAATTGTCTTGGTGATGTGTTTGAACAAATTATTCAAAAGCAACTTCTTAATAGCATGAGGTACAAATGAACTGGACTTTTGTTGTGGTTCGTGATAATAGTGTTGAACAAACTAAGAGTTTTAGTGACTTTTGGATTGGTTGCGAATATACTGATAACTTTATCAAGAAGATTGATCCAGACTTTGCCGATGGAACATCATCCAGGCCGTTTCCAGCGTACAATAGGGGCGAGTATTATAACAAAGGTGGTCTGACAGTGGGACTTTATAATGGATAATAACAATTCTTCCTGGGGCGATTATGTGGGCTATGTAGCAGACTATATTGAGCAAGAATATGATCCAGATGAATTTACTCGACTAACAGATGATGAAAAGTGGACTATTCGCAGCATGATTGAGGCTAGTTATCATTATGATAATGCTGCTAGTAATGTGGCTACTAATATTATTGATTATTTGAGAACTAATAGGAAATGGAAGGATAAAAACTTATCATGAATATTTTTGACACTTACCAACCGTATGAATTGAGAGAAATTTTTAGGAAGCCCACAAACGAGTGGCCCGAAGAATTTTGTCTATATGTTAATATTGGATTAGCCGATAAATTACTTGACGAATGGTTGTATGCTCATTCTGATGAAGATTATCGGGATGAAGTAAAACAAATTGTTGAAGATACCACTTATGGTTATGAGAGTGAAGATGGACAAGAAATGCTGGATTTTGACCCATGATTAAAAGAAAAGAAAAATACCAGACAGAACACTTTACGTTTTGGTTGGCAAAATATGAACAGTCAGACATTATTGATTATGATATTATTTTCTCCAGCACAAGAGTCTCTCCACCAACAACCAAAGATGAACTGCTAAAATTAGCAGACTTTATAAAGGATTTTGTGAAGTCTGACCATTGACAATGCCGATAGGTGTTGTATACTACCTCTACCCTTTTGGAGACAACTAATGCCTAAATTTCTGGTCACAATGAATTATGTAGAGGCTAAACGAGCATCTTTCGTTATAGAGGCGGATAATGAAGATGATGTTTATGAAGGTCTTGACGAAATTGATAACGATTTTTTTGAGAGTCATGAAAATCTCAAGTGGATATGCTCTGATTATGAGCCTCCAATTATTGATGGTGTGGTAAAATTGAAAGTCTCAAACAAAGACACAACTACCTGTAGTTTGAAACAGCAGAAACAAATCCAAAAAGAGTTTGATAAGATTATTGATTTTTTTAACAAAGAGGAGAGTGATGGTGATGAGTAATATTTTGGATGTGATTATTAAGAGCGGCAAGTTTGTTGTTACCAAGAATGGCGAACCACTTAATCTGCCCAAGAGTGATGGTCAGAGTATTGTGACTGAATTTGATACCAAAGATGATGCTATGAAGTATATTGATATTCTTAATAGACTGTCCAAGCAGAAGAAAATCAAGATGAATAGTTGATATGAACACTAAAAAACTATTGGGTTTGAGCGAAGATATTGTGGAGGTACTATACAATGATGTGGTATCATCCAAGCCGTTTCTTATTCGCTTGAGTAATTATAGTAATGAAAAGTATGATATGAGATTAGATTTGTACGAACTAGAATCTTTGTGCGAATCTTTGTTATTTATGATTAACAATCACAAAAGGCTAAAAGCAATAGATCTTTTAAATAAACTAGACGAAACATTGGGATCGGAATAAGGAGTAAGTGATGCGTAAAGATGTAATGAAAAAGTGGGTACAAGCCCTTCGATCTGGTAAGTTTAAACAGGGTCATGGGACTCTCAAGCAATACAATAGCAAGGGAAATACCCAACATTGTTGTCTTGGGGTTCTTTGCGAACTGTATAATGATAGTATGAGAAAGAGTAAGAAAAAGACTCTATCCGAAAAGGTTTATGATAACGATATGGACTTTTCTCATGGGTATTGTAGATTTGGTGGAAAAAGGGACGATCTTCCTAGAGAAGTTATGAAGTGGTCTGGAATACAGGATAGTATTGGTATGTTTCCTCTTAAAATTACTAATAATAATGATTTTTTTAATGAGGGTGAATATTCTCTAGCAGACTTGAATGATACTGGGCGAAAGTTTAAGACTATTGCAAATATTATCGAGAAGAATTACGAGGCTCTATGAGTGATACTTTTGATGAGTGGTTAAATGAGACTGAAGGATTCTCTTTACGAATGGAGAGAATTTATGATGACCTTGTAGTGAATCCTAAAGACTCTGTTGATAACTGGCAGCAAATTAAGGTTTGGCTACAAGCAGCATATGATAAAGGTATTGATAATGGATATTCTGATGGATACGAAGATGGCTATGAGATAGGAAAGGAAATACAATAAAACAAGAGTTGAATCAACAACCACCATTAGGTTGATCGCTAATGGTATCGTCCTGAGCCTCTGGTTCATCTATTAGTCGGGATTTCCCGCACCGATGAATTACGCTCAATAATGGGGGCGATTTCAATACAAAAGAAAAATTATGAACGAACTAGATAAAAAAGATTTGCTAGAACTGGCACAAATAATTAAAACTTCTGCCCATACTATTGGTGAAGTAAAGATCAAAGATAATAGGATTAGCAACGATAATTATAAAACTATTGTTGATGCTCTGAATGAAATTAAAGGCTGTGTTGATGTTATAATAGAGATTGTGGAAAATAAACCCCATAAGATCGAAAGAATGTTCTGATGAGCGATGATAAGATTGTTACAGTATTAAATGAGGATGAACGATACGCTATTTACTGGTGTTACAATAGGGCTATGGATTATGTGGAAAAGCATAGTCCAACCGATCCGCATTTTCCCGGTAGTAGATATGATCTTGACTTGATTGTGAATGGTGTGAATATTAGTGAGACTATTAAGAATCTACTGGGACGATTGGTTGTATGAATATTAAACACTATCCACTTACCAATACGAAAAAAGTTGAGGAACTCTATTCAGAAAAGGATGGTACTCCAGTAAAACACGTTTGTACCACAGAGTTTAGAGATTTTGTGGCAGATGTTTTTTATAGGGAAACTCCGCATCCAGATTTTGGTAACAGATATTTTGCTATTTTTTTTCGTGGTGATACTCCGTATATTGGTAATGCTGACCAGATTGAGAACTTTACTTTTGGTATGGTAGAGAATGATGATGGAAGTCTTGAGTATAGTCAGAGTCGCCACGATTATAAGAGTTTTGATAATGGTAATATGATTGATGGTGGGCGAGATTATATCAGATCATCTGGACAAGTTAAGGTATTTACTGTTAGGGATGGTAAGATGGTTAATTTTAGTACGGGTAACGATAATGGCTAGCGAAGAACTACTAAATAAAATGAGACAGCATTATAGCGAAGCCAGACAATTAGCCAAAGAAATTTGGATAACTATGGATAATGAGGGAGATAAGAACGATTACTACTATTTTGAATGTGGTTTTGTGGCAGGGTTGAACTATCAAAGATATAAGGCTCTGGAAAAACTAAGCGAACTAGATCAAGAATTGGGGCTAGAATGAAAACCAAGAAAAATAACAAACCATCATTCAATTGTGATGTTAATGGTGGCGTTATGGTTACTTGTGCTTTGAGATACTCTCTTGGGCGTATGACTTATGTGCCAGGAGCAGTTCAAGATTGGATTAAAACCTATTGGGATGACCTTGATAGTAATACTAAATTTGTTGCGGTTCGTGACGTATTTGAATATTTATATGATAACTACCGAGCCAGAAACGATTCTCAGTTTTTAGACGCTGTTAGTGACTATGATGCTAGAGAGTGGGAAAAATTCGCTATTGACAGATATTGGGCGTTGAGTTATGATGAGCGAAAGAGCATTGATCTAGACTTGGGAAGGCGAAGTGGTAATAGTGAGTGGTTAAAAATTTGGATGCCTAAACTTTACGAGAATCGCCATGAACTTTGAACAATCAAGAGAACTTTCTTTTTTAGTTAAGTGGAAAACTATGGAATGTTTTAGCGGGCCAGACTGTTGGTGCAGAATCATAGTTCCTGTAGAGCCAATCTATTATAACCATCCAGAAAGTCCAGATGTTAAACATGAATACTCTATTGTGGATGCTGGATCATTGGATCAAGAAACAGCAGAATATATTGTGAAACTTCATAATAACAGACTTGAAATAGATAAAACTATAACAAACTCAATTCAAAAGATAGTATCTCAACCATTAGATAAAAATTATGGAGACTCACAATGAGTGACGAAACAAAAAACTGGAACTCTCTTTACGAGAAATATCCAAATCTATTCCAGAATAGAAATAAAACTCCTATGCAAAGTTGTATGAGTTTTGGCATAGAGTGTAATTTTGGCTGGTATGAAATTATCAGTAGTGTTTGTTGGATGATACAACAACACGAAGATAATAAAAGATGGAGAAAAGAATACTTAGAAAAGAATGAACCAGAAAGACTAGCCTCTGAACCAGAGTATTTTCCCGTAAAATTCGATCAAGTTAAAGAAAAGTATGGTGGACTCCGACTATATTTTAGTGGGGGCGATGATTATGTGGAGGGTCTTGTGAGCATGGCCGAAGCATTTTCGTACAAAGTTTGCGAAGTTTGTGGAAATAAAGGAAAAGCAAATAAAGGCGGATGGATAACAACCCTGTGTGAAAGTTGTAGAGAAAAATCATGAAACCAGACCTAGAACACGATCTACTTTCTAGTGAAACAATTGTAGCAAAATGCAAAAATAGTAACATTTATGCTCAAAACTTATATGCTGCATTGTGTAATAACAGATTTTTTTACGGAGACAATGAATGGACTTGCTCTTGGCGTTACGCTGGAGGATTAGTCGCAGAGTTAGTTGATAACAAGGGTGATTATATGGATTACTATTGTTCTGGCATATATAGTAAAAAAAATGGATATGTGCCAGAAAGTGTTGTTACAGATGAGGTTCGTCTTGATCTTATAAGATTAGGATGGATCGTGAAACCATACGAACCCAGAATAAATGGTGATTTATGAGACTGATAAGAAGTAGAATACATTACTGGAGTAGTTCAAGATTAGCCAACTGGATTAGAGGCGATAAAAAACCGCTTGCTCTACAATGGAACGAATGGGACAAATGGCATGATGATCAGAAAAAACTTCATCCATTTAGATATTGGTTGAGTGAAAAGTTTCTTAACAAACTACAAGATATCATCTATTTTCCACTAGATGTTTATAGAACAGTAAAAATCTATATTCGTAACAGATACATTGATAAGATTCAGTATCTTCATACTCGACTAAAACCCGGCGAGTATTATGATCTTGATCATCGTATAATTCATGGTTTATTTAATGAGTTGGTGGATTTTGTAGAGTTGGAACTTTCAGCCTCTAGTGGTGGTAAAAAATACAAGTTTGTAAAAGGTCGTTGCCAACAAGCACAGGACGATTATTTTCAGTGGGCGAATCACCTAAAGCACCAAGGTCGATTAACAGAGCAGGCTAAAGGTTCTCGCAAGATCAAAGAATTGTATGAGTGGTGGAAATATAAACGTACTCTAAGAAAAGATCCTTTTGATAATCCAGAATTGGGTATTGAGGATATAACAGACACAAAACAAGTTAAAAGTAAACAGAAGTTATATAAGAAAGTTTATGAACTAGAAGAAGAATACGACGAGGAAGATACAAAGATGTTGATCGAATTGATCAAAATCCGACATCACTTATGGACATAAATTCATGGATAATCAAAGACGACAAAACATTTGGTCGAAATTTGATAGTTGGGTCAATGAATATGGTTCCGTTCAACCAGAATTATTAATGGATGTTCAGTGCGAATTATTAAATATGCAAGAAGAAATAGAATTTTGGATTAGGTTTAGTGTGAGACTCAAACTAGAACTAGAAAACTATAAAAATAATCAGAAACCCACAACAAGCATTAGCGTTCTATGAATAGGTATTTGCTTATTTTAGCAAGAGCAATAGATCACAGAGTTGGTAAAGATGATTATGATAAACCAGATATTCCTATTCTCACACAAGCAGAAGCATGGACAGCATTTTGGATCAAGATTAGTATTATTCTAGTTAATTTTATAACGTGTGGATTTATAGTAACAAACATTATTTTCCATTGGTAACATGAGAACTTATAAAACAGAACTTAAAAAAGTAATTGATGCAATTCTCTGTGATTGTTGTGGAGAATCTTGTAGCATTACTGAACCAGTAATAGAGCATGAGTATGCTGAATTAATTGCTACATGGGGTTATTTCTCAGATCAAGATGGACAGCAATTCAATATTCATCTGTGCGAAAACTGTTTTAATGATACTTTATCGTTCATAAAGAATCAGCGACAAAAAATATTGGGTCCATTTAAATATCCTCACGATAACGATCCACTAGAGGGGAGTTGTTATTTTCCGTCATGACATTCGATAAATTTCTTGATCTTGTTGATGAAACATATGGTTCACACGAAGATATGAGATATGGTCAATCAGTTATGAATGTTTTGTGGCACACTTGGCCCATAGAATATAAAAAAATTACTCAGACAGACCTTGACTGTTTCTACGACGATGGTACAACTAGACTAACGCTGGAGTATCTAGAGAAAAACTGGAGCAACTACGAGAATATATGAACAAACAATTATATGATAATATCATCAAATTCTCTAACAGTATTGGAGAATATATTGGATTAGAATACGAATCATATCATGCTGAGTATGTTGAGAAACAAAAATTACTACGTTTGTTTGATTTCGTTGCTAGTTATTATATGGGTGGTAACAACGTGCCAGACACTTCACGATATGTTGTGGAACTCATCAAAAATAATTATTACGAACCTAAAACCTAGAAAGAAAATATGAATCCTTTTACAAAAGCGCTTGTGGATCATTACAATGCTCAAATTAGCGAAGCGGTTGCTACATTATCAGTATACCTAAATTCACCCGTTGGAATTGGTGAACATTCTGATCTGTTGTTAGAGTTGAAGAAATATGTTGATTTGTTAGATAGTGCCGATAGTAAACTAGCAACACTAAACAAATATGTCCTATCTAACACAGAGAATAAACAAATTCCATCTTGATTATGAACGATATTGAAACTCTCATACAAATGTTGCATAGTGTAACAGAGTATGATATTATTGATTGTGGTTATGATTCTAATCACAATAAGTGTTATGCTATTCGTAATCTAGCAGAAAAACCATCTATGCTTTTGTTAGGATCATTAGATATTAGCAATTTTCCTCAATGGCTTGGTAAAGACAATAACTAATGCTCACTATCCAAAAACAACCGCATAATAGCGTGTGGATAAAAGCAGATTCTCAGGAAGAATTGTCTCTATCCTTTATGCGTTTTCAAGAGCATTACGAGAGTGTTAATCCAGATTTTAGAGATAAAATTTTCACAGTTGGACAATTACGAGCATGGTATTCTCTAACTTATGGTGGAGATACTTATCACAAAGATTGGATTGGTTTTAATTTTCCAAGTAAAGTATTAGACCTATTTAAAAAAGGTTTATTTGATCCACTAACAGAATACGAGACTAATCTGCTAGAATTTTTTAGATACAGACACGATAACTTCTATATTATTGGCGCTCAAGATTATGCAACTTTAAGACACGAATTAAGTCATGCTTTGTATTCCACAAATGATCAATATGCACGAACAGTTAACTCTATATTAGACAACAACAAGAAAAAAATGAAAAAGGTAAGACAGTTTATCTTAGACAAAGGTTATAATAACGATGTATTAAACGATGAACTTCAAGCATACATAACAGATAATGAAGATAAATTTATCGTAGATAATACCCCACCAGAAGTTTTTAGAAAAATAAACTCACTCTATCAAAAATACAAGCACGGAACATAATATGCTTTGGAAAGAAACTAAAAGTTGGGCAAAGAATAAAGGCTATGAGACTATTAAAGATAAGGACGATAATCAGTATTATTGGGCAAAATTGGATTCTAATGATCCTAATGCTAATGGTGTTGCTCCAAGTGTTAGTAAACTTGCTAGAGCGATTTTCAATCATATAACAGATAATAAGTGGGTTGAATACCAAAAAGAATATCAAAACAATCTAGAAAAAACAGACGCTCATATTAGTGATAGTAATTATGGATAATGTGAAACTAGTAAGCGTTACTCCAGATGCAGAAAAACACATAGCATACTGTGCTAGAGTAAGCAATCCTAACAATCAGAATAATGATAATATATCCAAACTATTAAAATACTGCATAGACCATCAACACTGGAGTATTTTTGAGATGGCATTTATGACTGTGGAAATTAATACCACAAGAGGACTTGCTGCTCAAATTCTACGACACAGAAGTTTTACTTATCAAGAATTTTCTCAGCGATATGCTGATACAACATTATTATCAGAAGAAATACCATTGTTTGAACTTCGTCGTCAAGATAATAAAAATCGACAAAACAGCATAGATGATATACAAGTTGAAACCAAAGTAAAATGGAATACTAAAATTCGTGAGCATTTTGCTAGATCAAAAGCGTTATATGATGGTATGATAGGTGATGGAATAGCAAAAGAGTGTGCCAGATTCATATTACCACTAGCAACTCCCACTCGACTTTATATGAGTGGATCAATTCGCTCATGGCTCCACTATATTGAACTACGATCTAGTAATGGTACTCAAAAAGAACATCAAATCATAGCCAAAGAATGTAAACGTATTTTTACTGAACAATTTCCTATTACTAGTGAGGCTTTGGGGTGGAAAAATGAAACAGTTTAATGTAACAGCACAAATATATAAAAAATCTGATCAATATAGACAAACAATTTTAGTAAATGAATTGGTTCATGCTGACGATGCAAACTTAGCAGAACTGGTATTCAAACTAGGCTTAGATGCAGAATATGCTGTGCTTAAAATTTATAGTGCGGAAGAAATTTCTCAAGACGCTGCTTGACTTTTGACGATACTGTGGTATGATTTCACCCATGAACAGACTCGGCCTTTGCTGTATTAGTCTCAAACTTAAAGAGGATGGTTTTAGTCATCAGACTATGACCTATAAGCGTTTTTCTAGTTTACCAAGAGAAGAAGCACTAGAAATTCTTGGTAGCAGAATTCAAAACAATCTTATGGTAACAGATAAGACTATTGAATTTTGTGCTGAAAATAATTATGTTTACCGAGTTAGTAGCGATATTTTTCCTCTAATTACTTTTGACGAGGCTAATGTTAGCCTAGAAGATTTACCTAATCATGATGCTATTCAAGACGAGTTTGATAATATTGCACAAACTATTTCCCGCACTGGGGTTCGTGTTTCTGCTCATCCTAGTGAATTTAATGTCCTCGCTTCCACTAACCAGAAAGCCGTGGATAAAACAATCACAGAACTCAATTTCTACAGCAGTTTCTTCGACAGAATTGGTCTTGAAGCAAATTATAACAACCCGATGAATCTTCATGTGCATAACAACAATGGAACTAGAGAAGAAATATCTCATAGGTTTTATAATAATTTCAAAAAGTTAGATGAAAATTGTCAAAAACGCATTACGATAGAATGTGATGATAAACTTAATTGTTGGAGCGTAAAACAACTAACAGATATTTTTCATCGTATTACAGGTATCCCTATCTGTTTCGACTATCTTCACCACAAATGTCATCCAGATAATTTGAGTGAAGAAATGGCTATTCATCGTTGTCACGAAACATGGTTAACCGCAGGATGTAATTTGCCACTATTTCATTATAGTGAATCAGCACCGGGAAATAATCCTCGCAAACATTCAGACTATGCTGTTGAACCAATTAATACTTACGGTCTTGAGTTTGATCTAGACTATGAAGTTAAAATGAAGGATTATGCTATTAAACAATATCGGGAACTTTATCCCCTTTTCGGATATTGTCTGCCTCCCACAATGGCTGCAAATTAGAATAATGAAAACATTTTCTCTGTTGTTCTGGATCGCTTAGATCAAAACTAGCACAAGGCATAATATGATCTATATGCCACTTTCCATAATTATGCCAACTCATACCTTTGGTAAATTTAGATTCTAAATGTTTTCTTACTGTTTCTAAATCACAACCTAATAATTTTAAAGTTGAACAATCCTTGAAGTGTCCTTTGATAGCATTATTCATTCGTCTTTTTAGATTGTGTTTCATTTTATAGTTAATATCAGAGTAATATTTATTATTATGTCTTTGATTAACTTTATCTCTATTATTTTTAATATATTCTAATTGAGACTTTATTACTTTAATTTTATTTTTTTCATAATATTGCTTATAATACTTTTTCCTTGCTTCTCTATCAGTTGTATTAGCAACACATTTTTTGCACTTGTTTCTACAACCAAACTTACTTCCTTTTGATTTGTGAAAATATTCGCTAGTCGCAGGAAATTCCTCTTGACACGCTTTGCAAACTTTGGTATAATTCATTGTCAGACCTTATAACAAAAAACGCTCAAACAACAATTAGTGCGAGTAATTGCCGAGAGAGCGTTTTCTGATTATTATACTATAGGTTGGTATCTCGCACATACCACAATTATAATACACCGCAGAGAGAAAGAAACAAATTTATGAGTGCTTGGTTAATAGCATTTACTGGTGTGATTTATCTTTATGTTGCTCTAGAACAAGCCTATAAGGGTAATATTGGTATGTTTTATGCTTATTGTGGTTATGCTTTTTCTAATATCGGACTATATATTTTAGCACACTGAGGATATTCAAATGAGTCAAGAAAACAAACCTTTCGGATATAGTTATTTTCTAGATATGTATAATACCAAGGTTGGTAGTGCGGATGATCTAGAGTTAATCTATCGTTTTTTAGAAAAACTTGTTGATGAAATCAAAATGACACGAATGACTCCGCCGGTAGTTGTTCATGGTCCCACAGATAATGGTCGTGAGATATATCCAGATAAGTATGGTGTTAGTGGTTGGGTTGGTTTAATTGAGAGTGGTATACAAATTCATGCTATAGAACCCAAACGATTTATTAGTTTAGATGTTTATTCGTGTTCTCAGTTTGATCCTAAAACTGTGTTTGATTTTGCTCGTAAATATTTTGATTTTGATCAATACGAAGAACATTTTATTCCAAGAGGAATGAAATATCATATTGTTGGTGACTTATGAAAGAACCTACAAAATTTCCTCTTACAAATAATCCAAGAACCAAAGAACCAACAAAAATTAGATTATATCCTGAAGAAATAACTGAAGATATTTGGCATAAAGATATTGATCATGAAAATAATTTGGAAAACAATTCGGAAAGCATACAAAAATTGGAAACCGAGCAAACTGATTAGATGCTATCATTATGCTGCCGCATTTGATGGCAATAAGATGATTTGTTTTGCTCAGAATAATCCCATCAAAACCAATGCCAAGGCACACAGAATTGGTGAACAATTTAATTTGCCCAAGTATATCGAATATCCTTTTGTTCACGCTGAAAGTCATCTTATTAGCAACTTGCTGGATAACTATAATACCATTGATCCTAATTGGAATATTGTGGTATTGCGTATCAACAGGAAAGGATTAATTCTCGGAAGTAAACCGTGCGAAAATTGTAATAAACTATTAAATGCTGTAGGTTTAAATTCTTGCTATCACAGTAATGATGATGGTTCTTTTACTAGATTATAATCATGTTTCTTAATATCATAACTCCTTGTTCTAGACCAGATAATCTATCTAAAATTGCTGATAGTATTAATATTCCATCCAAGAACTATCGTTGGATTATTATTGTAGATACAAGTAAGATACATACAAAAATATCAAAAATATCAAAAAATACTGATATTTTTTACACAACAAATAAAAATAGTGTTTATGGTAATGCTCAAAGAAATTATGGATTGTCAAAAGTTGAATATGGACACGTTTATTTTAATGATGACGACACAATTATTCATCCAAAACTATGGGAAAATATTTATGATTTAGAAAAATATGATTTCATATGGTTTAAACAATTATGGAAAGACGGTACTGTAAGGTTATTATCAAAACAAATTAAACTTAATTATATTGATACTCATAATTTTTTAGTATCTTATGAGATTTGCAAAAATTTGGAATGGAAATTACCAATGAGAGATGCTGATGGTATATTTGCTGAACAGTGTTATAAACAATCTATGCACACAGTATTTATAGATAAATTTTTATCTGTCTATAATAGTTTACAGTGATGCTTTCCTTAAAGGTTCGCTTGACAACGGACGATACTATGGTATAATCCATCCAACGGAGGATACCTATGAATTGTATTTATTGTGATAGTGCGATTCCAGAGTCGAGATTAGAGTTTCTTAATGACACGGGGAGAACCCTGGTTTGCATTAGTTGTTCTAGAGAAACTAGAGCGATTGGCTTTATGGATTGGGGACACAAAACTGCTCCTAGTCTTGTTATGGTTCCATCTAATGCCACTGAAACTATTCGTAAACTTCATAGAGCGAATAGGAGAGCAAGATGAAATGGGTTGATCTTTTTAAATTCCTAAATGAAAGAGCCAACGATCTAAAAAATCTTGGGCAATTTCCCTGGCAAGAAGAAGTAAAAGTCTTCGATTTTGCAACATTACAGTATTCTGATACTGATTTTATTGAAATGCCAGACGGAAAAATTAGTTTGTCTATTGATACCGATAGAATTGGAGAAAACGACTAATGGATCTTGAAATTGAAAGTTTGCTTTTTAAGCAAGTTGAAAAGCCCAAGAATCATCTAATGACCAAGATTATTAATGTGTGGGATAATAGATATCGAATTAATATTTATATTGAGACTTATCAGGACAATTTAATCAAACGAAAAATTCATAGTAGTTATTTTGCTCATTATATTCCTGGCAAACTCACACTGGTAGATGGGCTAAAGAATCCATCTTGACAACGCCGATAACTGTGGTATACTTGGGTTATCACTAACAACGGAGAAACACGATGCCAAAAGGCAAAAAAACTTGTCCAGATTGCGGAAATCTTACTGGTCCGCGAGCCTATGTTTGCAAGAATTGTAATCATATCTTTTCTTTCAAGGTAACTAATACCGAAAAGAAAACTATGAAGGTTATTAAGGATTTTACTTGGACAGACCTTGCTAAAGGAGATAGGATTAAGGTTGGTGGCGGTCCATACTATATCCATAATGGCGAACTTATTCCTATGGGTTATAGGGGTAAGTTTATTGTGGAGAAAATTGATAGCAAGGGTATTCAAGCCTGGGGTATTGATAAGAATACTGGATTCGCCCATATCTATATGGGTCCAGATCATCAAAATCCCGAAACTGGAGTATGGAAAACTCGCCACAAGATTCTGAAACTCAAGAGGAAAGATGTTGTGTCCAACCGAGAATTTGCATAATGAATACCGATCATATCAATATTCTGCTTGATTTACGAGAGAATATTAGTAAAGATATTCGGGCTATGCAAACTCTGTTGAAAGAGAATTTTCCCAAAGAATATTCTGATGCTTATCAACATTGGATTCCTCAGATATTGACTGCCCTGTATAATGATACCAAGTGGCTTCCTAGAGGACAATTAACTTTACAAAACACTATTGACCGAATTAGAGACAAAGATCATAGTGGCGGTGGTGTATCTAAGTTTATTCAATAATTGGAGAATACAATGTCAGAACCAGAAGTTTATGCTATCACTAATTTGGATGGATATTCTCAAGAAATCAGAAGTGCAGCAGCAAAAACATTCTCTGATGCTCCATCGGATGATCTTGATAATTATATTTCAGTTGGTCAAATTATTAATTTGGTCAAGCAAAAGTGCATTGGATATGATGATATGGATCGACCAATGCTTGATGAAACTATCAACGAAAGTATTTACGAAGATGTTGCTGTTTGGATTCATAATATTGGTTTGGCAAAATTGGCTAGTCAAGACCTTATTGAATGTGCCTGGGATAATGATCTGAACGAGATGGTGTTTTGGGCAAAAGACAACCAGACTAAGAAAGAGAAAAAGCCAAATGCTAAACGATCCAAACCTAAGTCTAGACGAAAAGATATGGGCAATAAAGAACAGGATTGCTGATACCAGAGAATATATTAGTTCAGACTTCTGTACCAACTGTATCTCTATGTATAATCAACTGGAAACTTTGGAACAACAACTAAGAGATTTGGAAAATGAACGTGATAGATAGTCTTAAAGATTACACTATTCCAGATATTCAAAACTATTGTCATAGCACTAGTATTCCTGCTAGTGTTGCTATGATTAATATTAATGGAGACTTTAATCTTAGTACAATGATTCGTAATGCAAACTTTTTTGGATTTCGTAGTGTTCATTATGTTGGTAAAAAGAAGTGGGACAAAAGAGGTAGTGTTGGAACTCACCACTATACTCCCATTTACCATCATAAGGATGAAGAATATTTCTTACTCCAGTGTTCTGGAAGAACTCTTATTGCAATAGAGAATAATATTCCAGAATATGAAGATAAAACAATCAATCTTTTTCACTACAGATTTATCAATACTCTTGAGCCAATATTTATTTTTGGAGAGGAAAACAAAGGACTGAGTAATCTAATTCTAGATCGTGCGAATGTTATTCTTACCATACCCAATTATGGTAGTGTTCGTTCATTAAATGTGGGAACTACTAGTGGAATCGTTATGGCTATGTATAGAAATTTTATAGAGTCTACAAAATGAAAACTATTATTGCTGGAGGGAGAGATTACTATTTGAACGATGAGGATATACTAAAGTTAGATGAACTATCAAGCAACATTTCTCAAGTAGTTAGTGGAGCAGCAAGAGGGGTTGACTCTTGTGGAGAATTATGGGCTAGAAAAAATAATATTCCAATTAAAATTTTTCCTGCTGATTGGAAAACCTATGGCAAAAAAGCAGGATACTTACGAAACAAACAAATGGCAGAATATGCTGATGGTTGCGTTTTATTCACTGGAGGAAAAGGAACTCAGATGATGTTTGATTTAGCCAAAGAATACAACTTGAAAATTTGGGATTTTAGACTCAAGGGTTGACAGTGGTTGGTCGATAGTGTATAATGTATTGGTCGGTGGTTGATCTTTTACAATATGGGGCCGTCATCTAATGGTCTAAGATGCGAATCTTATAAATTCGTCAAGGTGGTTCGATTCTACCCGGCCCTATTTCTGAACTATAAAATATTGTCTGGTGCTATTACCTTTATTTTTGGCTTTGTACGTTGGTAATTGACAATCACAGTTAGGACAAACAATACGGGTGCGTAAAGGTTTCGACTACATACGGAGAGTTATGTTAGCAAGTAGTGGTTGGTAGACAGGCCACTATAAAAGTCTACTAAATGCTTTAACTGGCAATAATCAGTTAGCACTTGCTGCCTGACAAAAAAGGGCAGTAACAGACTGCGATTGCGAATGAGGGTAGCGATCAAAAGTCTGATGTTAAATCCCTCTGCACTTACAATATCCAACGGGTTGTAGGTTAAGAGCAGTTGGTAAGATAGGATGAATCTTGTTTGTTCTGTATTCCTATTTAACTCATGAACAAAATAAACTTGTAGAAGATGTAATTTGATTTATGCTAGGACGCGGGTTCGATTCCCGCCGCATCCACCAAAATAATATGGCATACTTAAACATTCCAATTCCTGTTGTTAGTGGTTATGTGCGTGGAAATTTTCTACGCAATCAAGAAGATTCTTTTGACAAAAAGTTTCCGTGTTATATTTTTGGTATGACTTCTATACCAGCACAAGCACCATTATTCCATTTTATTATGGAGGATGGTGGATTGTGGTGGAGGATGCCCATTCATGCTTTTTGTTGGAAAGAAGATAGTGAACAACAAGAGTTAGATGAGTTAGTCTTGTGGGATTCTTTTAGTTATCATGTTTCGGTAACTTCGTATCCTATACTACGAAATCATACTTGCAAATTTATTTCACGCCGACGAGTAGAATATACTGGACGATATTTGTTCACTCTTGATTGGGCAAGTTCTACTGATAGTGGGGATACAGATTTTACTCTGAGCGAATTTCCATCACAACACAAGTGTGGTCATTTTATCATGATGGATAATGGTAATTTTGCTATTCAACCAAACAATAGATTGGTTATGCACGATCCATCGTTCACAATTAAAAAAGATCTTGTGATTCATCGCAAATACAACAGCACACTATGGACCGCTGAAAGAAACATGAGATGGGTAACTCCAGACACAGATATTATGGATTATGATCATACCGATTTGTCCTCTGGAGAATCTAATCAAGAAAGATCAGATGCTTATAATAAGATAGATAAAGATTCTATCACTTAAATATGCCCAGAAAAATTTGTCTTTATTGTAAACAAAGGAAGAACTTAAAAAGTTTTCCCAAACATATTTCTCATAAAGATAATCTGGATAGTAGATGTAGAAGTTGTATTAAAAAGCAAACCAAGATAAGAAACAAACTACATAAAAAGGCTCCACCAAAACCAGAAGTTTGTGAATGTTGCAAAAAGATTCCTCGTAAATGGACAATGGATCACGATCATAGTGATGATACTTTTAGAGGATGGTTGTGCGACCGCTGCAACACGGGATTAGGAAAATTCGACGATAGTTTAGAAGGAATAACCAACGCTATGAATTATCTACTTTCAAAAAGAAAAATTCAAGAACGGTGACTTGACAAGCCGATAACAGTAGTGTAGAATGGGTAGCAACACAGGAGACTATTTGTATGACTCACGATTTTAATTATGTTTGGGGAATGGTTCGTGATCTTAGGGATACTAGTAGCACTATTGATAAGGTAGGTATTATTGAGGATTATTGCAATCATAACACAGCATCAGCAAATTTTACCAAGAATATTCTACGATATACTTATCATCCGTCTTGGCAGTATAATGT